GGTGGCCCTCGTCCACCACCAGGAGGCACGGGCGGTTTCCGTCGAGCGACGCCCAGCCGGTGTCGTTGTTGTAGTACGGGTTCCTGCCCGCGACCAGCCTCTCGGGGTTCACGACGTCGATGACGTAGGGCCTGCACCCCATGCCCTCGACGACGTGTCTCCACTGCGAGATCGCGACCTTGGGGCACACGACGAGCGTGGGCATCTTGAGGTCCTTGATCGTCTGGCACGCGAGGTAGGTCTTCCCGCTGCCGGTGTGGCACGCGGAAAGCATCACGCGGCCCTCTCGGAGCACGCGCGTCTGATGTTCCGCAAGCGGAACCTGCCAGTCCTGCAATTCCATTAGGTTTCCTTCCTTGCCCGACTCGGGCTTTCGGATCCGTATTATACCATGACGCCGGAGTCGGCGTCAAGGGGCGACGCGTCAGCCTTCGGTTTCCGCGACTTCCGCCTCCGCGTCGAGCTCCCTCCTCACGTTTTCGAGGAAGTTGATCGCCGCCCCATTCCTGTCGTATAGGATGCGATGGGACTCCGTATCCCTGACGTCGATCATTCCGAGCGCCCACAGGAGGGCGCCATCCAGCGTGTTGAAGCTCTCGCACTCGCCCGCCGAGTTGGTCGAGACCCACCTCGGCACCTTCTCCTGCGTGAGCGAGACCAGGAGGAACGGGCCGTCGCACTCGTCGGCGGCCTGCCACTCCTTCAATGTCGTCGGTATGCAGATGTTCATTCCTCTCCTCTTGTGAACCTTATCCAGTAGAAGGCCGGGTCGAGCTCGTAGTTCCCGACCTCGTCGGTGTTATACGCGCGCTCGAACTCCTCCGCCTTGTGAATGCCCACGCATGGATCGTCGGGACGCTTCGCGCGCTGGGCGAGTGCCTCCCGCTCTACCTCATCGTCCGCGGCGGCCTCCGGGACAAAGTCCTTCGACGTGGAGTTCCAATGCCCTACACAGACGTTCATTGTCCGTCCTCCGTATACCCGACGGCCGCCGCCAGCTGGTCGGCATAGTCCTTGAGGTAGAACGAGCATCTCTTCTGCCCCAACGCGGCCTCGATCGCGGCCTGCCCGCGCATCGTCTTTATGATCTCGATAACCTTGTCTCTCATTCGTCGTTGTCCTTCCAGTCGCGCCACACGCGGCGAGCTGTTCTCCTTACATTCTTGGCGAAGTCCTCCCACGAGCGGTAGCCCACGGGCGCCCCGAACTTGATCGAGTCGATGTGGCCGTTCCTGCCCTTCGTGAGGACCTTGCCCCACTTGAGGACGATGTCGCCGTTTGTGTCGTCCACGTCGCCCTCCACGAGGTCGGGGTCGGCCTTGGCCATCGCCTCGGTGACATACGGCATCTCGAAGTCGATGTCGTAGTCGCACTGCATGATGTTGTTGTGGGTTTGACGGCCGATCTTCCAGCAGATGCGCCAGCCCTTGTCCGCCTCCTTCGGATCGACGGGCGGGCAGAACGCAGGCCGCAGCCTGTTGGTCTTGTCGCGCCACTTCTCCTCGGACGCCGGGCCATAGCCCGACTGCCAGCCCATGCAGACGCAGTACCGGTACTTCTCGGTGCTCGCGAAGTGGACGGAGCAGCATCCCGCCTGTTCGCGGACGAGCCACTCCCACCACTTCTTGAGCTCCTTGCCGGTGACTTCCTTGAGGTCACACGTCCTCATCGCCGTCCTCCAGGTTCTCGGGCGGGCAAAAGTCCGCGCTCACGCGGTAGCGGTCCGCAACCGATATGCCCCTCGAGCTCTCGCTCGACCACGCCATGACGTCGGCGTGCGTGATCGCGAAGCGCGTCGCCTCCTTGTCCACCGCGTCGCGGAAGACGTTCTCGGCGAGCGCCACGAGCCACGCGTACGTCGGCGTCCTGTAGTTCGCCTTCGCCGGGGGCTCGACGAAGAGGGTGATGTTCATCCCTCCCCTCTCGCCCCGGCGCTCGATCTTGACGTCGCTAATCCACTCTCTTGGAACCATGTCTCTTCCTCCTTGGCTTCGGCTCGGAGGCGTACGGGAGCTCCCGCTCGCTGCGCCTCTCCTCCGACCAGATTTTTCCCTTGCGGATTTCCATGTTGTCGACTCCCTCGTCCCTGTCGATGTACAGGTACGAGCCGTCGGCGAGCGCCCAGGACATCTCCCGGAGCGCGTCGCGCATGACGCCCGCCCAGCCGTACGACGCGTTGAAGGCGGACCTGTACAGGTCGAACCCCTCCTTGTCGACGACGTGGCGGAAGTCGTTCTGGTGCGCGGCGAGGATGATCTTCACGATGCCCCGCAGGCTGTCCGGGCGGATCCCGTGCCTGCGGTACATCGCGAGGTTCCACGCCACTCCCGGGGTCGCGTCGGTGCCTTCGCCGACGCGCCTCATCCACGTGCGCAGAAGTCCGGCGAGGTTGGACTTCGTCCCCTTCGCCACCTTCATGCGCAGCTCGACCGAGTAGCAGTCGCCCATCAGTCCTCCTCGCCCGGCCTCTTCGTCAGGCGGACCCAGAGCTCGATGCAGCCCGAGCCGGTCACGGTCGCGAACGTGCCGTTGATGAGCGAAGTCTGCGGCTCGCGCAGCTTCAGCCTCGGCGTGAGGTCGAGGTACGCCTCGCCCGGCAGGATCCTCGACCTTGCCAGCGAACGCATCAGCATCGAGCCGTTCGACCCGCGGAGCCTGTACAGGTCGTGGTCCTTCACGGTGAAGCGGTCCTCGTCGAACACATCTTCGATGACCAGCTCCACCTCGCTCCCGATGTTCGGCAGAAGCGACCGCAGCGTGAAGGTGCAGTGCTTCTTCAGCTCCAGCGTGACGGTCTTGGCGTCCGCCGGTATCTCAATGTCCATGATTGTCCTCCTATCTCAATTCCGTTTCCTGGACGCTCGTCGCCACGACGAGGGCCCCGTTCGGGTCCTCGAAATGGCACTCGAGCTTCCGTTGGCCCTTGAACACGCTGGTCTCCCGCCAGACGCGCTCCTCCACCTTGGCGCGTCGCGCCTCGGTGTCGGCAGGGTCTATCTCGTAGAAGTCGCCGACGCACCTCATCATGAAGTCGTCGGCGGCGTCCACCGCGTTGTCCCAGTCGAGGCACGCGTCCGAGCCACAGAGGACGGAGTCCTCCTGCACCTCGGTCATGGCGACGGCGTATGCGGTCATGGCTTGCCCTCGTAGGCGTTGATGACCAGCATCGGCGTCGGCTTCTCCCGGCCGACCGGATGGAACTCGATCGACAGGTCGTCCGCGTCCCAGTCCAGGTACTTCTCGAGCTCGGGGCCGATCTCCGGCGGGAGGAACGACTGCATGATCCAGTCCGCGGACCAGACCACGATGTCCTCCGGGTCGGACTCGCCGGCGACGAGCGTGTGCTTGTGCGGGCGGACCCGCAGCCACACCTCGTGGTCGGCGAGGTTCAAGACCTCTCGTAGCGTCATACGAAGTTCCCCCAGTCCTTGAGCGCGCCGGGAACGTCCCGGCAGACCCTCGTCATTTCCGGGCACGAAATCCCCAGCGCGTAGAAGAGCGCGCCGTCGATCGAGTCGAACGACTCGACGAACACGTCCTTGCCAGCGGGCTCGCTGTCCACCACGACGAACTTGTTGTCCTTCGACAGGTCGGGCGGGAGAATCCACGTCCCGACCTTCGCCTTCTTGAGCGAGAGCCCGGCCCGGATGACCCGGTCGGACTCCGCCTTCTCCTTGTCGTTCTGCACGAACGTGATTTTCATTTCCTTTCCTCCGTCAGCAGCACCACGATGTCCTCGCCCTGGCCCTTCTTCTCGGGCCGGCCTCCGCAGATTCCGGTCAGCGGGTACAGGTTCCCGTCCACTTCGCAGTAGACCTGCTTGCCGTCGTTCCACCACTCGTCGTGGTTCGCGGCGCGCAGCAGCTCGGCGAGCGTCATGCGGACTCCTTCTGGAACCACATGGCCCCGTCCTCGGTGAACTCGTACTCGTTGGCCTCGCAGGCGTCCTTGAACGCCTCCATCGACTCCTGGTACGCGCAGTCGTCCCGCAGCGCCTGGAAGAGCGAGTGCAGGCCGTCGCGCAGCAGGCTCTCGACGGTGTTCGAGTCGTCGACGGCGATCCGCCTCGACGACGGAACCCTCCGCTTCTCCTTCTCGTCCCACTCCACGCCGAAGCAGAAGTGGGCGATCGGGTCGAGCGCCGAGCAGTCCATGCAGTACCCCGTCCAGGGGCACGTGCCGTCGTACACGCGGTCGAAGAAGAACTTCGAGTGCGCGTGCTTCGTGCCGTGGAACTTCGAGTAGTACCTGCCCGTGAGCAGGCACCTCTCGTGGTTGTTCCAGAACCACGCCCTCGCGCGGTTGCCCTTCAGGGCGAGCACGTCGTCGTCGATCGAGCCGGTGCGGAGGTCGAAGTCGTAGCCGCACGAGCTGTACTGCCAGTTCCTCACCTCGACGCCGAACTCCCTCTCGAACGCCTTTATCGTGTCGCGGGCCTCGGCGTCCCAGCAGTAGGGCATGCCCTTCGAGACCCAGTCGCGGTGCGCGCGTTCCTTGGCCTCCTCGGAGAGCTCGTCGAACGCGAACACGTCAACTTTTGCCTTCCTCATGTCAATCCTCCTTGGATTTCGCGGCCACGAAGTCCACCGTCCCGCACGCGAGCCCGAAGGCCGGCGCGGAGCAGAACTCGTTTTCGCTTCCGTCGATCGGGCAGAGGAGCTCCAGCCCCTCGGCCAGCAGATCCGCCACCCACCGGTCGACCATCGACTTGTCCTCGGGCGTCAGCCCGCTATCGTCCGAGTTCACGAGGTAGCAGACCGCCCACTGCGGGACGTTCCTCACCCTCACGTTCGGCTCGGACGCCGAGCACGCGAAGTCGTCGGGGGAGAACTCCATGCCCTCCGCCCAGTCCTTCGCGTCCTCGTCGGACACCAGGTCGTCGGCGTCGGCAAGCTCCCCGTAGGAAGTCCCCTCGCCCCGCTGCTCGTTGCGCTCCGTGAGGATGCGCTGCTTGAGCTCGAGCCTCTGCTCGTCGTTCAGTTCGTCATACGTCATCGCATCACCTCGCATGGATAGACCCGCCAGAAGACCTCCCGGTCGTCGGCGGAATAGTTGTACTGCCATTTGCCGCGTCCGAGCCTCGTGGGGTTGTCGAGGACTTCGCGGATGTCGGACTCGATGTCCTCGTCCGCGTCGTCCTTGCCCTCGTAGTTCTCGCCGACGCGCTCCTTGACGCACTCCTTGAGCTCGCGCATGGCGACCTTTCGGCTCTCGCATGGAAGGCCCCACGGCGTGAGGCTCTCGTGCACCGTCTGGTGCCCGAAGGCGTCGCCCGTCAGGACGAACGCCTCGCAGAGCATCCAGACTTTCATGCCCGTACCCCCAGCCGCATGAGCTTCCACTCGTAGGAGCGGGTCGAACCGTCGTACGTCCACATGCCGTCGCCCGTGGAGTTCAGGTCGTCGTTGCCCTCGAATATGGAATCTAGGACGTCGTCCACCGTCTCCGTGTCGTCCCACGCCCCTTCGGGCCGGGACTCGTTGACGTCGGGGCGCATGAACTCGCGGAGATGGTCGCACGCCGCCTCCCTCGACGGGTAGACGAAGGCGCGGGTTCCGATCTGGTCGGCCCCGTCCACCGCCGCGTCGCCCGTGAGGACGGCCGTCGACAGGAGCAGCCACACCTCGTGCTCCGTCGAGTAGACGGAGTCGATGATGGCGCGCTCGAGCGCGAGCTCCAGCGCGACGGCGTCCGCCATGTCGAGCGTGCAGAGCGTCCGCCCCTTCGTGTTCCCGCTCCTGTCGTAGAGCTCGTAGCCGGGGTTGTTCGGGTCTCCATCCCACTCGATGAAGTGGCGGAAGCCGAGAGGGTCGGCGCCGGGCAGGCCCTGCACGCCGAAGTACTCGTTCTCGGAGTGGCCGCGCAGGACGCGCACGATCTCGGCGGCGCCCTGTATCGTCATGCTCCGGCTCCAGGAGTCGCCGCCCCTTCCGGCGGCGTTCATCCTGATTCGATTGTGCGTCCCCCGCGAGACCGTCAGGTCCACGGGAAAGCCGCTTCCTCCTCGTATCGTCATTGGAATAGCCTCCATACCTGTGATTTGATAGCCTCCACGAGCATCACGCGCTCGGGGTTGTTGAGACGGGCCTCGCACGTGTCCCCGACGAGAGCCATCCTGACTTCGCCGTCCGTCGCCACGATGAGGCCGGAGGTCCCCGGCCTGTTCGACTCCACCACGATCCTGTCGGAGTGCGGCGTCGTCGCCAGCTCCAGCAGCTTCGCGACCTGCGCGCCGTTCAGGAAGACGACGTCGCCGTCGTTCCACCCGTACGGCTCGCTGCCGGTCTGCCCCGCGAAGTGTCCGATGAGCTGCATCTTCATGCAGTTCGCGTCCACGTTGACGAAGAGCCTGTCACCGCTTTCGAGCGTCACGCTTCCTCCTCTTCTCCTGGTCCCACCAGGCGTTCAGGTTGGCGAGCACGGCGCACATGTCGTCGGAGACAGACCGCTTCCAGTCCTGGAAGTCAAGCATGTCCTTCGTCATCGTCATTCGGAAGTCGATGTACTTGAGGAGCTTCAGCGCCTCGTACCCCAGCCTCTTCGTGAGCCGCACCCTCCTCGGGGGCGGGTTCTTGAGATTCGGCGTCGGCCGGCTCTCCGCCCGCTCACGCCGCAGCGCGGCTTTTATGCGGGACGCCGTGTCCTCCATACGCAGCGCGATCGTGCTGCAAGGAAGCATCTTGTCGCCCTCCACAGCGTCCTTCTGCCGCTTGCGCATGGATTCTGCGTAGTCCAACATGAACTTGACGACGTCGTCGATCGACTCGTCACGCGTCCCGACAATGCCCTTCAGCATCTTCCGGGCCTGGTTCTCCGTTTTCATCTGTCTTCTCCTTGAGGTACTGTTCGAGATTGTAGCTGACGGTCTTGCCCTTCAGCTGTTCGCGGAAGATGACCATCATCTTCTCCTCGGCGTGCGACGCGCGGAGTCCCCTCACGCGCAGCCCCACGTCCTCGCCGTTGAAGAGCGCGGTGTACAGGGTCTCGCGGTCCTGCACACCGGCCCCCGGCGTCGGCTTCATGACTATCTGTATCATGGCCATACCTTCACGTAGTTCTTCGAGCCGTTCAGCTCGACCGCCTTCAGCTGGCCGATGCGCTTGAGCTTCTCCGCGAACATCTCGGGCTCGGACCCGGCGCACATGCCGTGGATCCGAACCCAGTAGAAGCCGCGGTTCGCCCTGTCGATGCGCACCATGCAGCGTCCGGCTCCCCTGTTGCGGATGCCGATCTCCGCGTAGGCGGCGTCGACATAGGTCTGCAACTGGTATCGCAGGAACGGAGGGCCGTAGGTCATTTCCACGCCCCCGGCCATCCGACCTCGAGCTTGGCGTCCCACTCCTCCTTCAGCTCGGCGAGCTCCTGCTTGATCGCGTCCCACTTGGGGGCGTGCCACTCGACCAGGTTCGTCTGCTTCTCCTTCCACCCGTCGACGTCCTTGCGGACGACCTCGAGCCACGCCTTTGCCCGCGCCTGCGATGCCTCGCCGACGCCGGACTTGACGTATTTCTCGTAGGAGAGCTCGGTCTCGCGCATGAAGCCGTCGAAGTCGATGAGCGCGTCGCCCACCTTCTCCGTCAGCTCGCTCCGCTCGAGGACCGTGCAGAACTCGGACAGGCTGCTGTTGCCGCGGATGGACTCGATCATCTCGTCCGTGACCCAGCTTCCCCAGACCGGCGACTCGTCGCAGCGCTCGAAGTCCGACGGGTAGTCGATGAGCCACAGCAGGGCGAGGATCGCTCCGAACTCGCGGAACTCGTCCTCGCTCGTCTCCGTCGACAGGGCGGAGAAGGCGTCCTCCAGGTCGGCCACGAGCGCGGCCTCGACCTCGGCGTCGGTCGCCATGTGCGTCCCGTAGTGCTCGTGCTTCCAGTGGTCGCGCGAGAGGTACGAGACGCGGTTCAGCATCGCGCTCGAGAACCCGTCGTAGCTGACCCAGTGGTTGCCCGCGTACTCGACGATCTTCGCCCGGTTCTTCGGGTCGAAGATCGCCTCCTTCGCGAGCTGCCAGAACGAGTCGTCCACCACGATCTCGAGGTCCAGCCAGTCCGACATGAAGTTGTATTCGCGCGGACTCCCGAACTTCGTCGCCTTGATGGAGACGACTCCGTATTGCGAGAGGGGCTTGTTCGCCTCGAAGACCTTGTTGGCCTCCTCGACGATGCGGTCGCCCATCTTGGAGAAGTCGTAGTCGTCGCAGACGAACCGCCCCTCCTCGCGCTCCGAGTCCTCGTCGGACTGCCAGAGGGAATCGTAGCTGAACGGTCCCTCGTAGGTGCTGACGTCGACTATCGGAGCGATCCGCGTCGATGTGTTTAACGTCATAGATTTACTCCTTGATGTTCTTCGCGTCGTCGTGGTACAGGACGCACGAGACGCAGCATCCGTCGTTCAAGTCCACCTGTACCTTGCCGTCGTCCTTGAGGGACGCCTTCACGGTGCGGACGAACTCGTCCGACCACTTCATGTGGTGGCCCCGGAACAGGTCCTTCACGTAGTCGAGGAAGGTCTGCACCGCAGTCTCCTCGCTCGTGAACGTCTCCGGGTACGGAGTCGTGAACTCCGGGTCCTCGCAGTCGCTGTCGCCCCACGTCACCGTGTGCCACAGCTCGCCCTCGACGTCGTTCTCGTCGATGTCGAAGTGCCAGCTGTTCTGCCCGTCGCAGACGTAGTAGCAGCCTTGGCCGCCCAGCTCGTCCTTGATGAACTCCATCAGCTTGGCGATGCAGCCCCGGGCGATGACGTACTTCCCGTCCCGGCGCCTGGAGAAGAACTCCTTCGCCTCGGGATGGTTCTCGTCGTTCGCCATCGAGCAGGCAAAGTCGTCGCGGAGGCCGAAGCGCTCGAAGACGTACCTCGCGCACTCCTCGATCGCACGGCCGCGGCTCGTGTAGGAGCCGGCGACGCACCTGTCGAGCGGCTCGCTCCACAGGTCGTCCGTGCTTGTCACCGTGTAGATGGTCATTCTTCGTCCTCCTCGTCGTCCTCGACGTCGTTCTCGTCGCATCCGTAGACGGTCTTCCCGTCGCGGCACTCATCGCGCTCGGGCTCGAACCGGCAGATGGTCGCGAAGTCGAAGACCAGCTTCCCGATCCTCTTCGCCACCTTCTCGATAGGGTCTTCCGGGTGGTCCCCGAGCACGGAGACGGCGAGCGCCGCCGCCGTCGCGCGGCCCGACCGGAACGCCCCGAGGGTCTCGGGATCGTTGTCCTTGTAGGCCGCGTGCAAGGTGAAGATCTTCATCAGCAGAATCCTCCTGGTTCGTATTTCGTCTTGAAGCAGACCCGCCGGACGATGGTCGCGAAGAGCTTCACCATGTCCTCGAACTCGCCGACGAACTGCACGTAGTATTCCCGCTGCTTCGGGGTCATCTCGAGATACGGCCCGCCGTCCGGCACGCCGTTCATCAGCCACCCCGTCTGGTCGTCCTCGTCGTTGAGGTGCCGGACGAGGTTGTCCATGAGCATCAGGCACTTGGACCGGCTCTCGACCTGCGCCACGTTGAGTTCCACGCTCATAGGAACACGTCCTCCGCGCACACGAGCTCGTCGAGGGCCTCGACCCTGCCGAACGCCTCGCGGCACAGCAGAAATACGAAGCTCGAGACGGCGTTTCTGAACGCCTCCTCCGCCGGGTAGTCGCGGTGTCCCACGAGCCACCCCTCGTAGAGGGCGATCTGAGAATCCGTTGGCCGGGCACATTCGGAGGGGCCCCCGAGGCCCGTCTCCTTCTCCCAGTCCTCCAGACGGTTTCCGCCGTCCAGCTTGGCGGCGAGGATGTCCATCGCGTACATCGCCTCTGCCATTCCTTTTCTCGATAGCATTTCAAGCACTCCTTTCGGTTTGCCTCGGAACTTGGTTTCACGCACACCCGTGCGCTACTCGGCCACCACGCCACTTCGCGGCGTTCCGGTATATGGTGGTGAGGGTTTTAAGGTTCACCCACAACCTCTTCTCTCATCCCAGCCGCAGCTCCAGCTTCACCGCCTTCACCTTCGGCCTGTCCTTCTCCGGCATCAGCGCGAGCAGCTTCAGCACTCCAACGTCGTCCTTCAGGTGCCGCTCCGCCTGCTCCCTCGAACCGAAGGACTCGGCCTTGATCACCCGGTCCGTCCACTGCCACTCGCCCCTCGAGGCGTTGAAGCGCAGGAACCGCGAGCGCTGGAATCCGACCTCGCCTATCGTCCACGTGTACCCGGCCTCGAGGTCCTTGATCTGCATCTACTTGTCCTTTCTCGTCTTCCACACGTACCAGATGTGCGCGGCCGCCGGAAGAAGCAGCCACGCCCCGGCCAGCACGTCATCCACGGCAGTCCTCCCGGATAAGCCGGTAGAGGAGCCAGCAGACGACGGCCAGCCACGGAACGAATATCGCGTAGTCCGTATTCATCAGAACCTCAACAGCGCGTAGTTGTCGTCGTACACGATGGCGTCCTCGCAGCACGAGTTCCACTCGCCACCGTACTTCTTCCAGTAGTACTCCCACTGGCCGCCCTCCTTGAACTCCTCCCTCTCGACGATCTCGCCGTTCACGAGGAAGTTGTCCACGAGGACGTTCACGTCCATCTCCGACATGAAGCCCTCGTGCGCATCCTCCTTCATGCGCTCGTAGAGCTTGGGCCAGAGGGCCGTGTGCTCGGGTCCGCCCCAACACTCCTTCATCTCGTCGAACCGCTGCTGGAGCGCCTCCTCCCAGAACGAGAGGAGGCTCTCCCACGCGGTCAGCGGGACGGTCACGCTACCCGGAGACGACATCCCACATCTCCTCGAACCACGAGAACAGGGCGTCCCTGGTATCGGAGTCGAGCGACATCTCGACCGACTCCGAGCCCCAGTAGCCGCACACCTGGTCGTCGTGGACCCAGATGTTCGGGCCGCCATACGTGAAGAGCGTCTTGCCGCCGAGGAGCTGCTTCGAGGAGTCGACCTCGAAGCGCGTGTCCCCGAGGCCCTGCTTCTCGATGTACTCGGAGAGGGAGACCTCGTCGGGCTCGTCGACGTCGTCGGCGGTCCCGATCTCGTCCTCCATGTACTCGTCGAAGGAGTCGTACAGGTCCGCGTCCCACGTTCCGTCGTGGGTCTCGATGAACTTGTCCGCCTTCTCCTTGTACCGCTCCTCCTTCCAGTCGTCCATGTCGTCGATCACGAGGTAGCCGTTGCCGTCCCAGTAGAGGGTGCTGGCCACGGCCGCCTCGAGCTCCTCGACGATGTTCTGCACCATCGAGTGCAGCTCGCTCGCCGTGTCCGACATGTCAGACCTCCGCCTGCGTCAGCGGGCACCCGGAAACCTTGGAGAACTTCTCCTTGAGGTTGTCCCGGTCGGCCTTGACGGTCTCGAGCTGCTCGCGCAGGTTCTTGAGCTCGTCCTCGCGCTCGCGGAGCTCGTGCTCCCGCTCCGTCTCCTCCCGGTACTCGGGAAGGCACGTCGTGGGCGTCCCGAAGATTTTGCGGTACTTCTCCACGTTGTCCCCGTGGTAGCGCTCGAACCAGCGGCGCGCCTGGTCCTCCGTGAGCGGGTGGACGGTGGAGCCGTCGTTCCCGCTCCAGCCGAAGCCGGCGACAAGGAAGAAGGCGCCGTTCCCGTAGTCGATCTTGTCGTCGTCCCACGTGTAGCCGCCCCAGCTCGTCTTCTTGCGCGCCTCCGAGAGGCTGACGCCCGGCTTGAGGGCGATCTCCCGGTAGAGCGTCTCCGTGACCTTGCACCGGCCGCCCGTGGGCGACTTCATGGGCTCGAGCCACTCCGAGTTGTCCGCCACCTCCCTCGCGAGGTCGGTGTCGTACAGGTGTCCGTCTATGATCTTCTGCATTTGATTGTCTCCTTTACTTCAACAGTTTGGCCACGGCGTCGGCGAGGGCCTTGTCGAAGGCGTCCGCCTTCATCCCGAGGTCCATCTTCACGACGACCAGCCTGGTCGCGGCCTTCTCGACGGCGGCGTCGAACGCGTCGAGCGCGTCCTTGGCCTCCTTCGCCGGCCCGTTCTTGTACGTCGACCCGCGCGGGTAGTCGTACTCGGTCTGCGCCTCGACGAAGCGGTAGCCGCACGCGCCGTCGAAGTTGCGCCCCAGCTCGACGGCGGGGTCGCTGCCTTCGTTCACGTGCCAGCCCAGCTTTTTCGCGGCGGCGTCGATCTTCGCGTTCAGGGCCTTGAGCCCCTCCGTCGCGATCTCCTCGAGCGCCTTGACCTTGGTCTCGATCTTCGCGACCTCGACCTTATACGCCTCCTCGAGGGCAGCGCGCTTTGCCGCGGTCTGCTCCTTGAGCTGCGCGCGGACGTATCTCTCGAAACGGGATTCTCCCATTTGATTCATCTCCTGTTGGTGTTTTAGGTAAAAAGTTTCACCACGAGATACACGGCGAGGCCGACGAGACCGCCGGCCACCGCCACGTACCCGCAGCGCATCCATTTTGGCATCGGAGGCGGGGCGAACTCGCGCTCCGTCTCCATGCGGTACTGCTCGCGCAGCTTCCAGAACGCCCGCGCACGCCGCTTCTCGGCGACCTTGCGCTTGTGCTCCAGCTTGCTACGCGAACGCTTCTTCGACTTTCGCATGCACCTTGTCCTTGATCCGGTCGCGGCACCCGATGGCGATCTCGATGAGGTCGCTCGGGATCTTCGCGTCCTCGATGGCGTCCCAGCGGAAGCTCTCCTCGCGGTCGGAGAGCTTGACCCGCACCCACGTGTCGCAGCCCATCGCGTGAGCGTAGCCCACGACGATTCCGAGCTTGCCCTCGTGCTGCTGGTTGGGCTTGACCTTCACGACGGTCTTCAGCTCCCACGTGAACGCCGCGTACTTCTCGGCCGGGGCGAGGAGGAACCTCACCTCGTCGGTCTCGGTGTTCGTGCCCCGCGTCCACGAGCGGTAGCGCTCGAAGGCCGCGTGGACCATCTTCGCCCCCGCGTCGGCGGAGTTCCCGCTCCAGCCGAGGTTCAATGCGTCATACAGTCTCATTATCGTCCTCCGGCGGGGTCATGATCCTGTCCCAGCACGAGCCGCACAGCCCCGACATGAAGTAGAGCTCGCGGTCGGCCGGAGACCAGTCCGGGAACACGTCCTGGACGTGGCGGGTCTCCAGCTCCTTCAGCTTCGACTGGTCGAAGGGCGGGGAGCTGAAGCGCTTCCCGCACTCCGGGCAGTCCGCGACGACGCGGACCATAGTCGGCCCGACGTCGTGCGCGGTGCAGACGACCTGCTTCGCTGCTTTAGGCATTTTCCGTCGCCTCCTTCATCGCGCGATCCGCGCGACGGCGCTCGAACTCGGTCATCAGCCCGGCGGCGATGACCTTGTAGCGGCGCGTCTGGAAGGGGCGTTCGGCGGCCGCCTTCGCGACCTCCTGGAGCGCCCACGTCGGGAGCTTCTTCAGCTCCTTGAGCGTGACGGCGCGGTCGGACTTCTCGACGAGAGGGCGAACCTTCTCGATGGCGTCGAACCACGCGGAGCCCTTCTCCGGGCAGTCCGCGAAGTGCGCGCTCGCGGCGGCCGCGAACGCCGTCAGCGCCCACACGGCGCCGATCTTGACTGTTCTCTTGTTCTTCATTGTCTGTTCCTTTCCGGTTGTGTCTTGAAACGATGCACCCGCACCGTCTCGGAAATCGAAGGCCGCTTACGGCGGCGAGTCGGGCCCCTTACGGCGGGCCGGTCGGAATTGGAGCTGCTTACGGCAGCCACTCGGCGTTTCGTCGCATAGGTCACGTAGAGATGCGACCGGTCACGCTCCTTGGTCTCCAGCCGGAGTGACACGTGCTTTCCGGCTCCTTGACGCTCTTACGCGCGAACTGTACGTAGCACGCACGCGGCCGCGACCAGCACGGCCAAAGCTGTCATAATATCGTATGGCATGATTCGTCTCCTTTATGGTGAAATAGCTCCCGGCGCACCCCCGATGGGGCTCTCGGTCGCCGGGCAACCGCGGACAGTTTATTCTTTGGAGGTGCCGAGCTCCGCACTCCCGCATTGATGGCGCGGGGAACCTTTCTTTGCCTCGTGTCGACTCCGTACGCAGTCCCGCCAGAGGCTCGCGGCTTGCAAAGAGGATGAGGACGGCGGGCCCGAAGACCCGCCGCCCGGAGACTACTGTCGTTGCCTCCATCGGCGTCCCGCGTCCATTTTATCGAGCGGACTAATGGGATATGCCTGGCTCTATCCGGGGTCAGCTCCCGGCAGTCCACTTCCTCACAGTGGGTCAGCGTCCGCGTTCCCTGCATGCAAGGGCCCCGGGGACGCTCGGGGTTAAAGTTGCACGGAGACGCACTTGTCCGTGACTGACTGGATTCGTCTTTCCCGCCTTCGGGGTGTACCGTCCCTACGGCGGCATAGTATGCAATTTTGTGCGCGTGGCGGCACTCCTCTCCCTTCGGGAAGCCCGGAGCTCCCCTACGGGCGGCTGGCTTGCCGCGCGCACCGCGGAATCCTCGCGGCTCCTCTCCCGTCCGGTCGGGAAGGAAATCGAAAGATGCACCCCCGCGGACTCGAACCGCCTGCCCGGCGTCGGGCTTTCCCTGTGAGGTGCAAGCGGGCTCCCACCGCCTTGCGCAGGTCTTTCACGGGGTCCTGCTGGCCCCGGCGTCTTCTGTCGGTGACGACTTTCCGGGCCGACGTCGCGCCACCGCACGTCGGCTCCCCGAGCGTCCGCACGCGTGTTGCGGGTGCAGCGAAGATGGAATAGGACACGGCATGCCGCACGCGCGCTGCCGCTGCGCCACCGGTCGGTCTCGGGTCGGGTAAGTGGGTTCCGTCGCCTCTACTACCACCATTCGCCACCGGGCAGGACTCGAACCTGCGACCTCGGCGGACTCATGCCGTGTCCTAAAAGGCGGAGACCTGCCGGCCGGGCCCCGTGGCCGGCGTGCGCCATGCGGCCGGGGGACTCGAACCCCCGCAGGTGATCGGCCTGGTCGTCCTTGCCGTGCGCGGTCTCCATGAAATCTAAATGCGTGGTCGCGGGCTTCCTGCTCCGCTATTCTCGACGCCACGCGCGCCTGCCATTTTGGGTTTTGCGACCGGTTAGGCCCCGGTCGTCGAGTCTCTCCTTTATTTGTCCGATGGGCTCATGAAGTCTCGAACGAACGTCGAGCCCAAGTGGTCGTCCCGGCGGGGATCGAACCCGCACGCCGCCACTACTTCCAGGCGCACCGTCGGGGCACGCGTACTCCGAGTCTCACGGAGCGGAACGGTACAATTCACGGTCCAGCCGCATGCTTTCCTCTTCATGGGGTCGTGGCGAAGGCGAAATGCCATACCGGCCAAAGTCCTCGCTAACCCATGTGGTACTCGTCATGCCGACCGCTATATCTCCCGCCCTACCCGACCGGCGCACCTTTTAGCGCTCGGCATTTATCGCGCACGGCTCAACCCGGTTTTGCATCGGCTCGACCCCTGTGACCTGTCGGCCGGGGATGTCTTCCGTTTTGCATCACGGGACGCGTAAGATGGATCAATCCTCGACGAGGACGAGCGGCTCCGGCTCGGGGTCGTTGTCGTCCCACCGCCACGCGTAGCCTCCCGCCTTGCGCACGCGGCCCTCGAGGCACACGCGCACGAACGCGGGAGGAATCTTCGCGGCGGCCGCGGCCGTCCTCACGTTGCGGAAGACGTCCAGGGTCTCCCCGGTCTCGACGTCCACCATCGCCACCATGCGGTCCTGCCTCGGGGCGGGGCGCAGGTTGGCGAGGGAATTGTCGAGGGTGTCTCCGTTGAGGTGGGCCATGTGCCTGCCGGGCGGCAGGATGACGCCCTTGAACGCCTCGTACACGAGCGAGGACACGGTGCGCTGCACTCGTGTCCCCGTGGCGAGGCCGTCCTTCACGGACATGCCCGCCGCCGCATAGAAGCTGTTCTGTCCCTTGATCTGGACAAGGGTTCCGCGGTACGCTTCGTCGACCACGCGCTTCGTGATGACGTGCCCGTCCTCGGCAACCCACACTCCGATCGGCATCGAATCGGTCCGGCGGTACTCCCTGCCGAACATCTCGAGCTTGCGATAATTCATAATTTGGTCTCCTTGTGGTTTGTTGGAATTGCCTACATTGTACCATAAAACTCGGTGGAAAACAACCCCTAATCGAGAAAAGTCGAAAGTCTTTTTCACTACTCCGGCTCTTGGAATGTGCCAGTCCGCTCGCTCGAACGGATAGAAATGGTGAACTATGAGAGCATTGTTGGAAAAGTCGTTGGAAAAGTCCTCACTCAACTGATTTCCACACACAGTGTCCACATGGGGACGCTCTCTACCCCCTCTGCCTACCCCCTATACCCTTATTCCCTTATATATATTATTTTTTCACTCTAAAGATAATATAGTATATAGAAGAGAAATGGGGTGGCTTGGGAACGGGCTCGACCTTGGAAACCTTGGGCGCTGCCGCGCACGCCTCCCCGCTACAAGTAGGCGCAAATAGAAAAGATACGGTTTTGTAGTTGACATAACTCCAGCGCCAGTCCCCTCGAACCCCTCGAAAAACGCGTTTTTGTTAGTTATAGCGAGTTATCAACAGCCTGTTCACAACTCGCCGCGTTTTTCGAGGGTGCAGATCGGACGCCACTCGTCCGACATCCATCCGGTTCCCTCGTACACGCCCGGACCCCGGAAGGAATCCAGGGGTTCCGAGCGAGTGCGGGAAGCCCAGGCCGCCAAGGCGGCCTTGTATTCCACGTGACTCTTGATAGCCATGATGTCCTCCTTGCTGAAATGGTCGCCGGTCCCCGGCCACCCGAGTCCGTTGCTCTCGGGTCCGGGGCGGGACGGCGTTGGGCAGGGGAGACGGTCTCCCCTCCTCCGGCCAAGGCTCGAAGCACCTTGCCAGCCGTGGACGCCGAGTGTCCAGTCGCCGGCGCGACTGGCGTCGTGAGCGCAGACAACCTGGAATGTCGCGCTCCTTGTTCCGACGCGTCAGCGCCGGAACAGAGGAAGCCGCGTTTCCGCGGCTTCCCGTCAAGGCGCAGGCCCCCGCGTCACGCGGGGAGCTGCTCCTTGACCCACGCCGAGATGGTGTCGGGACGACCCGTCACGGCGTGGATGACGACATGCGTGTCCCAGAGGGGACGCTTGTCGTCGCCGACGAGGACGTTCCCGTCGTCGTCGGTGCGCTGGGTCTTGTCCAGCACGTCGAAGTCAACTTCGACGGGGCCGGGAGTACCGAGGTACTCGCGGCCGGCCTTGCTGGTCTTCTTGACCAGCAGGGCCTTGAGCTGTTCGGCGGCGGACGCGTCAACGTCCGACCCGAACGCGAAGTAGCCTTCGGCCTCCGGCCCGAAGGCGATGCTGACGTTTCCCTTCTGGGAAACGAAGCAGCCGATGTAATCTACAGCTTTCATGTCTGCACTCCTTGTTCTGCTGCACGCCCACCGTGGCGTGCGACGCGTGCGGGGTTTCCCCGCACAGCGTCTGATTCCGAAGGCTTCCCTGGCGGGGCGGGTGGCCGCAGGGCGGCGGGAGGAGGCACGAGGAACGAAGTGCCGACGATAGCCGTCCTGCGGCGATTCCACAGGGATAGGGGGATTACCTGAATAAGCCGGTGCGCAGGCGGGCCCCTCCCCTCCAGAAGGCCGGGCGAAAACTTCCCGACAGCCGTTGCGTGCGAAGCGCCAATATGATATAATATGCGCCGTGAACCACCATAAGGAGAACTGCCCATGAAGAAGCTACTTGTCCTTGCGGCCATCGTCGCGGGCGCGATCTGCGCCTCCGCGTACGTAGAGCTGCGCCTCCCGTACCAGCATCCCGCGGCTTCCGCGCCTCTCAAGGTCGCGGCCGTGTCCGCGGCGTCCACGAACCTCACCGCCACCGTGCAGGTGCGACGGTTCGCCGACGTCTCGCGCTCGTACCCCGTGCGCACGGCCACCGTGGTCACGAACGGATGGACGTCCGCCGGGGTTCCCGTGCTGGGCACGAACTGGACGACGTCCGTGGCGACCGTCGCGAAGTCCGTCTCCAACGTCGTCGTGACGGCGTCCTGCGCGGGCGGGACGCTCCAGACGAACAAGGTTTTCTGGGTGCTCGGCGGAGACCGCGTGGACAACGCGGGGACCGCGGAGCGCGTGTCGCTCGTCGCGGAGTAGGTTCCCGTGGGCTTCGAGTGCCACATGTGCGGCGGATGCTGCCGGGGGAAGGGCTCCGTCCCGATCGCGGACGACGTCGAGCTCGAGTCCGTGGCCCGCGCGTGCGGCATGTCGCCGGAGCTCTTCCGGGCGACCTACAAGGTCGAGCCTGGCCTCCCGCCAGGGCCGAAGTGGCTTATGCCCGTGCATGGAAGGTGCCCCCTGCTGACCTCGGACGACCGGTGCTACGTGTACGCCGTGCGCCCCGGTTTCTGCCGGAGGTTCCCGGACGCCCTGCGTCCCGGCGAGAAGGCCGCCGTCAAGTGCCCGTTCTGCCAAGGAGGATCGTGAGATGGCAAGCTGGATAGTGGATGTTCCGGGCGGGATGCCCGTGACGCCCCTGCCCCTCGGACCGTCCGTGAGGCCCGCGCCGGGCGTCGCCCCGGATTCCGGGGGCCCGCGCGTCGCGTGCCGCACCGGCTCGGGCGCGCCGGCGGTGCTTCCGTCGGACGTGGAGGGCTCGCTCTACTTCGACGTGGACGCGTCGGAGCTGTACGTGCTGCGCGCCTCGTCGGGGACGAGGACGTGGACGAAGGTGGCCGGGGGCTCCTCCGGCGGAGGCGGTTCGTCGGGAGGCGGGAGCGTCCCGTCGTCCGTCGTGGAGGCGATCACGGACGCGGGCGACCCCGGCGACCTCACCGTCGCGCAGAAGGACGAGCTCCTCGCGAAGCTGATCGCGTACGTCGCGGCGAAGGAGGGAGTGTCGTGAAGAAGCTGATACTTGCGTTGGCGCTCGCCGCCATGTCCGTGTTCGCGGACGACGGCGTGGCGACGAACTCGCTGGGGGCCCTGCGCTCCCGCGACACCGTCGTGACGGCGGTGAACCCGTCCGCGATCCTCGCCCGGTGGGCGGGAGGCTCGCTCTTCCTCCCGGGAGGCGGGACGAACTGGATCGTGAGGTGGTCGATCCTCTCGGAGGCTCTCGCCGGGAAGCAGGACGCGCTCTCGCCTGCGCAGACGAACGCGCTCAATTCGGGAGTCACCTCATCGAAGGTCGGGGAGTGGGACGCCCTCAAGTCCTCGAAGCAGGACGCGCTCACCGCGGCGCAGACGAACGCCGTCAACTCGGGAGTCACCTCCGCGAAGGTGGCGGCGTGGGACGCGATGCGCACGGGGAAGGAGGACAAGCTGGCCGGCGCGAAGCTGGACGCCGTCACGTCCGGGATAACCGCGGGGCGCGTGCAGAAGTACGAGTCCTGGGGCGCGGGGAAGCAGGACGCCCTGACCGAGCCGCAGACGAACGCCGTCAACTCCGGCGTCACGGCGGCGAAGGTGGTGGCGTGGGACGCGCTCCAGCCGAGGGTCGCCCTCCTCGACGCGGCCAAGGCGGGGCGCGACGAGGTGTACTCGAAGGCGGAGATCGAGAACATCGTCATAACCAACCTCGCGAGGGCCGCGCTCTCGCAGCGGCTGTGGGACGTCACGTGGGACCCGGGGCTCTCCGTCATGTGGAAGAAGACCGCGATGTCCGGGACGTTCTTCGAGACCGCGTACACCAACGTCGAGATCTCGGTGACGGGAGGGAACTGACATGAAGCGCGCTCTGATGGTTCTGGCGCTCCTCGCGCTCCCCGCCTTCGGCATCGAGTCCGAGATGGCGTACGACGCCTCGACGTGCGAGGCCGTCGACGCGAGGCGCATCGTCCCCGGGGCGAAGGGGCTGCTCCCCGCCTCGTGGCTGGCCCGTCCGCTGCGCGGGAGCCTCGCGGGGCTCTCCGTCGTGATCGTCTCGACCGTGGACTCCGGGGTGACGACCAACGTGTCCGGCATCGTGTACAACAGGAAGGACGTGTGGTACGCCATCACCGGCGGGACGCTCGAGCATCCCGAGAGGCACTTCCCCTACGTGAAGGTCGCCTACCTCATGGACGGCGGCAACACCGAGTTCAAGGTGGCGTACCAGGACCCGGCGGAATTGAACCTCAACTGGTCGAGCCTCGGGACGACCTACGAGGTCGCGTGGAGGAGCGGCGTGTGGGTGGCGCAGGGCGTCGGCACCGCGTTCTTCCGGGCGAACGTCCCGGAGGAGGACGACAGGGCGTACGCCGACGGGTGGCCCTTGATCGGCAACTTCGGCGGCGACTGGGAGAGGACGATCTCCCACGTGTTCTCCTCCGGCGGGGCGCGGCTCCAGTACGTGACCGTCGACGAGAACGGGAACGTGAGCCCGTCGAACGTGCTCGCGACCGCGGCGCAGGTCGCGGCGGCGGAGGCGCAGGGCGCGGCGGCGGAGGCGGCGGCGGTCGCGCAGTCGAACGCGTTCGAGCAGGCGAAGGCCGAGGTCGGCGCATTGGCCGAGGCGGTCGCGAACGCGCAGGTGACGGTGTACCAGGACGACTTCATGTACTCCTTCGGCGTACCCTCGGCGGGGCCGTCGGAGGACGCGGTGTGCCGCATCTACAGGTTCGACTCGAAGGCCGGGACGGCGACGAGGAACGGCGTCGCGTGCGACAGGCACGACGTGTGGTTCGGCTTCACCGAGGACCTCGGCGCGGCCGACCCGAAGCCGATGACCGTCGCCTCGCTCTCGGACGACCCGCTCGTCTGGACGGAGGCCGACCACGACGCGGCGGTCGCGCAGGCCGGGACGGTCGAGGTCGCGGGCGACCAGCTCGTCTCGTGCTGGAAGATGCCCGTCTACATCCCGGCGGCGTTCGGCGCGTACTTCGTGAAGGTGTACGTAGAGGCGTCGGGCCACGGCGGGACGGGCGACGCGATCGACCTCGTCGGAGGCTTCGCCGGAGGGCTCACGGGCGAGGTCCCCGTGTACGGCGGAGGGACTCTGGAGTTCCAGGGAGGGCTGGCGCTGGCCCCGGAGGTGGAGCCTTGATAGCCGGATGGGGACTCTACGCGCTCGTCGCGGGGCTGCTGATCTGCCTTCTCGCGCTGGCCGTCATGAAGGCGTGGCCCGCGATCTCGTCGGCGATCGGGAGAAAGCCGAAGGGCATGGCGTTCTTCGCCGTGGCCGCCGTCGTGATGGCGGCGTACGCCGCCGACAAGCCGGACGTCGAGCTCGTGAAGGGCGTCGCGCTCGAGCCCGTCGAGCTGACCTCCACGAACGCCACCGTGCGGTGGGCCGTGAAGGACTCCTCGGACGCCCACGTCGCCATAACGAACCGTTCGGCGACCGTGTACCGCAAGTCCGTCGACGGGATGTGGAAGGCCGTCCTCTTCATCGACCACGAGGCCACGGGCAAGGATTTCATAAACGTCATCGACGGGTTCTTCATCGGGGAGGACTCCGAGTGGCGCGTCGTCGTGGACGGGCAGGACGGGGAGGCCGAGCCGTGAGGTGGGCGTTCGCATGCCTGCTGCTCCTCGCGGGATGCGGCGAGAGGAGGACGCCCTTCACGGTCGCGTCCCCGAGGCCGCCGTACGTGGCCGAGAGGTTCGACCCGAGGGGGGTCGCGAGCGTGGACATCCGCGGAGGTCTCGCGATCTTCAGGCTGTCCGGGCACGAGGTGACGAGGCGGGAGTATTTCACGCACTTGCAGGAGAAGGTCGGCCTCAAGGTCGTCGACTACTGCATGAGGTACAGGAACGGCGAGGGCCCGCTCCGCGACGGCGCGTCGCAGGCGTGCGAGGCCATCGCCTTCTGGGAGTCCATGAAGAGGGAGGGCGCGAAGTGAAAAGGCCGTGGATGCTTCTGCTCGTTCCGTTCCTCGCCTTCGCGGACGACCCGCCGGAGCCGACGCGCGAGGTGGTGACGAACCTCACCTCCGACACCGTCCACACGAAGGGGTGGCGGAGGCAGTACGTCATGGAGACCTCGGCCCACGAGCTCATAGACCCCTCCGGCAAGGTCGCGTCCACCGCGAGGGCGGCCGCGATAGCCAAGGTGGCCGAGGAGTCGACCGCCATCATGGAGTCCGCGAGGGAGGGGCTCGACGACGCGATGGAGGGTCTCCGGGCGGTGACGAACCGCTTCCCGAAGGACGCCGTGGTGCTGCGCCTCGTCGTCCCGCCCGACGGCAACCGGCAGGCGTTCTGGGCGCACGAGCCGGCGCAGTGGACGGACGGCACGAACGACTGGGCGCTCGTCTGGTTCTCGCAGGAGCTGCTGATCCCGCCGTCGCTCTCGAGGCGGTACAGGGGCGAGGAGCAGACAGCCTACGTGGACGCGGAGTGGGTGGACTGGTCGACGTCCGTCGACACGAACGGCTTCGAGGGCTGCAAGCTCATGAAGTTCGCGAGGCCCGACTGGGCGCGGGGCGTCCCGCTCTCGCCCAACCCCGCCGTGGGGATCGGGAGGCCCGACGTCGGCCTCTCGTTCGGAGGGGCCATCGTCACGGTGGACGGCAGGCAGACTTTGACGGGCGTCGTCACCAACTCCGTCACGGCGGAGGGGGCCGACGTATCGAGGTACGACAACGGAGTCCTCGTCGAGAGGATATTGCCCGGATCGGGCGGAGGAGGCGAATGATGAGACTTGCAGTGATGGCGGCGCTGTGCGCCGCGACCGCTATGGCGGGCCAGCTCACGGTCGTGACGGAGCCCGCGCTCCCGAGGGACCCGTCCGGGTTCCCGGTGTTCACGAACAGCCTGCCCGACCAGGTGGCGATGCTGACCGTCCGCATGTGCCGGCTCGAGGCGTACGTGGCGTCCAACGAGGCGCGGCGCGTCGAGATGGCCGAGCGCAGGGCGAGGGCGTCCGAGGCCGCCGCGAAGTCGAGGGCCGAGGCAAGCGCCGCCGTGAGGTGGCTCCAGGAGGCGCAGGCGAAGTACGGGCGCATGGTCCTGGTAGGGTACGACACCAACACGTGCGAGCGCGTCTACAGGCGCGCGGACGGCGTGGAGATGAGGAGGCGCTGGCCGCTCGACACGCCCGTCGTGCGTCCGCCGCGCCAGAGGAAGGGAGGCCGGAAGTGAAGTGGGCTTTTGCGTTTGCGCTTCTCGCGCTGACGGCGACGGCGGAGTTCCTGCCGGCGCAGACCGCGAAGCGCGTCAAGGCCGTCGCCGACAGGACGGTATGCGTCTCGCGGCGCAAGGTCGTGGACGGAGGCACGACGAACGTCGTCGCCACGTGGAGGTACAGGGGGCGCGAGTGGACCACGACGAACGCCGTGAGGAGCATCGTCCTCCGCCCGCAGACCAACACCTTCGTCCAGAGGCTCGGCGCGGCGCAGGCCGCGGCGCAGGCGTTCCGCGACAGCTGGCTCGACGCGTCCAACAGGGCCGGCGTCGCCGAGGCGCTGTGCGTCTCGCTCTCCAACAGGGTGTCCGCCGTGGAGGGGCTCTACGCCTCCATGTCCAACCGCGCCGCCGTGGCGGAGGCGCTGTACGCGGCGAAGACGAACGCCGTCGCGGCGGCCGTCGCGCCGCTGCGGGAGAAGCGCGCGGACTACGTGTCGAAGCGCGACAAGGCCGCGCTCCCCACGACGAAGGCCATCTACCAGCTATTCATTGACGACATCGACGCCATCCTCGACAGGCTCGGCGCCGACTGACGGAGGACAACAGATGACGCTCACGCTCTCGATCGACATACAGAGGCACGCCGCCGTCCCCAGCGAGCTCCACGCGCTCGTCGCGGGCGACACATACAACCCGCTCGTCCTCGACCTCTCGCAGCTCACGCAGCAGGAGCTCGACGCCGTCGACACGGCGACGCTCTCGATCGTCGTGTACCGGTCGAGGACGGACCTCGTGCCCGTCGCCTCCGCGAACCTCTTCTCCGTCCCGCAGAACCAGAAGAAGCTGCGGACGACGGCGCTCCTCATGAACCAGCAGGCCGTGGCCGACTGGCTTACGGCGTCCGGCGCGGGGGTCCACGACGGCTACGTGGTCATATCCGACGCGGACGTCACCTACGCCGCGTGCGACATCCCGGTGATCCTCCGCCCGTTCTCCGTCGGCTCCGCCGAGACCGGCTTCTACACCGCCGCGCAGGTGGACGCGCTCCTCGCCGGGAAGCAGAAGACGCTCGAGGGCGTCGGCGCGGTGAGCGTCGCGTCCGACGGCAAGGTGTCCGTCGCGGCCGCGACCGCCGCGCAGGCCGGCGTCGTGAAGCCGGGGACGGGCATGAGCGTCGCCGGGGACGGCACGCTCAACGTCAACTTCCCCGCGCCCGACGAGGGCCTCGACCCCGACAGCCCCAACGCGGTCCAGAACGCCGCCGTCGCCGAGGCCATAGAGGGGCTGTCGTCGAGGGCGGACGCCATCCTCAAGGAGGAGGGCGGCGTAGAGTCCGGCAGGCTGAAGGAGCTCGAGGACGCCATGCAGCGCAAGGCGGACGACGAGAACCTCGCCGCGGTCGCGAGGAGCGGCAGCTTCTACGACCTCGTGGACGCCCCTCCGATCCCGTCCGCGTCACCCGGGCAGTGGTACGCGGGCGAGGGCGTCACGGGCTCCTCTTCCGAACCGACGGCGTTCGCCGGCTCCGGCGTCGCGTACGCCTCCGTCGGGGACATGTACCTCAACACGGCGACGGGCATGACCTACCGCTGCGCGGTCGCGGGCAACGCGGCCACGGCGAAGTGGAGCGCCGCGGGCAGCATCAAGGGCCCGAAGGGCGACACCGGCGAGGCCGGCTCCACGACCGTCTCGAGGTCGTACGAGTCCGTCGCCGCGATGACGGCGGGCTGGTCGTCCGACTCCGTCCCCGCCGGTGGTCTCGTTATAATCTCCGCCGGGGCCGACGCGGGCAAGCTCTACCGCAAGGGCTCCGCCGCGTACGAGTACCTCGCCACGCTGAAGGGCGCGAAGGGCGACAAGGGCGACAAGGGCGACACCGGCTCGCGGTGGCACGTCTCGACGGTCTTCACCGGGACGGGCGCGTCCGCCGCGTTCGCGTCGCTCGGGGTCGACCCCGTCGAGGGAGACCTCGGCCTCAACCCGACGACCTTCGACATCTACAAGTGCACGCTGGGCGGCACGGCGGCGACCGCGCTCTGGTCGTACGTCGGCTGCATAAAGGGGACGGCCGGCATCGGCACCAAGGGCGACGCCGGCGATCCCGGCAAGTCCATGCTCGCCGGCCTCGAGGTGTCCGCCGCCGGAAGCGTGACGGGCGTCAACGCGAAGGAGGGGGACCTCTACTGGAACACCTCGAGCCGCGTGCTCTTCAGGTGCTCCGCCGCGAGCGGCTCCTCTACGACGTGGGTGCAGCTCGCCGACCTCTCGTCCGTCGTGGGCCCCGCGTCCGTGACGGCGGGGTACATCCCGGCGTGGGCCGCGATGAACGTCCTCGGGCAGGGCTACGCCGTCCAGGACGAGCTCCCGGCGGACGCCGCCGCGGGCGCGGACGCGATCCCGACCTCCTACGCCGTGCGCCTCGCGATCGGCGAGATCGCGGACGGCGTCGTGATGGCCCCGAACGCGCACGTCGCCGGCTACGTGCCCGTGTGGAACAACGACAACTCCCTCGCCTCCGGCTTCGTGGTGAGGACGTCCGTCCGGCAGGCCGGCCTCGCGACCGACAACGCGCTCGTCACCGAAGCGGCCGTCAGGGCGGCGCTCGGCGGGACGTTCATCCAGGTCCCGGAGACGCACACCGAGAACTACATCCCGCAGTGGGGCTCCGGCGCCTCGCTCAAGAACGGGCTCCTGTTCCGCACGGAGGTGCGCTCCGGCGGGACCGCCGACAACCTGTCGCTCGTGTCGGAGGCCGCCGTGAGGGCCGCGTGCACGGCGATCGAGACGCTGCTGGCCAACAAGAAGCTCGACGACCTCGCGGCGCCCGTGACGGGAGGCGTGAATCTCGACGCCACGTCGGCCAGGCACGGCCTCATGTCCCACACCGACAAGGCGAAGCTCGACCGGCTCGTCGACACGACCGCGGCCGCCGACATCAACGCCGACCTCGCCGACGGCGACAAGCTGATCGTCGAGGACGTCTCCATCGCGTCCGGCTCGAAGTTCCGCAGCATGACGATGTCGCGCCTGTGGACGTACGTCCTCGCCGCGATAAAGCTGAACGTAAGGCTGGACGACCTCGTCGTGGCGTCCGACTCCGTCCTCCTCGACGCGTCGGCGAACTACCATGGCCTCCTTCCGAAGCTCTCCGGCAACTCCGCGCAGTTCCTGAACGGGGCGGGCGCGTGGGCGACGCCGCCCGGCTCGACCGTGTTCACCGGCGACACCGGCTCCGGCGGCGCGCAGGGCCAGGTCCCGGCCCCGTCGGCCGGCGACGGCTCCGCCGACAAGTTCCTCAAGGCCGACGGCACGTGGGCCGTCCCGCCCTTGCAGACGGGCTCCGAGCACATCACGATCGACGGCCAGGCCCTCGTGGACGCCCTCGCGAACGGCGACGAGCTCATCCTCTACGACGTTTCCGAGAGCGACTTCCGCAAGGTGACGGCGCTCGCGCTCGCGCAGTTCGCGCAGCTGCTCCCGCGCTACGACACGATCTACGTCCCCGCCGGGGCGATGACCCCGACGGAGACGAACGGCGCGGCGGCGGAGTCGTTCTCCGTCGCGGCGAACTCGACCGTGCACGACGTCCTCCGCTTCCACTCCACGAAGGACACGTACGCGGACTTCTCCGTGGCGTTCCCGCCCGACTGGGACGTGGACTCGCCGATCCAGGCGAAGGTGCTGTGGACGCCGTACAACACGGACGGCGCGACCGACCAGTGGGTGCGCTTCACGCTCGGCGCGAGGGCGTTCGGGGACGGCGAGGACCTCGGCGGCGCGATGCCGACGTCGCCCGTCAACATCGACGACCAGCTGAAGGCGTACGGCCAGGTGCACATGACCGGCGCGTCCGGGACCGTTCCCGTCGCGGGCACGGCGGTGGCGGGCAAGACAGTCCACTTCCAGCTCAAGCGCGCCTACCAGTTCAACAACGGCGGCGACGGCGTCGCGCTCGGCACGGGCGCGTGCGTCCTCGGCGTCATAATCCAGTACCGCCGCACGGCGGATCTCGCGGGGTGGTGACATGAACTCTTTCCTCTTGAACTCCAGGCGGGCCTTCAGGAAGTCGGGCGGGTCGGGGGCGTCCACGTGGACGTTCGACCTCACCTCGCTCGAGTATGCAAGGAAGTCGCAGGTTATCGACCTCGACGCCGTCATACAGTGGATTCCGACGTCGGACGGGAAGCTGATGCTGCTTCCGGCGTACGCCGGCGGCTTCTCGTACGTCCGCAAGCGTGGCTACATGACGACCGATCCGGGCTACGACCCCCTGCATCCGTTCGACCTCCCGTACATCGGGCTCACGCCGTCGACCGACGGCTACTACCAGGGCTCGAACAACATCAACTTCTGGGGGAACGCTACACCCACGGAGACGACGGCGATGTGCCTCGGCATGACGCTGGCCCCGGACGGCAAGCGCATATTTATGATGCTCGACGCCATGCGGCTGTCCGTCAGAGGCGCGTTCTTCGCCTCCATCGACCTCGACGAGGCTTGGACGCTGGAGCCGGAGCTGATCCCGACGACCAGCATTGGCGGTTCGCAGACGGTGCTCCCCGCGTGGCTCCGTGGGATCGACTGGGGCGCCATGACCTGTGTCCTGCAAGGCGGTGCCACGCGGCAGTTCGCTATGGCCACCATCGGCCTCCCTGACTACGTGTACCGAAAGACGAGCATGCGGGTCGCGCATGACGGCTCACGGCTCTATACGCTCGGCGGACACGGCACCACCACGGGCGCCGGGGTGATAACCCAGTACACGATGGCCGACCCGTTCGACGTCTCCACGCTGAAGCGCGCAAACGTGACCCTCGCGATGGAGTCGTACCAGGTGGACTTCGGCGGTGGCTCCTCGATGTACCGCGACATCGTGATGTCGCCGGACGGGCTGCGCCTCTTCGTGCTCGGGATGAACATCAACGCGACCTACGACCCGAGGACGCAATCGTCAAACAATTCGTACATCTACGAGTTCGCGCTCGTCGCCCCGTACGACATCGGGACGGCCGAGCCCGTGAGGCGCGTCCGGTTGCAGGACACGGCGGTCGGGCTCTACGACTATGCGCCGACGATCGCGCCCACCGGCATGTTCATCGACGAGCAGAACGGCGGCGAGCGCATCTTCCTGTACGATTCGCGCGTCAGGACCCTCTACCAGTTCAACGTGACTTCACCGTCGTGAAGAAAGGAGAAAACCAATGACAACCAACGACATCATCAAGAAAATCTACGCTGCCGCCGTCAAGAAGGCCGCGCAGAAGAGCTTCGAGGACAAGAACACGAAGGTGGCCCTCGAAGTCGGAGGCGACGTCGCGGCCATCGGCCAGACGTGGATCGCCTCCTTCAAGGACGGGAACATCGACGCGACGGAGGAGCAGAACCTCAACGCCGTGTTCGGGGCGACCGTCGACAAGTGGGTCCCGAAGCAGGGGGGCATCGGCGTCAGCCTCCTCTGGAACGGCTTCTCGCTCTTCGGCCTCGGCTGGAAGGGCCTGAAGCACTACCTCGAGAAGTGGTTCGACCTGGAGCTCGACTGATGAAGCGGCTCCTCGCTGTCGCGCTCCTCGCCTGCGCGGGGTGCTGCAACCTCATGATGCGCCCGGACGCCGAGCGGAACCTCGGCCCGTACTGGTGCACCTGCGAGGTGGCGGAGACCCTCGCGATCCCGTTCTCCGAGCCGAAGGGCCCGGAGGGCGGCATCGCAAAGGCGTACTGCACGCTGCTCTTCCCGGTCATACTGATCGACCTTCCGTTCGACGCGGCGGCGGACACGGTGATGCTGCCGTGGGACCTCTGCCGCCACACGTGGGGGCTGTGGTGAAGGGGAAGACCATAACGATAGACCGTCTCGACGCAGAGCTTCTCCTGGAGCTCTGCGCCATGACGTTCAAGGACAGGCCCTCGCTCGACCTGTGGCAGACGAAGCACGTCACGTCCGTGCTCGCCGCGAAGCTCGTCAAGGCCCTCGGCTACGGCGAGCGCGAGGCAAGGGCCCTCGAATCGCTCATGAGATACACGAAGGAACCCGGCTTATGCGCAAGATGCTCTGTGTTCTCGGCGCGTGCGCGCTCCTCGCGCTCGGCTGCCGCTCCATATCCGTCCACAAGCACGACCCCGTCGTGTACGTACCGCCCGGGCAGACCAACGTCGTCTGCATCGTCGAAGGCGGGTGGGACGCGAGCTACTACTCCTACGGCGTCTGGACGTCGTTCGGGTCGCTCGGCGTCACCATCGGGACGAACGTCGTCTCGCTGACGCTCAACGACCTCAACTCCGACATTTCGACCAACCACACGCAGATAATCGTGGCGGGCGGCGAGGCGGCGGGCGAGATCGCCGAGCACATCGTGGACGCCCTCAAGAAGGTGCCGTGACCTACAAGACGAGACACGGGGTCGACTGGCCCGCCGAGATGTGCGACGCGTTCATCGACATGACCGTCGCGAAGAAGTGGCGCCAGTTCAAGGCCGAGTACGGCGTCGAGTTCAAGGACCCGTGGGTCCCCCTCCTCGACGCCGCGAAGGCCCTCATACCCGAGCAGTACTTCAAGGTCCCGCCCTGGACGGAGGAGCACTTCCACGACTGGGTGATGGCCGAGAAGGGCTGCATCACCTGGGGGTGCGCCTCGTGCGGCAAGTCGAACGACTACGGATTGCTGATGCTCCTCGACTGGATCACCGACCCGTTCGACACGGTGATCCGCCTCGGGTCCACCGACAAGCAGTCGCTCAAGTCGCGTTCGTGGAACGCCGTCGTCACCTACTTCGCGGCGCTCCGCCGCAACAAGCTCGGGCTCGCGATACCGGGCAAGTTCTCCAAGTCCGGCTACGCCGTCCTGAACGACGACGCGGACGACTCGCCGGAGTCGGTGGGCGAGAAGGCCGGGATCGTCGGCGTCGCCGTGAACGACAGCGAGGACTCCGGCAAGCTCCAGGGCGCGCACGCGAAGTACGTCCGCCTCGTCATCGACGAGCTCGCCACCATCACGCACCACGACAACATCCGCAAGGCCATGCAGAACCTCCGCGTGGGCGCGATCGACTTCCGCTTCTTCGCCCTCGCGAACCCCGGCTCGTGGGAGGACGAGTCGTGCCAGTACTGCATACCTCCGGGCGGCCCCGCCACCGTGAACGTGGACACGGGCCTCTGGACGTCGACGCGGGGCTTCCTCGTCCGGCACCACGACGGGCTCAAGTGCATCACGGTGGTCCACCCCGAGAAGGCGGCGGAGTACCCGTTCCTCCTCACGCGGGAGGTCGTCGCGCAGAACCTCGCCGACTGCGACGGCAACGCCGACGCCGCGATGTACTGGCAGATGGTGCGCGGGTTCCCCGTCCCCGGCGCGACGGGCGTCCCGACCGTGCTCGACCCCAAGGTCGCCGCGCAGCAGCGCGTGACCGAGCGCGCCGACCGCACGCACAGGATCGTCGCGTGCGCCGCCGGCATCGACCCCGCGTGGTCGGAGGGCGGCGACGACGCGGTGCGCGTGAGGTGCTTCCTGCGCATCGACCAGTTCTCGCGCCCGTACCTCGACTTCACCGACGGCGTGCAGAAGCTCCCCATCCTCGCGTCCGACCCGCGCCCGCCCGTCCAGCAGATGCGCGACAGGGTGATCGACATCATGCGCGCCCCGGGCGAGGCCCCGTTCCACAACACGGCGGTCGACGCGTCGGCGAACCAGGGCCTCGCCGACGACCTCCTCATCTACGCGGGCGCGGACTGCCTCGCCGTCAACAACTCCGTGAGGGCGTCGGAGCTGCCGCTCCGCGCCGCGAAGGAGACGCGCCCGGCGCGCGAGATCGTGTACGACCGCGGCACGGAGGCGTGGTGCGTCCTCGCCGAGTTCTGCAAGGCGGGCCAGGTGCGCGGGCTCCCGGCGGAGGCGCTCCGCGCCCTCTGCTCCCGCCGCTTCATGACGCGCGGGGCGTCGGGGACGGTCGTCTCGCCCCTGCGGCTCGAGGACAAGAAGCACTTCAACGCCCGCTTCCGCAAGTCCCCCAACGAGGCCGACGCCTGCGCGCTCGCGGCGCTCATCGTCAAGGAGCGCATCGGCCTCCTCCCGTTCGGCTACATCGTCCCCGTGCAGCCGAACGCCATGTTCATGTCCCGGCCCGCCGACCCCGGCTTCCGCGTCCCGCAGTCCGCCGGGTACGAGGCCGACGCCGCCGACGGCGACGACACGTTCGCCGACGACGGTTGAAAACGAACCCCGTTTATGGTATAATTACGCCCGCAAAACCAATGACTTCCTGTTCCCACACGTCAGACGAGGCCCGCAAGTGGGTCGAGTCCCTCTCCGACCGGTGGAGGCTCCAAATCCTCTCGAGGCGCTTCAGGCTCGACAGGAAGACCGGCAAGCGCACGGAGCTCCCCGTGCGCATCCGCCGCTTCGTCGAGGGCTGCCCCTGGTCGCTCGTCGACGCCGCGGTGAAGCACCTCCTCTCGCTCGCCCCGTACAAGGGCGTGGTGTACAACGGCGTCCCGATCGACGGCGAGTACGTCCCGACCCTCACGACGTGGAAGCGCGACGACCAGGACGAGGTGGAGTCGCCGACCGCGGCGCGCAGGAACGACGGCACGTACACGCTCGTCCAGGACCTCGTCGAGTCCGGGAGCTTCGACTCCTACTCGACCGGCTCCTCGTCGAGCTGCATGGAGGAGGTCGTCTCCGAGTGGCGGTGGGACGAGGGCTCGATCGAGGACGTGCCCGCCGGGTCGCAGGGCGTCACCTACGCGGTCCAGGCCGTGAGCCGCAACGAGGACGGGACGTTCGACTACGCCATCGTGAAGCGCACCGCCAAGACCGTCGGCGGGACGTGGGCCGTCCAGAAGGACGACGCCACGCAGAAGGTCGAGGTCGCCGTCTGGGACAACGTGTACGGCGAGCCCGGCTCGTTCGAGGCCGACATCCCGAAGGCCGGGACGAGCGGGGGCAAGGAGACCGTCCTCTCGTGGACGATGAACAACGACTGCACGTGGCGCGTGCAGGCGACGAGAACGACGAGGAAGGCGGTGAAGTCCGACGAGGGCTGCCGCAAGGACATCTTCAAGCACGAGCACGTCGAGGGCAGGTCGGGGCAGTCCGCGCCCCTCGGCGACGCGCCGGCGGCGTCCGGCGGCAAGGTGACGCGCCACGACAGCAGGCACCAGGACGACGGCACGTACGAGAACCGGACGACCGTCGAGCAGGAGCTCCCCGTCTCCGGCGCGTCCGTCGAGATACGGGTCGGGAGGAAGGGCGTCCGCCGCACGACGGTCGACCGCAACCAGCCCGCGCCCGTGACCGGGACGACGCCCGCGGTCGGCGGGAGCGTGAAGAGCGACCGCACGCCCGGCGGGCTCTACGACAACACCGTCTCGACGTGGATCAAGTCCGCGCTCGCGAAGGTGGCGAGCGTCTGCCGCCTCGACATCTTCTCCCACAGGCACGAGACCACGCACGCGGGCGGCGACACCGTCGACGCGTCCGACGTGCCGGCGGCGGGCGGCGGCGTCGTCCACACGCGCCGCTCCGAGATGGACGACGAGGGCGCCGTCTCCAACACCGACATCGTCGAGACGGAGCTGCCCGTGAAGGGCGCAAGGGAGTCGTGGGCCGTCACGGCGCGCGGCGTGAGGCACTCCGTCACCGACAGGAACGTGCCCATCGACCGCACGGCCCCCGGCTGGTCCGCCGACAAGATCGGGACGACCAAGACCGTGGAGGTGACGCCCGGCAACCTCGCCAACATCACCGTCGAGCAGTTCGACCGCACCGGCAGGAAGCTGAAGGTCGGCACGTCCTGCGAGAAGACCGTCTTCGAGCACACGCACTCCGACACCGAGGTGGACCCCGCGGGCTCCGTCCCCGGGCACGTCGCGGACGCGGGCGGCGGAACGCGCCGCAGGGTCGAGTCCACCGTGGACGAGAACACCGGCGCCGTCACGACGCGCGCGACGGAGACGACGGAGATACAGCAGGACAACGGGACGCAGGGCTCGCAGGACAAGCTGACGAAGACCGACGTCGTGTCCACCGTGAACGGAGGCCCGGCGAGCACCATCCCCGCGATCGGGTCGGTGCGGAGCTCCATGACCCCCGCCGGGAAGTACAACACGACCGTCGAGACCGTGACCCCGAAGACGGTGGAGGGCGGAGGCGAGGAGAAGGACAAGCTCCACTCGACCAGGATCGAGATAACGCGCAACGCGTCCTCCGCGAAGACGTCCGCGCCTGGCCCGATCGGCTCCGTGCGCTCCACCCCGACGGCCCACGGGTTCGACGTCACGACGGAGCAGGTCACTCCGGTCCAGGCGACCGCGACGGGCGGCGAGAGCGACGCCCTGCACTCGTCCGTCATCGAGACCGTGCGCAACGCCTCGGGCGTGCCCGGCGTCCCGCAGCTCGGCTCCGTCCGCGCGCAGCCCACCGCCTACGGGTTCGACTACACGAAGGAGACGATCACCGTCAAGTCGGGCGTCTCGGCGAGGGCGAGCATCAACACGAAGTTCTTCAAGGCAGAGGCCGTGGCGTTCTCGAACTACGACCCGAACTCGGTCTCGTCGCTTGTGCAGCAGCTCGGCTCCGCCGTCTCCGGCTGGGCGGCCGTGGGGGACGGCGTCGTCCCGTCGATGCACTTCAGCTTCTCGATGCACCTCAACCGGTACGGGAAGGTCGAGGGCTCCGCCGTCGCGACGTGCTCCATCCCGCTCACGGCGGGCATGAGCAAGGTCGTCGCGTCGGTCCACTGGATTCAGAACCAGACGCAGTTCTCCCCCGTCATGGGCCAGGGCAACACGCTCGCCGGCATCATCAAGTCGGAGCGCGTGTCCACCGTCCTCTTCGCGACGGGCTTCGGCGCCGCGGCGCTGAAGGACGTCGTCGGCTCGCGGAACCACTCCCCCGGCACCCACGTCACCTACAACCCGTACACCGGCGGGTGGTCGGCCTCCTGCGTGTGGCAGGCCAACCCGACCGTCACGTTCAGCCCCGCGTAGTGAGGAGATTTCATGGAAGGCGAGATTTTCGGCATAAGCGACTCTGGCGCCCCGCAGCAGGACTTCGGGCTCGTCCCTCCGATCGGGGGCGGGTCCGGCGGCGGCACGCCCATGCGCTTCATCGTCTCGGGCGAGGACTACGTCGTCGGCGTCGTCGTGTTCTCCGACACGGCCCTCGCCTCGGCGGTGTCGCAGCCGCTGACGATCCCGTGGGACCAGGCGCAGGAGTCGTGGGCCGATTTCAAGACGAGCACGCAGGAGGCCATAGACGCCGCCATCGCGGAGCTCCAGTCGCAGCAGGGCTCGAACCCGACGCAGTACTACTACGACATCCTCCGCTTCGACGACCGCGGCGCGGTGCGTCCGATCGGCGGGGGCGACGGGAACGCCGTCCAGCGCCTCCTGTTCGGCGGCTACGCGGACATCCTCCTCGCCGGCGACGGCTCCGACCTTCCCGACGACATCGACGTCCAGGTGCTCGACACGGAGGAGTGCGAGTACTACGCCGCCGTCAACGGCTGGGGCGAGGAGAACGAGACCGGAGGGGAGGACTCGCCCTAATGGCGATCGTAGCGGGAGAACCCGGGCTCGACCCGCGCTACCTCCACGTGGCGCGGCCGGACGACGGCGCCGATCCCCGGTGCATCGGCAAGCTGCTGTTCTCGCCCGAGTACAGGAAGGTGACGCGCAGCGTGTCGCCGAGGTTCGTCGCGTGCGTCGCGGACATGCTCGTGAAGACGACGTGGGGTTCGAGGTACGCCGTCGCGACCTGCACCCGCGAGACCGAGTTCCGCATCGCCCCCATACACTTCAACGACGTGACGCGCCGCTCCGGCCGCCAGTACGGCGGGGCGGAGACGCGCATGGTCGTCGAGAAGGCAAAGGGCTCCGACGAGTGGAACTGCTTCTCCGACCACGACGAGGCGGACTTCTCCGCGTCGTACGAGCACGTCCTCAAGATGGGCTCGTACCAGAACGTGCAGTGCCTCGCCGTCATGGTCGCGGTCGACGAGGAGGTGGCGAAGGCCGCGTCGCTCGTCGAGCCCGTGCAGCTCGACCCGCCCACCGCCACGCAGGGCTTCATAGACGAGACCGCGTGGTACGGCGTCATGGCGAACCCCGTGGAGCCCACGCCCTTCCCGGAGCCGTACCCCGCCAACGTGTTCGCGGTCGCCGCGCGCGTGACGCAGCCGTTCGACGCCTCGCTCGCGAGGGTCTCCGGCGCGCCCGGCGCGTCGTCCTTCTCGTTCTCCGACGGGGAGGGCGGCACCGTGTCCGGCAGCGTCATGGCGCTCAAGTACGACATGAACGGCGTCGCCGCCGCGTTTGTCGCCTCGCTGAAGCGCCTCTCCGAGAGCGAGGGCGAGGAGGTGTCCGGCAAGTTCTACCCGGACTACCGCGCCTTCGCCGCGCTCCCCGGCTCCGCGCTCGACCACTACCTCTACGTGTCGGCCGCGGACTACCAGGCCATGAAGCGGGAGGCGGAGGCCGCGACCCGCGACATGCGCCAGGCCGGGCTCAAGACGAGCAGCCAGGTGAGCTACTACGAGAGCGCGCTCAACACCTACGACTCGAACGCGACGGGCCGGGTCCTCCTCGCCGGGAACGACGGCCCGCGCCTCTGGAGCGTCATCACCCCGGACGTCTCGGCGTCCGGCGGCGTGACGGCGATGGCCCTGTACCCGCCCAAGCCCCCCGAGGAGGACGACGGGCACGAGCAGACGGCCTGCGAGAAGTTCGGCGGCACGTCGTGGAAGCACATGCCGCAGGAGAACATGCTCGGCGAGGGCGTCTCCGTGAAGGCGGGGGCCGACGCCGCGTACGTGTCGTTCTCCGTCCCGGTGAAGCTCCTGCGCGCCCCGACGGAGGCCGAGCTCGAGGCGGACCCCGACCTCAAGTTCGTCGTCGCGGAGGAGACCTCCGTCGGATTCCAGATGCGCATCGACCGGCAGCTCAAGAGCTCCGCCGTCCGCGCGCTCGTCTCCGACGAGTACGACTCCATGCTCCGGGAGCTCGAGCGCGAGGAGCAGCTCATGTCCGACCGCGGCAAGTCCATCGGGACAAAGCTCCGCGAGCTCATCGCCGAGAAGATGATCTTCCCGTCCGGCCTCGTGAACGCCGAGGACGACAAGTACGTCCCGCTGCCCGACAGCTCCGACGACCTCAAGGACCCGCCGTTCACCGAGCAGTACTCGATAGGCCGCACGCCCATCGACTACCACACGGCGAAGGACCTCCGCGGGCTCCTCGGCATGGCGGAGCCGGAGAAGCCGGGCTACGGCCCGGACATCGAGGGGAACGCGACGTGGTTCTCGGAGCTGCCCGTCGGCTCCGCGCACCGGTTCTGCGGCTACGCGTACCAGACGGACGACAAGGGCGTGCCGACGGAGAGCGGACTCACGATCACGAAGGCGTGGTCGTGGGACAGGCACGGGGACAACCACTACCTGCAACAGGTCCAGGAGCTGAAGGACGGAGGCGGATCGTGATATTCGACGTGAAGACAGGCAAGGCTTCCAGGCTCGTCAACGCCTACACGGGCGAGCCGATGAAGGTGAAGCTGTACGTGGGGCCCGGCGGAGACCCGATGCTCTTCGCCCCCGACGAGTTCACCCCGTCGGCGTACTTCGACGAGCCCGGCAGGATCGCCGGGTACGCGACGTGCCTCTACACGGGCGAGCCGCTGGCGCTCGAGCGCGACGACAACGGCTGGCGGTGCGAGGGCGGGTTCGACCCGCGCATGATGCGCCCCGTCGACGAGTTCCTGCGCCTCGCCTCGATGAGGAACGGCGAGTCGCCGTACCCGGAGGCGGGCGAGAGGACGCGCGTCTCACCGGTCGAGGAGGCCCCGCCTCCCCCGACCGAGGAGGCCGTGGAGCAGACCGACGAGGCCCTGCGCGTCGCGGAGGCGACCGTGGCCGCGCACAAGGACGCCGTGGGGCTCAAGGAGAGCTCCACCGTCTCGATGCACGTCCCGTCCAGGAAGAAGGGGAGGAGATAGCATGGCGTACTTCAAGAACGTGAACGTCGCCCCTCCCTGCGGGTTCTTCTTCGAGCTGAACGGCGAGAAGGTCTCGGCCCGCCACTTCTGCGACATCGAGCGACCGGTGCGCGAGATGCTCCGCAAGGCCGGGCTCACGTGCACCGTCGAGGAGGCGGTCGCCAACTACATGTGCCCGCGCATCGACGAGGCCGACTGGATGTGCACCGGCTCGTTCCGCCCGTCGCCGATAAGGCCGGCGGAGGCCCTGCGCAACTCCCTCGCCGAGGTGGAGGGCAGGGAGCTCGTCCCGTTCGACGTGGTGGAGCGCCGCCTGCGGGCGTGCCTCGCGTGCCCCATGCACACGCGCAAGTTCTGCGTGACGTGCACGGGCCACCTCGAGCGCGTCCTCGCCGCGTTCGGCGGGCGCCGCCCCAAGGTGCCGGAGGACGCGGGCTCCGGGATATGCAAGTGCTGCAAGGCGTACGAGTCGGCGATAGCGTCCGGCGCGTACGCCCCAGGCGAGAACACATGGGAAGGCACGCCCGAAACGTGCTGGAGGAGAACGACATGAGCTTCAGCGGATTCAACGTAGTCGAGAAGTCCGGCAAGCCGGCCAAGCGCAGGTTCTCGAACCCGCAGGCCGTCCGCGCCGTGTACCAGAAGCTGACCGAGGACGACCTCACGGAGGCGCGCCGCCGGTCGAAGATACTGAAGATGTACGCGGGGAACCTGCCGTACAACCCGGAGGAGCTGAAGCAGGCGGGCGCGAAGAACATCGCCAACATCAACTTCCTCGGCATGAAGGGCGCGATCGACGACCGCGCCGACGTGATTCTGCGCCTATCGTCCGACACGGCGAACCTCGTCGAGTTCCGGCCCCTCCGCCGCGAGGTGGCGGGCCCGGCGGCCGAGCACATCGCGACGGTCGTCGCCGAGGAGTTCTCGTACACGCTGCGCGACGTCGGCAAGTTCATACCCGCGCTCGCCATGATGAACAAGGAGGCGGACCTCTACGGGCTCGGCCCCGTCACGTGGGCGACGAGCGACGACTACAACCCCGTCGCGCTCGAGCGCGCGCAGGTCCGCTTCATCGGCAACGGCCCCGTCCACTCGGCGGAGCACGACCTCTTCATGTTCGAGTCGGTGCTGCCCGCGTCGTACCTCTTCTCCATCCTCGACAACGAGGACGAGGCGGCGGCCGCCGGCTGGAGCCCGAAGCTCGCGAAGGAGTGGCTCGTCAAGGTGTTCCGCGACGGCTACGAGACGGCGGCGGAGCCCGGCACCGCGCCCGGCACGTCCATCGTCGAGACGCAGATCTCCCTCATGCGCCGCAACATGTTCGAGGAGGAGCACCAGTTCGACGAGCTGAAGGTCATCCACGCGTTCGTGCGCGAGATGGCGTGGCCCCGCGGCATCACGCACCTCATCATCCCGGCGAACGCGCCCGGCGACAACGAGTCCGACTTCCTCTTCGCCCGCGAGAACGCCTTCGCGAAGATGGACGAGTGCTTCATGTGGTTCCCGTACTCGATCAGCGAGCGCTACGCCCGGTCGGTGCGCGGGCTCGGTTCGTACCTGTTCGCGCCGGAGGCGGCCGCGAACCGACTCAAGTGCGCGTTCCTCGACTCCATCTTCCGCAACCTGACGATCATGTTCACGCAGGCGTCGGGCGGCAGCCAGCAGGCGCTCACGCTCAACGAGCAGGGGCCGTTCACGTTCGTGCCGAAGGAGTTCACCCCGGTGCAGAACAACGTGAAGCCCGACCTCCAGTCCTCGCTCCAGGCGATACAGTACGTCGACTCGCTCGGCGTCATGTCCGTCGACGGGACGAGCAAGGGCTCGCTCGCGACGACCGGCCCGAAGATTTTCCAGGGCTCCGACCGCCAGTCGAAGGCCGAGGTGGAGTTGCAGCAGCGGCTCCGCTCCCGCAAGGACGAGGCCCTGTTCACGCAGCGCCTCCAGATCGTCGACAAGGTGGTGCGCCAGAGCTGCATGAGGTTCCTGAAGCTCGTCGCGCGCGCCGCGCAGGGCGACCCCGTCGTCCCCGCCGACTACCCGGAGGTCCCCGAGTTCATCGAGCGGTGCGCGAAGCGCGACGTGCCCGTGGAGCAGATACTCGCGATCCCGACCATGTACACCGTGGTCACGTGCCGCGACCTCGTCCTCGGCTCCGAGGGGAAGGTCGCCGTCCTCGGCGAGATCCTCGGCGGGCCGGGCGCGGGCATCCTCGACGAGACGGGACGCCGCAACGCCATGCGCGACGCGATCCAGCTCCGCTGCGGCGTGACCGCCGCCGACCGGTACATCCCCGAGGTGAGCCGCGACCGCGCGCCGTCCGACCAGTCGTCGTTCGCCGCGCTCGAGAACGACATGCTCGAGCTCGGCCGTCCCGTCCGCGTCGGCCAGGACCAGCTCCACTGGGCGCACATCCCCGTCCACGCCGAGGTGCTCCAGCGCATCGTCGAGGCCGTCGGCGCGCCGGAGGACAACAGCCCGGCCCAGGGCGAGGGCCAGGCCGCGCAGGTGGACGACCCGAGGCAGGCGCTGTCCGTGCTCGTCTCCACGTCGCAGCACATACAGGAGCACCTCGCCATCGGCAGGCTCCAGCCCGGCATGGAGGCGCAGACCAAGCAGATCGAGAAGATGCTGCGCGACCTCCGCCCGACGATCAAGTCCCTCAACCTCGCCGTCGCCACGCAGGAGCGCGTCGAGGAGGCGGAGCGCGAGAGGCAGCAGCGCGAGCTCGAGGACCTCCAGCGCAGGGCGGACGAGAACGAGGTGCGCAAGGCGCAGATCGAGGCCGACAAGAAGGCCGAGACCGAGCGCTACCGCATCGACCGCGAGCACGAGGTCGCGCTCCACAGGCTCGGCCTCGAGCGCGAGACGGCGGGCGCGAGGCATGACCTCGACGCCGGGACCGCGGCCGCCGACGCGGCGCGCAAGGACGCGACCGCGGCGGCGGACATCGAGCGCCAGCGCCGGATGGACCAGGCCAAGCTGAACGCCGCGAGGGCGGTGCGCCGCTTCAACTCCGTGCAGGACGCGACGGGGTTCGGCCACACGTCGCCCGCCGACGTCGTCGGAGGGGGCGAGGAGGATTTCTCCGCCGTATGACGCGGCGGGGATTCGTGAACAACCAAACAAGGAAGAGTGAAACATGATGACACCCGAACAGAAGAAGCAGGCCGAGGAGGCCCTCGCCAAGCAGATGGCCGCCCAGAAGGTGGCGGAGGAGGCCGCGGCCAAGGAGGCGGCGGAGTTCCAGAAGATGCTGGAGACCCCGCTCGAGGAGGCGGAGGCGCGCAAGATGCTCGCCGACTGCGACGTCAAGCTCGCGCAGCTCGCCGTCGTCCGCGCCAAGAAGCTCGACGAGCTCAACCAGATCGACCTGTCCGTGAGGATGGTGACGTTCGACCGCTCCGTGGTCGCGCGTCGCGCCCTCAACGCGTGCAAGCCGGCGGAGGCCAAGTCCTGATGGACTCCCCCGCGAGACAGCGGCTCGCGCAGGTGTCGCCGGACGGGTACATCGCCCAGTCCGGCGTCGCCTCGTTCCGCCGCAGGCTTATCGACCCCGCGAGCGCGGAGGAGTTCCACGCGTGGGCGGAGAACCCGCTCACCGTGCTCCTGCGCTCGGCGCTCCAGGACCTCGTGGTGAACGGCCCGCTCGGCATGGCGAACCCGCCGACCGACGTGGCCGTGCAGTACGGGTTCACGTCCGGGCTGTCGCTCGCGCTCCAGCTTATCACAGACCCGTCCATCGTGTTCCCGGAGGTGTTCCGCGGCAGGGCGGCGTCGGCGAAGCCGATGCCCGACCAGACGTTCGACACCGACCCCGAGGACGCGCTGGGCACATGAGGAGACATTGACACATGAGCGAACCAGCTCCAGTTCCGCAGAGGCCGGGCATGCCGGCCATACAGCCTTCGGGCGAGCCGCAGCCCTTCACGGCCGCGCAGCCCGCACCTCCCGGCGGCGGGCAGCAGGTGAGCGACGCCGCGACGTCGTTCGCCGCCGAGGTCCTCGGCGCGATGCTCGCGAAGCCCGAGGGGATCGCCCCGACGCAACCCCCGCCCGAGCCGCAGCCCGCGCCGCCCCCGGCCCAGCCGCCGGCGCCGCCCCCGGCCCAGCCGCCGGCGCCGCCCGCGCCGGTCGCTACGCCTCCGCCGGGGCAGCCGCCCGCGCAGCCCCAGCCGCCCGCGCAACCCGCCGTGACGGACAGGTACGCGCAGCAGCCGGCGGACCCGCTCTCGACGCTCGCGCCGCTCCCGGAGGTGCCCAACGCCCCCGACGTGCCGACGCCGCAGAACCTCACCGACCAGCAGAACCACGCCTTCGCGGACCTGCGCGCCCGCATGACGCAGAACCGCCGGATGGCCGAGGAGTACCGCGGCAAGTACAACGAGCTCGTCGAGAGCACGAAGAAGTTCATCGACGAGAAGGCGTCGTTCACCGATCAGCTGAACCAGAAGGACGAGAGGATCAGGCAGCTCGAGGACGACCTCGGGCGCATGGACCTCGAGAAGTCGCCCGCGTTCCGCGAGCGCTTCGACACGCCCCTCGAGAAGCTGTGCGGCGAGATCGCCGGGGTGTTGCAGCAGAACGGCGTCGGGCAGGACGAGTCGTTCGCGCAGGCCGAGGCCGTGATGACCGCGAGGCCGGAGGACCTCGGGCGCCTGCTCGGGACGCTCCCGACGATGTCGCAGGGCGAGATCCTCGTCCACGTCCGCGACGCGCAGAAGCTGCTCGCCGACCGCGACCGCGAGCTCACCGACTGGCGCAACTCGCAGATCGGCCAGGAGGCCGTCGCCACCCGGCAGTCCGCGATCGAGACGGCGCAGCGCGTCGCCGCGATGGCCGACTCCGCCGTGACGATACTCCGCGGCCTCACGCCGGAGGGAGGGCTCCCGCCCGCCTACGCCGTCACCGACCGCGAGTTCGCCGCCGACCGCGACGCCCGCGAGGCCGCCTTCAAGGAGTGGCTCGCCCGCGCCCCGGAGGAGCAGAAGTTCGCCGCGATGCTCGAGGGCTACATGGCCCCGAAGACGTACGAGATGCTCCGGCAGACGATGGAGGAGAACCTTCAGCTCCGCCGCGCCCTCCAGTCGCGGCAGACGTTCTCGCGCCCGCCGGTCCTCCCGGTGTCGCCCGCGCCCGCCGCGCCTCCCGCGAAGCCGCCGGAGCCGGACGCCCCCAAGGCGTTCGCGCCCGCCGGGCAGCCGTCCGACGCCGCGTCCTTCGCCGCGGAGTTCGTGCAGCAGGCCGTCGCCGGGATGCAGTAAAGTCCGCGCGAGGCAGGCGGAAAAGGCCCCTTCGGAGCGGTTCCGAGGGGGCTTTTCCATACCCTCTTGCAATCGGCGGGCGGTTTGTGGTATAATATGCGGCGACGGTGTATAAGATTCCCTTCCCGTCGGGGAGCCTGAACTCGGGTCTATTCCGTCAGCCCGGACGGCGCGGTCGGTGGCAACGACGCCAGCCGACGACAAACAAGGCACTACCGACAACCCATTCCGCGCATGGCGCGGAGGAAGGAATCAAACAATGGCAATTACGTTCAACGCTGACGGCTCCACCAGCGGAGCCGCATCCGTGGGAGACCTGTACTCGACCTTCACCTCGAAGAAGCCGGTCACGACCTCCCTCTCCCCGTACGACATCAGGGACTCCCTGAAGCTCAACATCCACGATCCCGCCGGCGACACGGCGCGTCCCAACGTGGGCATCCAGGGCCCGTGGGCCAACCCCCACGAGGCGAACTTCGGCGGACAGTCCTTCAACGAGGGCGCTGGCACGTACTACAAGTACAACCAGATGCTCATGACGTTCGCGCAGAACTTCGACGTGTTCACGCAGCGCAAGGAGATCGAGAGCCCGCACTGGTGGTTCTCCCGCATCCCCCGCGGCGCGTTCAAGCTCTTCAACGGCGTCGTCAACGAGACCCGCATCTACCGCGGCGGACTCTCGACCTACGCGGGCCTCTCGCAGTGGGAGGACATCGACCCGTACCCCGACGGCCAGCACGACCCCTGCGCCCCGCTCAAGTACGACACGTACAACTACGGCTGGGAGACGCTGGCGTGGAAGGGCAAGAAGGCGGGCTGGGGCTCCGACCCGATCTGCCTCGACACCCTCAAGTTCGTCAACCAGGCCATCGAGCAGCTGGGCTGGATTCTCGACACGGGCGTCAAGTACGGCATCGACATGCAGGAGGTCTGGAACCGCGACATGTTCATCTACCAGACGGTGATGGCGGGCCACTCCTACCTGATGACGTCCGAGTTCGACGGCGTCGGTTCGCCCCTCGCCCCGCGCTTCGTGTACCAGCCGTTCTGCAAGTTCGGCAACTCGGGCGCCGACGGCACGGCGAACAAGACCTACGTCGACAAGCCGTTCATCGTGTTCGACGCCTCCGTCCCGCTCGAGCCCATCAACTTCGACGTGCTCGACCAGGTGCGCGAGTACCTGAAGACGATGTGCCCCGAGGCCGCGGTCGGCCGCATCGGCACGGAGCCGATGTTCGCCCTCGCCGTCAGCCACGACGACGTGGAGCGCTACATCCGCGCCAACGAGGAGGAGCGCCGCTACTGGATCGAGGCCAATCCGCAGGCCCTCATCCAGCACTACGGGTTCGCGCCGACCACGTTCCGCCGCTGGGCGATCACGAACGACGGGAACCAGCTCCGCTTCAAGCTGAAGAAGTACATCGCCAACTACACCGCGTCGGGCAGCACCGACACGGACGACGGCGAGCACCCCATCAGCTACGGCAACGTGGGCAAGAAGGAGTTCGAGGGCAAGGCGGTGTGGATCGCCGAGTACGTGCCTCCGCGCATCGCGGGCCGCACCGGCGTCAACGGCGCCGGCATCCCGACCGCCAACCCCGAGTACTACATGGCCGCGATCGCGATCGCGCCGGTGTTCATGAACAAGATCTTCACGAACCTGTTCGTGCCGTCGGTCAACACGCTCGGCTCCGGGACGTACTTCGGGCCGGTCACGGGCCTCAACGGCAAGTGGGCGTGGCGCAACATCGTCAGCTGGGACAAGAACCCCGAGGGCAAGATCGGCAACTTCTACGGCACCTTCGAGATCGTGCCGAAGCCCGACACCTGCGTCTTCGAGGCGTGCTCGTTCCTGTACCGCCGCTGCACGAAGGCCATGCCTTCGATCTGCCCCGAGGCGAACACCAAGATCAACCCGGGCTACACCCGCAAGGGCGCCCTGGTGGGCAGCATGGTGGTCGGCTCCAACACGAGCACGACGGCGACCAAGACCGTGACGACCGTGACGCTCAAGACCAAGGAACCCATCGCGGCCCAGGTCGGCGACACCGCCACGATCAAGGCCGGTGCCCTCTCGAACGCCAGCACGCCCACGGCCGCCGCCGCGTCCGGCGTCGTCATCGGCGCCCCCACGCCGAAGACCGTCGTCGTGCAGCTCGCGGCCGCCAGCGCGATCGTGCTCGCCGCGGCCGCCGATTCGTCCACGCCGACGAACCTCACCACGGTCGACGACGGCGAGCTCGTCATCTCGTGACGAGAGGGAGGGGCGCGGACGCGAGCCCGCGCCTCTCCCGACACGGAGACCCTGCCATGACCTACACCCTCGGACAGCTCAAGAAGCGGCTCCATGCCTCGATCCACGCGTACGGCGTCACGGACGTCCGCGACGCGGTGAACAGGGCGGTGGAGAACCTCGCCGGGCTGAACGGGTGGGAGTGCCTGCGCAGGGTCGTCCGCATCATTACGGTCGGCCCCGGGTTCACTCTTCCCCAGGGGTCGGCCGGCCTCGTGAGGGTCTGCGTCAACGGCAGGCCGCTCACCGTGCGCGGGCAGGACTTCCGCTTCGTGCACTCCGGCCCCGGCGACATCGACATGTCCCGGCCGCCCGACGGCTTCACGCCCGTCCCGATGCGCAACGTCGTGGACATGGGGTTCAAGCCCGTCATCGTCGAGCCCGAGCGTCCGTTCCGGCTCTTCGCGATCTCCGACTCGGAGGCCCCGCAGCCTCCCCTGCGCGTCACCGTGACGCGCACCGACGGGAGGGTCGCCGGATTCGACCTCTCCGTCTACAGCAAGGCGAAGTACGACGCCCTGCACAACCTCGTCTCCGGCTGCGAGCCGGAGGACGCGGTCCCTGACGGCACGCAGGCGCAGGTCGTCGACGACATTGTGATTTCCGACTCGTGCGACGACTACCTCACGCTCTACGCGGAGGACGTGTCGACGGGCGAGCGGTTCCCCATAGCGGTGTACCACCCCGAGGTGAAGAACCCGCAGTTCCGCCGGTACTCGATCATGGGCGCGGACCCCCGCGCGCCGGTGGACGTCCTCGCGGAGGTCAGGATCGACCCGCTCCCGCTCGTCAGGGACTCCGACGCCCTGCCGTTCGAGGGCATCGACCCCGTGGAGTGGATGATCAACTACAACTGGTGCATGAAGGCCGGCGAGGTGGACAAGGCCGACAAGTTCAAGGCGCAGGCGGTGCAGTGGCTGAAGTCCTGCGAGGTGGCGAACGACTCCGTGCAGACCCAGGTGATAGTCAACGGCGTGTACCAGAACTCGATGGGCGAGCTCTCGGAGGAAGCCTTCAACATTTAGGAGAAACGGCATGGCTAATCCAGTAAAGGCAGCGAAGACGGTGAGGAAGGCGCGGCAGGCGGCGGAGGCCGCCGCCAAGGCCAAGGCCACCGCGGAGGCCGCCGCCAAGGCCAAGGCGGCAGCCGAGACGGCATCCAAGGCGAGGACCGCGGCCACCGCGGCCACGAAGGCCGAAGCCGCGGCGAAGGCGGCGGAGGGCGCGAAGACCGCGTCCGGCGCCGCTTCCGCGGCAGACCGCGCCGAGAAGCTCGCGGCCCGCGCCGAGAGGATGGCGTCCCGCAGCGGCGCGAGGGAGGCCGTGGCGAAGGCGAGGGCACGCGCGCAGGGCACGGCGGCAGCCCCCGCCGCTCCCGCGGCGAAGCCAGCCGCAGCCCCCGCCGCTCCCGCGGCGAAGCCCGCGGCCGCCCCTGCGGCGCCCGGAGCCGCCCCAGCCGCAACCGGCGAGGACTGGACGTTCTTCCGCAACATGAAGCAGTCCCGCGGCTACGACCAGTCGAAGTGGAACCGCATGCTGAAAGATGCAACAAATCCCGCCGACGTGCAGGCGCACGCCAGGGGATTCGGGTTTTCCATGACGGAGGACCAGGCGAAGCAGGTGCTCGCGTGGCGCGACACGCAGAAGGCGGGGAACACCCCGGCGTGGCAGCGCATGACATCGCCGACGCCGACTTCCACGCCGTCCACGCCGCGCACCGGGAGCAACCCCTCGCGGACTCCCGCGCCGGGATCGAGGGGCTCGACCCACACCCCGCCCCGCAGTTCGGCTCCGAGCTCGACGCCTCCCGCGTCGGGCGCGCCCGCCGCTGCCACCCCCGACACGCCGGAGCGGCTCTCGTTCGTGAACAGCCTCCCGTTCGGCAAGGGCTGGAAGGCCGAGACGAAGGGAGTGCCGCGCAGTAACTGGGCGAAGGCCGCGGCGACCGCCGGGGCGATCTATGCGGGCGACAAGCTCTTGAACACCGGGCTCGACCCCAATACGGGCGGAGCCGTCGTGGACGCCTTCACGCAGGTCCCGAAGGGGCCGGGCGACTCGTTCATCGGCACGGCCGTCGCCAACCTCTTTGCCGGCTTGCAGACCGGAGCCACCGGCCGCCCGTCCGGCCTCGCGCCGACGCGCGGGCAGTACGACGGCTGGAGCCCCGAGCTCGTCGCCTCGCTGCCGGGAATCCAGAAGGCCGTCGCCGAGCGCACGGCACTCGCCGCCGCGCTGAAGCAGGCGTCGGAGGTTCCCGACATGTCGCCGACGGCCCTGAACGGCCTGCTCGGCCAGATTCGCAAGTCCTACGACGAGGGCATGGCCCTCACGAACGGGCTCGTCGGGGCCGACCTCGACAAGATGACGGAACATCACACCAACGTGTACCGCCAGCGCCTCGGGATGTTGCAGAACCTTCCGGCGATGAAGGAGCTCGTTAAAGATAACGCTAACCGTGTCGCGCAGATGGCGAGCGGTGTTGAGGGTCTGTACGACACATGGTCCGATGAGGACAAGCAGCGTGTCCAGCCGTATGTCGACTGGTTCAACAAGCAACCGATCGAGAACCAGGTATTCTTCGACTTCGAGGGCTACCAGAAGGCGCTTGACTCGAAGAGGGCGGCAGGAGGGCGGTAGTAATGGCGGGGTTCAACTTCAACGACCTGCCACCGCTTCCGGGTGAGCGAAAGCCGGCGCAGACGCAGACGCAGACGCCGCAGACGTCTGGCGATGCGTTCGCTGACCTTCCCGCGTTGCCAGCGCCTACGCCCGCGCCACGAGCACCGGTGACTGTGCCGGGTTCGACGCCAGTGTCTCCCGTAGTCCACGCGGACTTGAGACGGCGCCCCGACGGGACGTGGGGTTCCACTCCGGCAACGGAGTACGGCAATTCGGCGCTCCCGGACGTGCTGGCTGCACCGATGCCGACCCCTGTGGTTCCTTCTGCTCCCGCTACGGCGGCAAGACTCCCGGCGCTCCCAGCGACCGTGACCCCGTCGCCTTCCGCGAACGACGGCCACAAGGCTGGCACGCTCGCCGGCCCCGCCGTCGCCCCCGGTGGAGTGTCGCCGCAGGCGGAGGACGCGGACGCGCAGATGCGCCGCGACCTCTGGAAGTACGGCATGCAGCTGACGATGCAGCGCGCCTTCGAGATCGACCGCGAGAACCGCGCTGAGGCGCGCAAGGTGCGCTCCGGTGGCTGGCAGTTCACGGGCGGGCACGTCAACTACAATATCAAGAACTACGGCAGCTACACGCCCCCGCAGACCTCGTTCCTCGACATGCTCAAGCCGTTCGACGACGGCTCCGCGACGCGCTACGCCTCGACCTACATCGGCCACGGCGAGCTGCTCCCGCACGGGCTCGGCTCCGACTGGGGCCGCTACCTCCAGTCCACCGAGAAGAACATGAAGAAGATGTACCCCGGCAAAAGCTGGGACGACCTGACGGCGTCGGAGAAGGACAAGGTGACGAACGCGCCGGAGGGCTCGACGCACAAGTCCGTCAAGGAGATCATGGACGAGCGCCGGAACAGGCCGCCTTCGTGGTCCATGCCCGGGCACGGGTATATTCTGCCGGGCGGACTGAACGGGCTCCCAACGCCCGCCCATCCGACGGAGAACCGGCCCTTGAGGCGCGGCGAGGTCGTGATCACGCCGTCGACCGGCGAGGACGAGAGGAGGAAGAATGGACAGCGTTGACCTCGCGATACAGGCCACGATGGCCCCTGCGGCGTCCGGCGCGATCGCCGGAGCCGTCGCGGACGGCACGCTCGGCGACATGGACTTCGACGACGTGAGGGCGCTCGCGGCGACCGCGGCCGGCCCGTTCCGCCCGGACGTGGAGGACGCCGTCCTCTCGCAGTTCTGGGGCGACGCCGTGGCGAAGCACATGATGGCCGGCATGAACCGCTCGGAGGGGCGCGAGGAGGAGGTCTCCGACGCCCGCCGCTCGTCCATGTTCGGGAAGCTCTCGGAGTCCGAGTCGGGCAGCCTCGCCCGCGCAGTCGCCGCCGGGGACGGCTCCGCGCTGCTCCGGCTGAAGGAGAACTACTATTTCAGCTGACGGAGGGAAGATGGCATACGAACCCATAGACACCCCCGACAGGTACGTCGACCGCTACGTGAAGTCGCTCCAGCCGCCTCCGCTCCCCTCGATGCACGAGGCGGACGCGAGGGAGGCGGCCCTGCGCGACGACATCGCCAGCGGCGGCTCCGTGTCGGGCTTCGCCTGGAACATGGACCGCTACGTGACGAAGCTCCAGTCGCTCGTCAACTCCGGGGCGTTCGCCGAGGCGAAGCAGTACTACGACGAGCTCCAGGACACGGTCGCCCGCAACAGGGACGGCCTCCTCGACCTCGCGGCGACGAAGCACGCCGGGGCGCTCGGGGACGCGCTCGCGAAGCGCGCGCAGCTCGCCGTGACCGGCGGGTTCGACGGCGCGGAGGTGAAGGCGTACGGCCAGACCATGACGCTCGGCGAGGTGCTGGGCGCGGGCAGCTCCTTCGTGAAGGACCGCTCGAGCCTCGAGGGGCTCGGCTTCAACTCCACCATCGCCGGGATGTTCTACGGGCGCACGGAGACGTCGGCGGACGGCACGGCGACGCGCCAGTTCGACGACCTCGACCGCGCCATGATGCGCCCGTTCGTGACCCCGTTCCTCAACGAGTCCGCGAAGGGAACGGCGGCGGGCGTCGTCCCGAACCACCTCCAGCTCAAGCAGACCGCCAACGCCGTCGCGGAGCTCCGCGACGACCTGCGCGGCGCGTTCGGCGAGGGCGCGGCGTCCGTCGTGGACTTCGTCCACTCGACGCACCAGGAGTCCGGCGGCGCGCCGCAGGCCCTGCGCTCCATCGTCGGCATCGCGCAGGCGATGCGCACGGACGGGCTCACGCCCCGCGACGTGGCCGACAGGACGCTCAACCTGTACAGCGACCTCGCGGGCTCGCTCTTCGGGGACAAGAAGATTACGGGCGACCAGCGCCGCTGGTTCGACGCCGCGCTCCTCTCCACCGTCAAGACCTTCGCCGCCAACAGCCAGAACATCGACCTCGAGAACCCCGCCTTCCGCAGGGCCTTCAAGGAGGCCGCGAACGAGTTCCGCGCCGCGTTCGACTACGGCGTGGACATCCGCTCGTCCGCGAAGGGCGCGGGCCAGAACGTGAACGCCGAGATCGGCGACTACGCGTTCCGCGCCGGGGCCGGCCTCCCGCAGAGGCCGGGCAACATCGTCCACGCCCTCCGGGGCGTCCGGCGCGGCCTCTCGAACCTCGTGACCGGCGGCAGCGACTTCACGCCCGAGGCGGTCGAGTCCCTGTCCGGCAGGCGCGGCGAGCGCAACACCGTTGAGGGCCGCACGGGCGGCACGTCCGGCTGCGTGGGCGCGGACGCCATCGCCTCCGACGCGCAGGAGTTCCTCTACCGCTTCGCCGTCCCGCACGCCGTGTCGCACCGCGACGTCGGCTCCGCGCTCCGCGCCGCGATCTCCCGCAGGGAGTCGAACGCGGAGCTGCGCGAGGGGCTCTCCGACGCGATCGGCGCGTCCTTCCACGGCAAGTCCGGGAGGCTCGCCTCCCGCATCCTCGCCGACGAGATTCTCAAGGGCGTCGTGAACGGCTCCGGCGTGAACGTGCAGGACACGATCACCCGCCTCGCCTACGCGGAGCCCGCGTTCGCCCGGCAGTACCCGTCCGCCGTCGCCGCCTACAGGGCGTGGGTCGCCGGCAACGTGGCGGACGACGACATCCGCGCCATGCGCGCCCAGCTCGTCCGCCGCAACATGGCCAACGGCATGACCGAGCCCGACGCCCAGTCGAGGGCCTCCGGCCTCGCCGCCATCCTCCACGACATGAAGCGCTCCGGCAAGGACTACCGCGCCGCGTGGCGCCGCGCCATGGTGACGATGCCCGGCTACGTCCGGGAGATCGACCCGAGGACCGGCAAGCAGGCGCGCGACCCCGAGCTCAACTTCCCCGTCATCCGCCGCCAGCTGATCGACTACGACCAGGCGACCGGCGGAAGGTACTCCACCGACCCCGAGGTCTTCCGCAAGGTGCAGGCCGACCAGGACGGGCTCGCGAAGGAGTACGAGTGGAACATGAAGGCCCGGCAGGACGCCCTCGCCGCCAAGCTGCGCGAAGAGCAGAAGGACTGACGAAGCGCGGTTGAGTAATCGGGGCGATTATGGTATAATATCGCCCATGAACTTTCCCACGCCGTGCACCCGCCTGAAGGAGGAACCTCATGGCATTGAATGACGACGCGCCGGGCGCCTTCGGGGGCCTCGGCTCTTCCGTTCCGCCCGCGGAAGACTCCCTGTACTCCGCCCACATGTCCTGGCTCTCCTCGCCCAACCGCGAGCCCGACCTCCTCGCGCAGGCCGAGGAGCCCCTCGTGCCCCAGGTGAACTACGCCGACGGGCCCGACCCCGCCGCGAAGAGGATCGGCAGGGCGAGCGACATCTTCCAGCTCGACACCGACCCGTTCGGCGAGAAGACCGTCCGCTACGGCGAGCGCACCGGGATGACGGCGGACTACACCGCCGACACCGTGGCCGGCCTGAGCGTGTTCGGCAAGGAGATCGCCGCCGAGACCCTCCAGAAGACGGAGGCGGGGCGCAGGCTCCTCGAGCTCGGCGAGAAGAACCGGCGCGGCGTGAAGCGCGGGTTCCTCGACGCCATCACCGACTTCCAGTGGTCCGACCTCCCGTTCCTCGGGCTCGTCGCCTCCGTCGGCGGCTCCATCGCCGACGCCGTGACAGTGAACGAGACGATGAAGAAGCTCCAGGACGGCGAACCCGTCTCGGACGACGAGCTCATCAAGACGCGCCTCTACATGGCCGAGCAGGAGTACCGCTCGAACGGCTCCTGGGGCGCGACGGTCGGCGACATCATCCGCGCCGCCCCGGGCTTCATGGTCGAGTTCCTCGCGAGCGGCGGCACGCTCGGCGCGGCGCGCACCGCGCTCTACGGAGGCTCGAAGGAGGCGATCCACCTCGGGATGACCCGCGCCTCCAAGACGCTCGCCCGCGAGGCCACCGAGCACTTCGCGCGCGAGTCCGTCGAGAAGGCCGCCGGGAAGACCTTCGCCGGCATCGCGGAGGGCGAGGCGCGCGAGCGCATCGTGAACCGCGTCGCCGGGCTCGTCGCGTCGAAGACGATGACCGGCAACCCCATGTACAAGGGGATGTCCGCCGAGGCCATTCAGTCGATGGCGAAGGCGAGGGCGGAGCACGAGTTCGCGCAGATGCTCGCCCGCAACGCGCACGGCGCGATGCGCAACAACCTCAACCGCTTCACCCAGTGGCTCGGGCAGAACGTCTCCCGTGGCCTCATGGACTTCGGCACGTGGGGCGCGGAGGAGTCCACCGTCCTCTTCACGAACCACACGAAGGCGGGCCGCGCGCTCGCCGACGCCGTCGGCACGTTCTTCGTCGAGGCCCCGATAAAGGGCGCCCTCCTCATGGCCCCGAACGCCTACGCCGCCCAGCCGCTCGTCGCGGCCGCCGCGGGGGCCGACCGCACCGTGAGCCAGTCGGAGCTGTCGCTCCGCCAGTCCGCGCTGATGACCGGCAACCGCGAGCTCATGGAGAACGCCGAGTCGATCGCGTTCGGCATGAACCTCCTCGAGTACGTCTCGGAGAACACGGGCCGCGGCCTCAAGTCGCTCGTCCGCGCCGCCGGGCTCGGCCTCGAGAACGCGGGCATGAGGGGCCTCGTCCGCCCCGCCTCGTCCGAGATTCTCGGCATCGTCCCGACGGAGGGCGAGACCGCCGTGGCGTTCGGCGGCAAGATTCGCCAGTGGATCGGCGACGTCTTCGGCTCCCGCGAGTCCTTCCTCAAGAAGGCGCAGGGGCAGAAGGCCGACGCCGTCATCCGCGCGCTCGGCGTCACGGCGGAGGCCGACCGCTCCGCGATCCGCACCGCCGTCATGTCCGGCTCGTCGTCCGGGCTCCGCCAGGAGCTGCGCGACGCGGTCGGCGGGAACGTCGAGGCGTTCGCGCAGAAGGCGCTCAAGAAGATGTACGACGACGGCGTGAAGGACCTCCAGTACAAGTCCTACGCCCGCTTCGCGGTCGCGAACTGGATGGCCAAGCACCAGATCGGCCCCGAGACCGTGATGAACATGTACGAGCAGATGGGGTACGACGGAATCCTCGGCGAGATGTTCGAGGAGCGCTACAGCGACGTCGTGAAGGGGATGCTCGGCCTCGACGACCGCGCCGAGCACGACTTCTTCTCCAACCTCAAGGAGGCCGTGAAGGGCCTGTACCCCGGCTGGGACCAGCTCACCGCCGAGGCCGTCGGCTTCGCCATGCCGATGGTGACGCGCGCCGCGACGCTCCGCCTCCAGTCCGCCGTGGGCGGCGGGGGCAAGCTACAGGAGATACGCGCCCGCCTCGCCGGCATCGAGGACGCGCTCCGGCACGACAGCGTCGTCTCGATGAAGTTCGGCACGTACCTCGCCGCGCACGACGCGATGGCGGAGCAGGACCGCAGGGAGGTCGCGGAGCTCCAGGCGCGCCTCGACGAGGCGGACGCCGCCGGGGACAAGGAGACGGCGGACTCGATCCGCTCCGAGATCGAGACGCGGGAGAAGGTCTCGACGCGCAGGGAGGAGCGCCACCAGAAGTTCCTCGGCACCCTCTCGGACGCCGCGAAGGCGAACGCCGACAGCATCGTGAACGTCCCGCTCCTCGCGAGCCAGCAGCTTGCGAGCGACGAGATCGAGGGCCGCACCCCGGCGCTCTCCTCGGAGCAGGCGGGCGAGACGCTCGAGGGGCAGGCCGCCATGGTGGACTACGCCCCGGAGCTCGCCCGCGTCCTCTACGAGGCCGAGGCCCCGCTCGAGGGCGAGGACCCGACGTGGTTCCGCAAGGCCGCGCACAAGATCGTCGGCCTCGCGGGCGCCGTCGTCTCCGGCGACATGTCGCTCGCCGCGACGAACCCGGCGCAGTGGACGGCGCGCGACATGGGCCTCTCGGCCAACGTGTGCCGCGCCCTCAAGGAGGGCTTCCGGGCGGAGTGGCGCAGGCAGGCGGACGTGCTGCGCGACCGCATGGCGGCGGAGGCCGCCGCGGCGGGACGCGGCAACGGGTCGTTCTCGCCCTCGCGCAAGGCCGTGACGGACGCGGCCGCCGAGGCGTTCGCCGGCAGGGCGAAGCAGATCATGGGCGCGTACCTCGCCGCCCACCAGCTCCGCTCGTTCTCCGACGGGCGCATCCGCGACCAGGCGCTCGCGCACGTCGCGAAGTCCGAGGGCCTCGAGCACGTGACGGCGGAGGACGGCTCCGTGTCGTTCGTCCGCTTCGACGAGGCGGCGGGCGCGTTCGACCAGGACAGCGCCGTCTCCGCGTCCGATTTCTACGAATCCCACAGGGACGCCGTCGACAGGACGGCGGAGAAGCTCGCCATCGCGACGGCGGACATCCTCACGCGCAGGCTCACCAAGTCCTTCGACGCGGACATGCGCATCCTCAACATGGTGCGCCTCCCCGCGTCGTCCGACATGGTGGACGCGGCGATCTACGACTGCGCGCTCCACATGATCGGCGGGCAGAACCTCGCGTACGTCCAGAACATCGACGGCGAGGTGCCGCTCCGCGAGGCGATCTACAGCTCGTCCGTCGGGCGCGTCAGCATGCCCGTCGTCGACTACCTCGCGAAGTTCGACTCCGTCGACCACCCCGACCTCGACAGGCGCGCGCTCGAGTCCGTCGCGTGGTCGCTCAACCTCCGCTTCGACGGGACGGCGGCGGGCCTTGCCGAGCGCGACCGCAAGATTCTCAACATGGCGAAGCTCGCGACGATGCTCGACCGCGGCGACCTCCGCCACTTCGCGAAGACGACGCGGGCGACGGAGGACGACCTCCGCGTCCACTCGACCGGCGCGGCGGAGCTCACCGCCCGCGAGACGGAGGACGGGCGCTTCGAGGTGGACTTCGGCATCAAGACCGTGAACGGGCGCGCCGAGCGCGACCTCCGCACGTTCGACGACGAGGAGGCGCTTCGCCAGGAGATGTCCCGCCTCGGCTACGCGCCGACGAAGGCGCGCATCCTCCTCTCGCAGGCCAAGGTCGTCGAGTGCACCGACATGTTCAAGATGATCCGGGAGCTCGACCTCGCGCCGGACTACATCGCCGCCCTCGGCGAGAACGCGCCCCGCGCGCGCCTCCACCCGATGCTGCGGCGCAAGGCCGACGGGCACTTCGTCGACGAGGACTGGGCGCGCGAGCGTCTCGCCCGCGAGCTCTCGATCGCGTCGCACTGGGACCCGGAGGCGCAGGTCGTGATCGGCGACGCCGGCGTGTCCGACAAGACCGTCCGCTCGACGTGGATGAACGTCTGGGGGCCGAACGGCTACATGCGCGTCGGGGAGCGCCTGCTCGCCGACAGGAAGGTCTCGGTCGACACCATGTCGAAGTACGCGGGCGAGTTCTCCGCGTACTCGCCGAAGAAGTACACGCTCTCCGTGAACGTCGGCAAGCTCTCCGCGAACTCCTCGGACATCGTCGTCCCGGTCGACCCGTCGGTCAACCCGGACATGACGAGCGGCCTCGTGAACGCGGTGCTCATGCGCGCCTACGCGTCCCACGGGCGGCTCATCCGCAACGCGCTCAACGGCGTCGTCTCCGACTTCGTGCACGAGGTGGACGCCATCGCCGAGACCGCCATGCAGGAGGCCCGCGACGCGAACGACACGGAGCTCGTCAGGAGCCTCGCCGCGTTCCGCCGCGAGTGCACCGCGGAGGTGGACCGCGAGGCCACGACCTCCGACGGGCGCACCGTCGTCCGTCGCGGCGTCGGCCTCACGCCGACCGGGTTCGTCACGCTCGCCGGCGCGTTCTGCGCGTACCAGGACAGGAAGTACGCGGAGTCCCCGTACCTCCGCGCCGTCGCGAAGATCGCGCCCGCCGTCCGCCGCGCCGCGTCGTTCATGGACTTCACCAACCTCGTCGACCTCACGCTCGGCGGGAACGGCTTCCTCGACGCCGCCGTGGAGAACGCGGCGGGAGGCGTCGCGGACGCGGGCTCGCAGCGCGGCATCCGCCAGCTCATGTCGTACGCGGCGGGGAACCCCAACGCCCTGCGCGACGCCGTGAGGGAGTCGCTCCCCGGCGGGCTCGGCTACACCGCCTTCCTCAACGGCTGCATCACGCGCCTCTCGTCGATGGCGAAGTCCGGCGCGCCGGTCATCACCGAGGAGGAGAAGGAGGCGCTGCGCTCGTCCGCGAGGCAGGCCGAGTCCGGCGAGCCGGACGCCGCCCTCCTCGGGCACTACACCTTCGTCGGCCAGCTCTACGGCGTCGTCCGCAAGGTGCTCGACAGCGGCCGCGACGTGCCCGCCGCGACGGCGGAGTTCTTCCGCCAGGTCGCCGAGGACGCGCTCGCGTCCGACTCGGGCTCCACGGAGCAGCAGAGGATCGCCCTCCGCGCGTCCGTCCGGGAGATGAAGAAGGCCGCGACCGTCGACGAGTCCCTCAACGAGTACGCCCGCGTGAAGGCGCAGTACGAGGACGCGGCCCGCCAGGTCGAGACCCTGCGCGGACAGGTCGTGGGCCTCCGCCGACAGCTTCTCGAGGCACGGCGCGGGCGCGCCGAGGCCCCGGCGCCCGGGGCGATCGCCGACGCGCAGACCGCGCTCGACTCCGCCGCGAACGACCTCACCGAGAAGAAGCGCGCGCTCGACGAGGCGACGAAGCCCGTCCAGTCGGTGCTGAAGGGCGGACGCTCCGCGGCCGCCGACGGCGCGAGGAACGCCTCCGACAACGGCACGGCCGACGACGGCGAGAGCTTCTCCACCATGTACGGCGAGGAGGAGCCGGCGCCGCTCCCGTCCGCGTTCGGCACGAGGGCCCGCTCCGAGGAGCGCGCGTTCTCCGAGCGCTACGGCGCGGAGACGATAGAGGGCCGGCGCATGACGAGGAGCCAGGCGCGCCTCGCCGTGAACGTGTGCGTCCGCTCCGCGCTCTCGCTCGGCGAGGGCGTCTCCGAGGAGACCGTCGCGGAGACGGCGCGCCGGATGTTCCCGGCGCTCGCGGACGAGGAGCTCGACGACATCCGCGTCGCGTACCGCGTCGCCGACGCCGCGCGCATCCGGGCGAACGCCGGCTGGGACGGCTTCGTCGTCTCCGGCGCGAAGTGGCGCTTCTCCCAGGAGGAGAAGGAGAGCGAGGACGTCTCGTCCGACAACTTCAACGACCAGGCGCTCGCCGAGTACAACTCCGAGGCGATGGAGGACTTCCTCGCCCTCGCGCAGCGCGTCTCGCCCGAGACGGGCCGCAACCTCCAGGGCTTCCTGCGCCTCGCCCGCGAGGCGTCGCGCATGGGCGTCGACCGGGCGGCCGAGCTCGCCGAGGACTACCCCGACGAGGCGAGGGACGCGATCGGCTTCCTGTTCCGCCTCCTCAACCCGAAGATGAACCCGGCGGGCCGCACGCAGGCGGAGCACGACGCGCTCCACCGCGAGACGCTCCTCGAGTTCGACAGCGCGGACTCCCCGGCGGACAGGCACGTGAAGGCGCTCCTCGCGGACGCGGGCGGCTACCCGCTCTCGAGGCGCGGCGCGTTCCTCGTCGCGTACCTCTCGGCGCTCCCCCGCGAGGCGCGCATCCGCTTCGGCAAGCTCATGGCGCACTCCGTCGCCGCGTCCCCGATCCGGCTCAACCGCGAGACGGGCCGCATGGCCCCGGCGTTCCGCGCCGCGCACGGCAAGGTCGGCGAGAACATCGTGACGAACGGGTTCGCCGCGATAGTCGGCAAGTCCCGCCAGGAGCTCCGCGACGCGGCGGACAGGCTGCGCACGCTCGTCGGCGAGCTGCGCGACACCGGCGAGTTCGCCGCCCTCGGGCAGGGCTCGTCCGCCCGCTCCGTCCTCGAGCGCAACGCGTCGCTCGTCGCCGAGATACTCGCCTCCGAGTTCGGCACGGAGTCCCCGCTCTACAGCGCCCTCGCGTCCGGCCTCGCGCACAACGCGTGGGCCGATCTCACCGAGAAGCGCATACGCGACCTCGCCGCCTCCGTCTCGTTCCGCGAGAACAAGAAGGGCGCGGCGGAGGACATCGACCTCGTCGAGACCGTGTGCTCCACGCTCGACGCGCTCGCCGAGTCGGGCTCCGGCCCGGTGCGCCGCTCCGAGGTGGCGACCGCGTTCACCGCCGCGTTCGCGACGGGCAACCCGCGCCGCTCGTCCCTGCGCGAGGCGAAGCGCTCGCCGTCCATCTCCGACCCGCTGATGACGTTCCTCACGACGTTCTCCGACGCCCTGCCGACCACGATCATGACGGCGGAGATCGACCCGGAGCGCGACTCCGAGGGCTCGTCCGTCGTCATATCGCCCCGCGACCTCGTGCCGATCGTGGCGAAGTGGCTGTACAAGGACGGCAAGCTCGGCGGCGTCTCGTTCGCCGAGGTGTGCGAGAGGGCGTTCGGCGTCACCGACCCCGCCGAGATCAACCGGTGCAGGCAGGACGCCTGCTGGCCGGACGCGAGGCACACGCCCATCTGCGCGAAGAACGTGTCCGCGAGCTACGACAGCGTGGAGCTGCGCGAGGCGTGCCGCAAGGCGTACGCCGACACGTCGCAGCCCGTGTACTGGGTGCAGGTGTTCTCGGGCGACCACGGCTCGTCCACGCTCCTCCAGGTGCCGCGCGCCGTGCGCATCCTCCCAGACGGCTCGTTCCTCCCCTCCGCGCAGGACCAGACGCCGGAGGACAACCCGACGTACAGGGAGCGCAAGGGGAGGACGGGGAGCCACGTGCTGCCGTCGACCGGCAACAGGCACAAGGCGAAGGACCAGGCCAAGTTCAACCAGCTCGGCGGCATCACCCGCTTCATCGGCTTCGGCTCCGGCTCGACCGCCGCGTACGCGGAGCACTTCGCCGACATCGCGAACACCGGGCGCTACACGTCGCAAGACGTGGTGGGCGTCTCGATCAACGGGCGTCGCAAGGACCGCGTGGGCATCGACGATCCGTCGCTCCGCGCCGAGCTCGACGCCGCGACGAAGGCCGGCGCCGTCATCGTCGCCGACGCGAAGGCTTACCGCTCCTCGTCCTCGTACAACGTCGGCGAGAAGGAGCTCGAGCAGTACCTCGGGTCGAACGGCTACGCGGAGATCGAGGGCTCCGGGATATGGGTCCCGGAAGGCCGCGACACCGCGACGTACGACCAGCTCGCGAAGGGCGTGAGCAAGGCGATCGGCCTCGACCGCATGTTCACCGACGCGAAGCGCTCGGCCATCTCGTCGCTCGAGGCGCAGGGCACGGGCATGATCGGCGTCGAGACGCAGGCCGTGGAGCCGCCGGCTCCCGAGGGCGAGCCGGTGAAGGCCGTGCTCAAGGGCAGCACGCTCTATGACGAGAAGGGCCTGTACGTCCTCGCGCTCCCGGCGACCGTGAAGAAGCTCGCCGCGCTCGACCCCGGCGGGACGCTGACGCAGAAGTTCACCCCGGCCTCCAAGGGGCGCGAGAACGCGCGCGGCCTCGGAGCGTCCGCCGTCGTGGAGCACGAGGGCCGCGTCTACCAGGTGTCGTACGACGTGGGCGAGGACGGCCTCGCGAACTCCGTGACCTATACCCGCGTCGACGGAAGGCCGCCGGAGGTGAAGCGCCGCTTCGGCGAGAACCGCGTCCACATCCTGAAGATCCGCCGCTCCGAGCGCATGGCCGATGCCAAGGCGCAGAAGAAGTTCGACAAGCTCGCCGCCGAGGCGTGGAAGGGCTCGACCTTCATGCGCGGCTACGGCGCGCAGGCGCTGAAGGAGATGGCTCAGGACCCGCGCTCCGCGACGCTCAAGGCCCACGTGGTCTCCACGCAGGGCGAGGACCTCTTCTTCGGCAAGTCGCTCTCGGTCGCCACGGGCGAGGAGGGAGGCCAGTTCCTCGAGGGCTCCTCGGAGCGCCTCGTCATGGACTACCTCGAGAAGTGGCGCGGCTCCGACAAGTTGAGCACGGACTTCCTCACGGACTTCGACTCGTACAAGATCGGCGTCGCGAACTCGAAGGCGCTGCGCGTCGGCGGCAAGGCCGTGATGGAGCACGTCTTCTCCGTCCTCGAGTCCCTTGCCGCGTCCGGCGTGAAGTTCGACAGGATGACGGGCGACGAGCTCGACGAGAAGGTCGGGCCGCTGCGCGTCGAGGACCTCGCGGAGGGAACGGTCCGCGACGTGAAGCTCTCCGAGCTGATGCCGGGCGTCGTCGCGAACTCCGTCGACGGCTTCGACGGCGAGACCGCGATCGACCTCTCGTACCAGGAGAACGGCGCGATGGCCTACACCGTCGCGAACGTCTCGCACACGTCGGGCATACCGGCGGAGCCGGGGCGCGCCGCCCGCAACTACGAGGTGGACGCCGTGACGATGGCGACCGCGCTCACCCGCGGCGGGTGGATGGGCGAGGACGGGACGACCGTGCCCGAGCTCCTCGACCTCGTCGCGAACTGGGGCCTCGTCGCCGGGACGGTGTACTCCGACCCGCGCATGGCCGCGTCGCTGCGCCGCCAGTCGCAGTCGCTCCTCGAGCTCGCCCGCTACGGCGAGAGCCCGCGCGGGCAGAACGCGCTGGAGGAGCTCGCGCGCATGGTGTGGTCGAAGACGCGGCAGGCTTCCAACCTCCCGCTCTCCGGCATCGACGCCCCGCTCGTCTCGAGCGGCTCGTTCTGCGACGACGAGGGCAACGTGTTCTGCCACTCGAAGTCGCCGATGCACAGGGCGATGATGCAGGGCTCGACGCTCTTCACGGAGGACGAGGCGAGGTTCTTCGGCGTGCCGAGGCGCGTCGCCCTCTGCAACGTGAACGTCCGCTCCAACGGCTTCCGCTACGGATGGTTCCTGGACGAGGAGGCGTTCGAGTCCTCGGAGGCGTTCGCCGCCGACATCGCCGCCGCGGAGCTCGACGCAGCCGGTTCGCCCGGCGCGGACACCCGCGGGCACGTCCGGGCGCTCGCCCTCGGGCGCGCGTTCACGCGCCTCCGCGACCTCCAGCGCAGGGCGGAGCCCGGGCGCGAGGGGGCGGATGAGGCCAAGGCGGAGGCGAAGAAGCTGCGCGAGGCGATCGCCGGGGTCTTCCTCGACCACCACGGCCAGAAGATCTCCGAGCACGGCGACAGGTACGTCGAGCGCTTCGGCATCGAGGACCTCTTCATGCGCGACGCGGACAGGGGGCGCGGCGACGTGTTCGACCTCTCCGCCGTCCAGTTCGGCGACGACGCCGTGACGCTCGACGCGGACGGCAAGTCGCACCTGTTCCTCGGCGGCACGATGTTCGGCCTCCCGCGCACCCCGTCGTACAACGGCTCGATGTGGCTACAGGTCGTCCGCGCCGGGCTCCCGGTGACGGAGATCGAGTACGAGGGCACTGACTCCGAGGGCAAGGCCGCGAAGCGGTGGAAGGTCGGGCGCGACGCGATGGTGTCTCCCGACCCGACGACGAACGCGATCCTCGGCTGCGACCACGACGGCGACAAGACGAAGCTCTACATGCTCACCGTGGACGCCGACGGCTCCACCCGCTTCTCGAACCCGCCCGCGCCGTCCGCCGACGCGTCCACGTTCGCGTCCGACCCCTCGGCCCGCGACAGATACCTCGGCGACCTCGCCGCCGCGGGCTTCCTCCAGAAGACCGTGTGGAACGACGAGGAGCAGCGCGAGGAGGACGTCCCCGACGGCGAGAGCCCGGAGGGATGGTACTACCGCGTCGCGGAGCCGGTGCGCCGGCGCGTGTCGAACTCGTTCGTGCGCGGGCTCTTCAGCATGGCCCGCAGGCTCCCGACGGACGCCGAGGAGATCGGCGCCGACGGGCGCGCCCGCGTCGTCCCGCGCGCCTCGGAGAAGGGCGGCGCGCGCCGCAAGTTCCTCGGCGGCATCGCCTCGCGCCCGACGAACCCGTTCCCCACGTCGAACAAGGACGCCGTGATGGAGCACGCGCTCCCGCCCGTCCTCGACGCCGACCACACGATCGGCGACCCGGAGACCGCCTCCGTCGCGTCCGCCGCCGCGCTCGACGCGTCGAAGGCGCGCGGCGTCATCGTGTCGCTCGCGCGCTCGCTGCACCTCGCGTGGACGAGCGGCTTCTTCACGTCCGGCGACATGTCGCTCTTCAACGGCGACGAGAGCCCCGCCGACTGGTTCCGCTTCATGTACCACGTCGACGGCCTCTCCAACGCCACGTTCGACGACCTCAAGGAGCAGATGTGCGGACGCCTCGGCTGGACGAGCGGGATGATGGACACCGTCATCACCGAGCTCCTCATCAACAGGCCGGGAGGCGGACGCCTCCCCGTCACCGACGAGGACTTCGCGAAGGTGCTCGCCTCGTACTCGAGCGAGGTCAAGTCGAAGGGCCGCTTCTGGCAGATGCTCCGGGCGAGCCGCGTCGGCGACATGGACGCGAGGCGCTACGTCTGCTCCGCCGTCCTCGGCGGGGGCGACAGGCTCTACCGGAGCAACGTCGTCGACGCGTTCGGCATCGAGGGCTCCGGCACGGCGAAGGACCCGTGGCGCGCCTCCGGCGACCCGTCCACCTACGGCGCCGCGCTCGTCGCCGCCGTCGAGTCGGTCGCGGACGGGCTCGCCGAGGGAGGCGGGCGCAAGGCCGTCTCCGCGATCGTCGAGGGCGTCGCCCGCGGGCGCGGCTCCAACCCGATGGCGGGCTACGTCGCGTGGCTCGTCCGCGAGGAGCTCGGCCTCGAGAAGGGCGAGAGCGGCGCGACCGCCATGCCCGACGGCTCGTCGCAGGACATCGTGGCGGCGCTCGCCGCGAGCCCGCGCGTCCGCGACTTCGCCGAGTGGATCCTGAAGCGCCAGGTGCTCATGTCCGCGCGCTCGTTCGGGAACTCCGTGAACTACCTCGTGGCCGACCCCGGCGACGACATGGCGACCGGGCGGCGCGACCGCACCGTGCAGGCGTTCAAGTCCGTGGTGCAGCGCCTCGGCGACGACGCCGCCTCCCGCGACCGCGCCGTCCTCATGCTGCCCAACGGGCGCACCTACGACCTCATGTCCGCGTTCGAGCGGATGCACGCGGCGACGCGCCTCTCCTACGAGATCGGCGACGGGCTGCGCACGGTAGCGGCGCGCGCCATCACGGCGGCGGAGCGGCGCTTCTCGCAGACGTTCCCGGAGCAGTTCCGCGACGCGGCGGAGGACGTGCCCGGCAAGCGCCGCGCGCTCGCGAAGCTCCTCCTGCGCGACGGCCTCGACTCGTGGGACCGGCTCGCGCTCCAGTCGAACGCGCAGCAGCTCCCCTACGTGTGCGGGCTCTTCCGCTCGATGGCCGACCTCTCCGTGGAGGTCGGGGACACCTTCGTCGCCGACGGGCGCGGCCTCTACTCCGCGCTGAAGGCGATCGCCTCGGGCGCGAGGGACGCCCTCCAGTGGGCGTCGCCGAACGGCGACTTCTCGCTCGACCCCGGCGTCCTCGAGATGCGCCAGGGCATCGAGGCGATGTTCACGCTCATGTACGAGCTGATGTCCACGTCCCGCGAGTACAACCGCCCGGACGGCAACAAGGCGATCGCGTACGTCCGCCTCGCCCCGGACCGCGCCTACGGCGAGGTCGAGGTGGAGGACGAGCGCACCGGCAAGCCCAAGACCACGCTCCCCTACGGCGAGGCGGGCCGCGGGCTCTCGCGCCTCGTCGCCAACTTCCAGGCGAACGACGACGAGTCGATCCTGCGCATCCGCGCCATGTTCGCGGAGGTGATCGCGGGCGCGGCGTTCGGCGGGACGCGCCACCACAACGAGGACGCGGCGGACGCGTCGTCGATCATCACGCGCACGTTCTCGCTCTCCCGCGAGTCGATCGAGCAGCTCGTCACCGAGAAGCTCGGGCGCAAGTTCGAGGGCAAGTCCGACGAGGAGCGCCTCGACGCGCTCGACCCGGAGACGCGCCGCGTCGTCGTGAAGGCGCGCGCCGCGCTGTTCCGCCTCGAGGAGGTCTTCGGCGAGGGCGTCGCCGTCACGCCGTCCATGATGTTCGGCCAGCTCATCCCGGCGTACACCGTCCTCACCTCTCGCACGCTCGGCGCGCCGACGCCGCAGTCCCCGTCCATCGTGAACCTCCTCCCGGCGCGCTACTACGAGTCGCTCTCGGACGCGGAGGCGGAGCTGAACGCGGCGGACGAGGGCTTCGTCGACCTGCTCGTCTCTACCGACTGGGCGCCGAAGAGCCTCGCGCGCAGGAAGCGCCTCGCGAAGATCGGCGCGAAGGCGAAGCGCCGCCTCGTCGCCGACACCTCGTTCTCCGAGGAGGACTACGACTCCCTCGCCGGCTACGCGGCCGACACGGCGGCGAGCCTCGCCGGGAGCGACAGCTTCTACCCCGCCGTCTCCGGCGCGCTCGCCCGCGTCCGCGACAAGTGGCGCAGGGGCGTCTCCGAGGGGCGCGAGAACCCGGACTTCCGCAACTCGTGCGACATCTTCGCCGACGACGTGTTCTCCGACATACTCGACTACATGGACGGCGGCTGGGGCGACTCCTACCGCCGGGCCGCGTCCGACTCCGCCCCCGCGAGGGCGGGCGAGGCGGCGGGCGGCTTCTCCGTCCCGCAGGCGAAGGCGCTCAAGGACGGGCAGTACGACCCGCGCGTCGCGGAGGTGGCGCTCGCCATGTCCGCCATGCTCGGCAGCTGGGCGTCCGTCGAGTACTCGGGCGGCCCGTCGTTCGTCATACGCGGGGCGCTGCGCGGGGACGCGGGCGCGAACGCGAGGGCCGTCCTCTCCGTCACGGTGGGCGAGGGTCCGCTCTGCGACACGCCGGAGCAGGTCTCCGCGCTCGCCGACTCCCGCGACTACGCGGAGTCGCTCTGCGCGTCCGCCGACCTCGGCATCACGCCCGACGACTTCCTGCGGATGCCCCGCCGCGTGCGCGAGGGGCTCGTCCGCCGCTACGGCGTCGGCGGCGCGACCATGAACCGCGTCGTCTCGTCCGTGGACGCGCGCGGCATAGCGACGCTCTGCGGCGCGATACGCCTCCCCGCCGACGCGGGCACGAAGGTGTACCACGAGTACTTCCACGCCATGATGCGCATGTTCGACGCGTGCGGCGTCCTGTCCGCCGAGGACAGGTCGCAGCTCGCGAAGCGGTTCAACGCCGACGGCTCGGACGCCTGGACGGGCGAGACCGAGGAGCGCATGGCCGAGGCGTTCCGCAAGTGGGTCGAGGGCAACACCGAGGAGACCGCCGAGGTGCGCGGCGTGTTCCGCCGCATCTTCGACTTCCTGCGCGGGCTCTTCGAGGCGCTCGTCCACGGGTTCAGCTACGAGGAGATGCCCGAGGACACCATCTTCAAGATGGCCGTCCACGGCATCGCCCAGACCTCCGACGCGAGAAGGAAGGAGCTGCTCGGCGAGGACCTCGCGAACCTCGACCAGGCTTCCGTCGCGGAGGCGGTGAGGGCGCGCCTCGCCGAGACCCGCGCCGCCATGTACGCCGGGAAGTCCGAGGCCGAACTCCTCGCCGAGGCGACCGCGCCCCGCGAGGCGACCGGCTCCGTCGAGGAGATCGAGGACACCCCGGGAGCCGTGTTCTCCCAGGAGGACGTGGACGCGAGCCGGGAGGTCGAGTCGGTCCTCGCCGAGATGCTCGACGACCCGGCGACCGGCGCGGACGCGCTCAAGGACGTCCTCTCCGCCTACGCCCCGCTCCGCGCCGAGATGGCCGAGGCGGCGGGCCTCGAGGTGAAGGGCGCCCTGTCCGGCGAGTCCTACGCGACGCGCAGGACGGAGACGGTCGTCCCCGGCTCGAACGAGGCGCGCGACGCCGAGGTCGCCGCCGCGGCCCGCGCCGCCACCTACCCGATGGTGGAGGCGAGCGACTTCTACCGCACGGCGCGCATGATCAACCAGGCGCTCGAGGAGGGGCTCCGCTCCGGCGGCAGCTGGCAGCGCCCGCTCGAGTACATCCGCGCCAAGTACGCGGCCCCGGTGTGGGACTCCGCCGCGACGGAGGCGCTCGACCGCGCCGCCGTGCTGCACGGCCTCCGCCGCGCGCTCGTCACGATCAACCCCGAGGCGGCCGCCGCGTTCGACGATCTCGACATCGCGAAGTCCCTCGCGTTCGAGGCGGCGCTGCGGATGTACCACTCGCTCGAGTCGAGCTTCCTCGCGCAGACCCGCGTGGACGGGCGCACCGGCAACGTGCTCACGAACGCCGTGGGCGCGCGCCAGGCGCGGCACGCCTCGCAGTTCCAGGTCTCCGCGTGGATCATGTCGGCGAAGCCGTCCTCCGCGACGGAGCTCGCCCGCGAGGCCCGCGACGAGATCCGCTCCATCCTCGCGTCCACCACGGGCGGCACGGCGAGGGCCGAGGTGAAGATGCACCTCGACATGATGGAGAAGCTGCTGCTCGTCGTCGGCGACCAGACGCGCCTCATGGAGTACCGGCGCACGCAGGGGATGCGCATCGTGAACGACGTCATCTCCACGCTGCGTGCCGGCGTCAAGGACGTGGCGTTCGACGACAACGGGTTCATGGCCGACCTCCGCCCGATCGACGTGGACGACCCCGAGGCGGAGCTCACGCCGGAGAACATCCACACGGAGAACCCGAAGTCGGCGGAGCACCTGCGCACCTTCCTCGGCTCGTGGCGCGAGAGGGGCGTGCAGCGCTCCCTCAAGCTCGCGCTCACGACCGCGTGGCAGGTCGCCGCGATGGCCAAGTTCTACCAGGAGCTCGACGTCGTCCCGGCGACGGCGGAGGACATCGCGTTCCAGCGCGAGATCATGCGCCGCCACCGCCTCCCGCCGCACGTCACGGCGGCGGAGTGGGCGGCGAACCAGGCGATCGGCGACTCCAACCTCGTCGACCAGAACCAGGGCCTCGTCGACTACTTCAACCAGTCGTTCTTCATCGCGAACAACTGCGACGCGTGGCTGTCGTCGCTCGTCAGGAAGTCGTTCGGCGCGCAGGACAACATCGGCGCGATGATGGCCGCCGAGAACCGCGAGTACGCGGCGGTGAAGGGCGAGATCGCCCGCCTCGAGAACTACTACTCGTTCCTCTTCGGGGACAACGTGGAGGACGGCGGCGAGATTCTCAAGCTCCTCAAGCAGAAGGGCGAGTACGCCTTCGAGGACGGCTCCGTCGTCCGGCGCGAGGGCGCGGAGTACGTCAAGTTCGACAACTACCGCCGCGTCACGTGCCGCGTGCGCATGACCGAGGACGACCTCCGCACGATCGACCTCTACAAGAAGATGTGCGCCGGCCACGCGAACGGGCAGAAGGAGATCGTCACCGGCGTCGACCGCCTCTACTTCAGCGTGGACATGGCCGACAGGGGCGCGGACTTCTACAGCCGCGAGAGCGTCATGCGCCGCTGGAACGAGGGGAACCCGGCGGAGCAGATGGACGCGCTCGAAATCGCGCTCGTCCGCCTCACGAAGCAGCTCCCGGAGAGCATAATCGGCAGGGACGGCCTCAACCTGTACGACCGTCTGGTGAACGGGGCGGTCGCCGCGATGCGCAGGGCGAGGGCCGGGATGGCCCGCCGCACCGAGAGCCCGGACGACTCCGCGCTCTTCAACAGCCTCGTGATCGGCGACCTCCGCCGCTCCGGCCTCGTCGTCGGGCACAACCCCGGCGGGAAGCGCTGGGCCGACGGGCGCAGGATATGGAAGACGGCGGCGGTGTCCGTCCGGTGCGACGACATCGACAGGATGTTCAAGTCCTCCGCCGCGTACGCGAAGCTCACCTCGAAGGAGGGCGGGCGCACGCCGCAGATGCTCGACCGCGACCGCGTCGCCTCCGAGTTCATGGCCGTGTACCGCAAGGCCGTCATGTTCGCGAAGCAGCACCCGTGGCTCACGCACGGCGACGGGCGCTACTTCAACGCGTTCGGGACGGCGCTCCCGTTCTGGCGCGGCACGGGCGTCTTCATGTACAACGCCGTCCGGGCGAACCGCAACGCTGCCGAGGAGATGCTCGGCGAGCTCCCGGCCGCCGAGGCCGCGTTCGTGAAGGCGGCGAACTCCGCGGACGCGACGAAGCCCGTGGCGTCCCTGGACCCCTCGGAGGCCGTGCCGCTCCTCGACATGCTCGCCGACGCGTACGGCGTCCCGGAGCGCGGCATGGCGCTCAAGGACCTCGTCGCGGCGGGCGAGTTCGCCGTGGAGGGCGAGGGCCGCTCCGCGAGGACGGGGCTCGTCCTCGCCGCCGACGCGACGAAGGCGGACGTCGCCCGCGCCGTGTACGACAGGCTCGTGGACATCGTGTGGGACCAGCGCATCGACGGCAGGGCCTCCGGCTGGGGCGCCGTGGGCAACGGCCTCATGGACGCGGTGAAGGGCCGCGCCCGCAGGGGCTTCGACGTCCGCAGCGCGGAGCGCGTCCTCGCGGCCCTCGAGAGCGGGCGCGAGCAGGCGGGCGAGCTCTTCGGCGGGCGTGTCGGCATCACCGACGAGCAGGCGTTCCGCCGCTACGGCGTCCTGCCGGCGAACTACCAGATCGGGCACAAGGTCCACGCGGCGATCGACGGCCTCACGAACGCGATGATGGCCCGTTCGACGCTCGTCAACATGCTGCTCACCCCGGCGCACGACGGCGCGCCGACGTACTACGCCGACCCGGCGCAGCACGCGGCGGAGCTCTCGGGCGTGCCGGACGAGCTGTGGCACCAGATCGCCCGGTGGTGGAGCGAGTACAACGGCCTCTCCGACCACGGCTACGACCCGGCGAAGTCGGGCGTGCAGAACGCGCACGACATCTTCACGGCGCTCCACGAGGCGGGCAAGGACGGCAAGGGCAACACGCGCATCGGCGGCAAGAGGTACGTCCTCGTCTCCGGCGACGACGGCGACGTGATGTCCGTGAACGGGTGGCTCGTCCGCGAGGACGACCAGCTCGGCGAGGAGTCGTCCGCGCTCAACGCCCTCGGCGGCGGCGAGGCGCTCGGCTACCTCAAGCAGTTCACGCAGGCCGGGCGCATACTCGGCTTCGGCGGCCCGGCGGTGCGCGCCACGCTCCACCGCTGCCTCTCCTGGTCGAAGTCGATGAGCGTCAGCTTCTCGTTCTTCTTCCCGCTCGCGACGAAGTGGGAGTCGCCCATCGGCGCCGTGGGCGCGATGGCGACCATGTGCTCGAACCTCGAGTTCATGGACAAGTGGGCGAAATCCAACCCCGAGCTGTTCGCGGGCGTGCAGAAGCTGTTCGGCGGCAAGGGCTGGATCACGAAGGACTTCCTCGGGTTCCAGGACATCATGCGCATGATGGACTCGAACGACCCGTTCCTCGCCGAGCTGTACGCCTGGGGCTCCGCGCTCGGCGTCACGTTCAGCAGCCGGCTCGTCAACCCGATGGAGCCCACGAAGTCCGCGATGGCCTCGGACATCAACCGGCTCAAGGAGGCGCTGCGCAGGAGCTTCGGCGCGCAGACCGCCGCGAAGTTCGGGCGCATCATGGAGACGATGGCGCTGCGGCAGGGCGACAAGGCGTTCAGCTACGCGCTCAACGCGACGAAGCTCGCTGTCATCGCCCAGCTCGCCATGAAGCTCCGCCACCAGGCGCAGGCGCGCGGCAAGGCGTTCGACCCGGTGCGCGACCTCAAGCGCTACGGCGGCTACATCAACGCCGAGATCGGCGGCATCGACCCGCTGCGGTACGCGTGGGCGCACCCGATGAACCGGGCGCTCATGAACACGCTCATGTTCTCCTGGCAGTGGACCCGCGGCGCGTGGGAGGCCGGCGGGGGCGGCGTCATCGAGGACATGCTCTTCGGCGGCCACAGCGTGACGCGCCAGGAGCGCGAGTACCTCCTCGGCCGCTGGTGCCGGATGTTCGGCGCGGTGATGATCGGCGTCCCGGCGCTCATGCAGTGCCTCGCGATGGGGCTCGCCAAGTGCCTCGGCGGCGGGGACGATGACGACGACCGCTGGTTCACGTGGCAGAACGAGGACAAGACGAGGTGGACGGCGTTCGACCTCACCCCGCTCCTCAAGGCGATCGAGCGCTTCGACGACACGAGGCTGGGCGGGGCCCTCAAGGCGTTCAAGAAGAACGGCGGGCCCGCCGCGGCGATGGTCGGCGGCGCGGCCGGCGCGTTCCTCGGGGGCCGGGGCGGCAACTGGCTCACGGGCGCGATCGGGGGCGCGATGGGCGCGGGCGTCGGATCGCTCGTCCCGTCGCTCGTCCCGATGTACACCGGCGACGACGCGGCGAACCGCACGTCGAGGAACCGCCGCTACTACATGCACTTCGGCAAGCAGGGCTGGGAGTTCTTCCGCTGGTTCGACGACGCGTCGGCGCAGTTCTTCTCGAAGCTCTCGATGCCGACGCAGCGCATCCTCGAGGGCATCATGGGCCGCAACCTCGCCTACCTCGACCGCGCGCTCCCGTGGGACGACAAGGGGCAGTTCGAGCGCTGGCTCGACCCGACGACCGACGGCGCGCTCTTCAACCTCGCGCAGGCGTTCCTCCCGTTCACCGTGGGCGGCGTGACGCGCACGGGTGACGCGGGAATCCTCCCGGTCTTCGGGCCGGTGCAGATGGGCGCGTCGCAGACGAACATCCAGGACAGGCTCGAGAAGGCGCTCACGGCGTGGGCGTACAACGACCGCGCCAACTACGCCTTCGGCGTGAGGAAGGGCCGCGGCTCGATGCTCGCCCGCAACGCGGTGAACGACATCCTCGCCGACGCCCGGAGGAACGGGCTCGACCCGAGGCGGCAGCTCGACAAGGCGCTCGGCCGCGTCCTCACGAAGGCGTACGGCGAGTTCTTCGAGGCGCTGCCCGACGACCTCTCCAAGCCCTTCGACACCGAGAGGCTGAACCGCGTCGCCCGCGTCCTCGACAGGCTCGGGGCGAAGCGCCGCGCCGTCATGCGCTCCATCCGCGACCGCATGAAGGCGCAGGGCCGCGACTGGAAGAAGAACCTCACGCCCGAGGAGCGCGCGATCATGCGCGCCGTGATACGCGGCTCGCTCAAGAACCCGTACCGGACGCTCGCCGTGGAGCCCCCGAAGCCGATGGACTACTGAAGGAGGAACCGCCGCCATGAACTTTGACGATCTGCCAGACCTTCCGCCCCCGAGGACGGAACCGAAGATTCCCGAACTGAACCTCAAGCTCCCGGGTCCTCCGCCGGGCTTCGTCTCCATGCCGGACGGGACGACCGCGACCGACCTGTCGTCCCGGAACAGCCCGCCGCACGTGCTCGCCGGGAGGCCGTACGCGCCCGGGAAGGTCAGCCTCACCGGCTACAGCTTCAACACCCGCGACACGCCGAGGAGGCGCACGGCGGCCGAGGAGGCCGTGGTGCAGCGGATGTCCGACGAGTTCTGGCGGCGCAACCTCCACGAGCCGCTGGAGACCGCGGGCATCATGCTGAAGCAGGTCGGCACCGGGATCGGGCGCACGCTCTTCGACGGCGCGAAGCTCGTCAACTCCGTGCCGCTCATGGGCGCCGAGGCGTCCGGCCACGCCGGGACGAGGCGGTGGTTCCTCGGGATGCACAACGAGCTCGACAAGTGGCAGAACGTCCTCTTCCCGCGCTTCCTCGACGAGCCCGTGATCGAGAAGGACTTCTCCGTGCGCATGACGGCGAGGCCGGGCGAGGAGCACGTCGAGCACAAGGACGCGCTCAAGGCGCTCGACACGATGGCGATGACGCCTATGGACGTCGTGAAGGCGCCGGGCCGCGTCGCCAACGACATCTTCATCGGGGCGGGGACGCTGCTCCCCGGGAAGCTCTCGAAGCCGTTCGACGTCGCGCACGAGTTCTACGACCGGGCGCTGAAGCCGGACAGGCCGGACTCCGCGGGCGTCTCGGCGCTCGACGGCGTCCTCGAGGTCGGGACGTGGACGGGCCTCGGCAAGGGCGCGAAGGCCGTGCGGCAGGCCGACAAGGGCGGACGCTTCGCCGTGGGCGGCAGGCTCTTCTCCGGCGACCGCGCGCCCGACACGATCTTCGGCATACCCGTCGTCTCCGACGAGCGGGACTACACGGAGGAGGACCTCGAGTTCTTCCGCAAGCACCCGGAGGCGGGCGGCTACTACGACATGGGCGAGGACGCGTCGCCGGACGACGGCTCCGGCGAGGGCGCGCCCGTGCAGCTCGACGACCCGGCGGAGGGCGACATGTCCGGCGGCACGGACTTCGAGGACCTCGAGCTTACGATCAGGCGGACGGAGGAGCTCGAGGAGACCGAGGCCGACCTCTTCGGCGGGATCGCCAAGCGGTTCGGCGAGACGGGCGAGGTGCTCGACGCGGGCATCGCCTGGATGGAGCGCCAGGCCGCGCAGACGGCGGACATGGGCGTGCCGCTCCTGTCGCCGGCGGCGAAGATGCTCCAGCCCGCATACGTGGGCGCGAGGGCCGCCATCGCCAACATGACGAGCGGAGGCGGGAAGTACTACCGGCCGGAGGTGCGCGACGAGCGGTACTTCTCGCAGGACGCGCTCCGGGAGATCGGAAGAAACGTCGGGACGCATCGCGTCGAGATGTCGGGCCGTCCCGGCGCGTGGGAGGCTTCGCAGTCCGTGGGAGGATTCAGCGTGCAGGACGGCAAGGTGACGGACAAGTTCGACGTCAACAAGCACTACGACGTGGTGCCGGACGCGATGACCTCGCTCGTCGGTTCGATCTTCGGGCGGGACTCCGACCCGGACGCCGGCAAGGTGAAGACCGAGATACCGCTCGACAAGCTGCCGCGCCAGGACGCCAAGGGCGGCTCCGCCTGGGACTCCGTGGACGTCAAGGGGACGGGCCACGTCGTGTACCCGGCGGCGTACGACTCCGCCCTCACGGAGGAGCAGGAGGCGAAGTACCAGGCGTGGCGCGCGACGCTGCCGAAGCCCTTGCAGTACGAGGGCGACTACGACCTCCGCGGCTACTGGCTCGACCCGGAGACCGTGAAGGACAACGTGAAGGACGGCCAGCACTTCATCGACCGCTACAAGAAGCCGAACCACCCCACGTTCTCCGTGGAGTCCCGCTACGCCACGGGCGACGACGCGAGGCTCGCCGGCACGTGGAAGGGCGACGAGTACGTCCCGTCGGAGTTCGTCGCCCGCATGGCCCCGGACGCCGTGTACCGCCGCGTGGAGGACGCGCTCTCGCTCGCCGTCCCGTTCATAAAGGAGCACGAGGGCTTCCGGGAGCAGGCGTACAAGGACGCCGTGGGCAAGTGGACGGTCGGCTACGGGCAGACGGAGATAAGGGACGCGGCGACCGGCAAGATGCGCCCCGTCCGCAAGGGCGACTCCATCGCCGAGCCGGACGCCGCGAAATTCGTCGCGGGGCGCGTGCGCAGGGACGCCGCCGAGATGTACCGGCAGATGCCGTGGGCGAGGCGCGCGGGCTCCGGCGCGATGGCGCAGCTCCTCGACCTCGCGTACAACGTAGGGCTCGCGGCGCTCACGAAGCACTCGCCGGCGCTCAACCGGGACGGCTCCGCCGCCGTCGCCGGGGAGGACGTGGACGCCGTCGTGTTCCGCGAGGCGCCGACGTACAGGATGGCCGGGGGCAGGGCGCTGAAGGGCCTCGCCAACCGCCGGGCCGACGGCCTCAAGGCTTTCCGCGACATGCTCGCGGCAACGGAAAGGAGAACGCCATGAAGAAGCTCGTGATAGCGGCCATGCTGCTCCCGCTCGCCCTCTTCGCGAGGACGACCCACTACGACCTCACGATGAGCCTCAAGGTCCCGGCCATCGTGGACAACTCGCGGTCGCTCGGGAAGCGCGTGTACAAGGTGCAGAAGATAAAGGGACGGGTAGTCGTCGAGCACGACAGGAACGGTGGCGAGCCGTCCGTCGAGTTCCGCGACATGGTGAACAAGTCGCACAAGATGTCGAACGGCCAGTACGTGAAGTACGCGACCGTCGTCGAAAGCGGCGGGTGGCACGCGGTCGGGAACAACAGGACGGGCGTCTTCAAGAGGCCCTCGATCTTCCTCACGATCGAGGCGACGCCGAGCTACGCCCTGGCCGACGGCGAGGACAACACCCTCATCGTCACGATGGCGGGCGGCAACGGCTCGAGCGACAAGAGGATTTCCGGCTACGTCGCCGGGCAGCTCGGCTGCGGGTGCTACGCATACGGCCACGTGAGCCCGACGCGCATACTCGGCACCTGCACGGTCGTCGACACGGCGGCGGTGTGGGGGTCGTTCACGATGAAGAAGGTCATGGAGTGCGACTGACATGGCGAGGATAGTCATAAACCCGAAGGTGTTCGGAGACGCCCGCGACGCGAAGTGCGTGGCGTGGAACGAGGCGTTCCGCGTGGTGATGGAGGACATGTCCTTCGAGCCCGCGTCGGAGCCCACGGAGGAGCAGCGGAAATTCTTCAGCGACACCGCGTACCGGAACGACGAGGTGCAGCTCCGGCGCACGATACTCGCCCGCGTCTGCACGTTCGACGACTCGGTGGAGAACCCGACCGACGAGCAGCTCCAGGAGGCCGTGGAGTTCCTCGACTCCGTGATGGAGGCGGGGGTCCCGCAGACGGAGGAGGAGCAGGCGACCGTGCAGCGCGCCCGCGACATGATCGCCGCGATCGTCAGCGGCGGAGGAGGAGGTACGGCGCAAGCTCCAGGAGGAGCCGCAGAACCTCCACCAGAAGAAGAGCCGCCAGAAGGGCCGTCGGAGCCCACGACGACTTCTGGGGGAGAACCACCGGAGGACCGAACGACTCCGTCCGCTGGACCGGGGGAACCTGGGGAAGCTCCGGCGCAGCCGGCATAGACGGCGCCGGGATGTCTATCCCGAGCGCCTTCGCGGCGTCCCCGCCCTCGAGCTTCCACGACAGGTTGCCGTCGGCGTCCGGGGTTCCCGCGCCGAACATGGCCTGAAGGGCGGCAGGGTCAAGTCCGCTGGCCATCGCCCGCCTCCTCGTAGCGCAGGTACTTCGTCCCGCCGGGGGCGCGCGGGTCGAGCAGGCGCTCGATCAGCCCGTCCGACGGAAGGAAGCCTTCCGGGAACGGCTTGATCCTCTTCTCGCCGAGGTGCCAGTAGTGCCACTCGACCTCCGTGCCGTCCGGGACGTCCACGCCCTTCAGGCACAGCTCGAGCGTCATGTCGATGACGAGGAGGCCGCGGGTCTCCTTGAGAAACCTCTCGACGAACGCGTCCATCTCCGGCGCGGCGTCGTCGTGGAGCGGGAACACCGTTATGTGGTACTTCCTGTCCTCGGGTATGCCGTAGTCTATCACCATCCGTATCATGGCTCCACCACTCCTATTATGTCCGCGACGCGGACGAGCCGGTACACGACGCCGTCCAGCCTCACCTTGCGTCCCGCGTTCGGATCGGCGAGGAGGACCCTGTCCCCCGCCCCGAAGTCGCACTCCTCCGTCTCGCCGACCGCGGCCACGTAGTAGTCGAGGTATGCGCTGCCGAACTCGCGCCGGACGATCACGCCGCCGTCCACGGTCTCGGGCTGGTCGTCCACCAGGAGGACGAACCGCTTTATCGGGCGTACCGTCATTTCGCCTTCCCGAAGCCGTTCTTGGCGCGGAGGGCGAAGTTCACCCTCTTGAGCCGCTTCTGCTCCGCGGCGGTGCGCGTGTCCTTCGCGCGCAGCCTTGCCTGCTCGGCGCGGAGGGACGCCTTCGTCCTCCCGTCGAACATCCCCTTCGCCGACTCCGGCGTGTGCATCTTCGTCTTCCAGGCCATCAGATTACTCCGTATTCCTTGTAGAGGATCGTCATGAACTTCTCGAAGACGTACTCCTCGAGATAGGCGGCGGCCTCCTCGTGCTCGCCGTTTTCGACTCCGAGGTGCTTGAGCGCCGTCGCTACCAGGTGGTGCGTCTCGTGGACGAGCACCGCGAGGTCGTGCGGGGCGCTCTTGCCCCTCGGGTAGAACTGCGGTATGCGGACGAACCGGAACTGCACGTTGTTGCTCGCGGTAATGACGATGTGGTCCGCGTAGCACTGTTCGTCCGGCTCGCCCAGCTCGACCTCGCCCTCGGCGGGCAGCACCTTCGGCCATGCCTTGCGCATCTTCTCGGTGAGCCACTTCTCCGTGCATTTCTCGAGCGGGCCGAGAATGAGGCCGACGTGCAGGCCGTACACGTCCGTGTCGAAGTGCCAGAACTTGAGGGGGTTCGCCATCAGTTGCCTTTCGTCGAGATGATCATCCCGTTCGAGGAGACGACATAGTCGAGCAGCGCGCTGAACGCGTTGGTCGTATAGTACTGTTCCACCTCCTGCACATAGTTCGTGATCGACACGAGCGGCTCGACCCATGCGCGGGGGCAGTCGCACCTGACGGGTGGCTGCGGCAGCTTCTGCCACAGCGTCGACTGCCGACCCGGCACGATCCGCTCCTCGTACCCCAGCTCGGCCATGCGGTGCATGTGCCAGCAGTTTATGAAGATGCCCCCGAGCACCGCCAGCACGACGGCCAGCAGTATCGCCGCGAGGCACCTGAACCAGAACTTCGCTTCGTCGTCCATGTCAGTCCTCCCAGTACTTGACGAGCTCCGGCGGCATGCGCCCGAGGATCCACCCGGTGTTCGGCTCGACCTGCACGACACGGTCGTCGAACAGGTTCAGCATGAGGTGGTCCTTCTCGTGCGTGATCTCCGGGACGAAGCCGAGGACCCGCCAGCACCAGTCCTGCACGAACTCGCGCGCCGTCCACACCTTCGGGTTGAGGGCCCACGGCATGTCGTCCGGGGACTCGATGCACCAGTGGTTCTCGAGGTACGGGTTCACCGTCGTCTCCGGGTTCGTGCGCGGGGAGACGCGTGCGGTGAGAATCTTCACCCGCAGCCCGTCCTCGTGCATCCGCTTCATGAGCCGCACGGTCTTCGCGACCGGCGCGCCGATGTGGTCTATCCCGTGCCAGCCGTCGTACACGGCAAGCGTTCCGTCGAGGTCGAAGCCGTACCAGCCTTGACCCGATTCTCCATGCGTATCGTTCATAATGCCTCGTTAGTGACGTCCCTGAACCTGGAGCAGGGAAGCAGGCCCTCGTTCGGGCAGTCGTAGTAGCCGGAAAGGCTACGCCAAAGTCTCTTCCAGAAGCCGACACCGGTGTGGCGGTCCCACGACACGCGCGCCCAGCACGTCAGCTCCTGCGGTATGAATCCCCTCGCTTCGGGGCATATCTCACTTGCCATTGTTTCTCCTGTCCGCCAGTCTCTTGGCCCTTATGAGGACCGTGCCGTACCTGCACGCCGGGGCGAAGCCGTTGCACGGGGAGGCGCGGAGCGGGCACCACGTCCGCTTTCCGTCCCACTTCGGGCACTCACGGCACTTCGCGGAGTCCTTCCTCGCGCCCGGCACCGGGTCGAGTCCGTGCTCCATCCCGCGTATCGGGCGACCCCTCGGCCTCTTCGGCACGAGCTCGTCCGGCAGCGTCGGTTCTTCCCCATCCTTGCATGGCATGGTACGTCGTCCTCCGTCTCGATTCATGTTCCATGCACGTGGTCCCTCCGCAGCTCGCGTATGTCCGCTCCGGGGAACTCTTCGCTGAACTGGCGCACGGCGTCGTGCGCGTCCTTCGCGGCGTATGAAACCGTTCCGAAGCGCGGGACGAGGCAGTCGCGTCCGCACTCTTCGTACTCTATCGTGTAGGTGTTCATCAGAACGTGCCCTTTATCCCTATCGTTATCTCGACTCCGTGCCCGCGCCGCCCCGGCCCGAGCTTCACGAACGGGCAGGGATCGGGCAGGCGGAACATGGAGGGCTGGCGGCCGAACGCCGCCTGCTCCTCCGGCGTGAGCGGCCTCGTCATCGCGTCCCATACGGGCGTGATGTCCTTGCCGCTCCTCGCGTTCCTCAACATGACCTCGTCGGGGCTCACTTCCCCACCTCGTCGTACTGCGACGCGAGCATGTCAGCCGTGTGCGTCGCGATGACCTCGAGCGGGAACTCGGAGACGGCGGCGTCGAGATGACGGACGTCGTACTCCTCGCCCACGCGCCACGCGCCCATGTGGTACACGATGCACACCCGCTCGACGTACGAGACCGGATGCCCGAGGAAGTCGGGGGCGAGCATCGCCGAGAGCGTGCCGTGCCCCGGGAACATCGGGCGCAGCTTCATGATCTCCCTGCCGTCGGCCTTGAAGTCGTACGCCTGCATCTTGCACAGGTCGTGGCACATGCCGATGACGTAGGGCGACCCCGAGTCCGACCAGGCGATCTTGAGGTCGCCCGTCAGCTGGAGGAGCCGGTCGGTCACGTTCATCGAGTGGATGGCGAGCCCGCCCCTCACGGCGAGGTGGTGGCCCGCCGACGCCGGGGCGTTCAGGTAGCACATCATGTACCCGCTGTAGTTCTCGAGGAGGGGCGTGGACACCCCGGCGAACACGAGATACCTGGCGAGCTTATCGAACTGCTCGTCGGTGAACCACGCGAGCCCGTACAGGGCGCGCAGCCGTTCCTTGATCGCTTCGATGTCGACCATCACTTCTCCTCCGGCTTGAAGTGCTCCCAGGCGTGGTTCGCGGTCTTTATGATCCGCTCCTGCGCGCCGCCGTTGTCGAGGTAGAGGTGGAAGAGGTAGAACATCGCCTTCTCCAGGTCCTCGACCGGCTTGCCCTTGAACTGGTAGCGCTGGACGTACTTGATCACGTTCCCCTGGAGGAACCCGTCGAACGCCTCCTTCCCCATCTGGTCCTTCATGTGCATGAAGGAGTCGCGCCCGTTGGGCGCGTAGTGGTTGGGACGGTTCACGACATCCTCACTCGGGGACTGCTTGAGCCCCTCCTTCGTGCGTACGTGCGTCATCCGTGCCTCCCTCCGGCGATCCGGGCACCGGCGCTGGCGGCCTGTGAGGCGGGCGAGGGCTCGAACCCCGGGAGGTCCTGCTGCCTCGGGTCGTCCTTCGGCTTCGCCTTCCTCGGGCCGAGCTTCTCCTTGTATTCCGCGTTCACCATGCACACCGTCTCGACCGAGCACCGGAGCGTGCGGTACTTGCCCGCGAACTCGTTGAGCGCGGCGCACACGGCGTCCGCGAGGATGCGCTGGCCCGCCTCGGACTCCGCCCTGCGGAAGTCGTCGAAGAGGCCCCACGCCTTCTGGAACGTCTCGTCGACGTCCTTCGCGCACTTGTCGAGAAGCGGCGCCTCCTCGCGCAGCTTCGCTATCACCTCCTGCATCTTCATTTCGCGGGCTCCTTCTTCAGCATGTCCGCGGCGTCGGTGCAGTCGACGAGGACGTCCACGAGGTCGTCCGCCGCGTCGATCCACGCGTCGAATATCCGCATCTTCACGGTCTTGCACGTGACGAGCTTCCGCATCGCGGCGAGGTAGTCCTCCTGCCGCCCGGGGCCGTTGAGGCCCATCGCGACGTGGGCGACGTAGCTCGTCCGGGGCTTCCCGTCGAACTTGCCCGTCGTCTTCATGACGCGGTACACGTACATGTTGTCCTTCTTCGTCGACAGCCCCTTGACCGTCGACATGATCAGCTTCGACATCGCGGACTTCCTCGACACGGTCGCCCTGTCCACGTCGTCGAACTTGTGCTCGAGGTAGCACGGCTCCCCGAACACCATCAGCTTGCACTTGCAGCTCTTCTTGCTCATTGTCACTCTCCTTGGTTTCCTACTCTGGTGAAGACGTCCGGGCGGGCAGAGTAGGAACCCCGCCCGGACGCCACGTTTGCAGAAGCATTACTTCTTGCACTTGCCGCCCTTGCACGCGGCCTTCTTGGCCTTGCCGCCCTTGCACGCCGCCTGCGCGGCCTTCGGGTCGACCTTGGCCTTCGCTGCCTTCTTCGTCGCCATCGCCTCTTCACCTCCTTCCCCCGCGCCTTCTGTGGAGGTGGCGACGGCGACCTCTTGATCCGTAATGAAATACTCCTCGCGTATGCACTCGATGGACCCGATCAGGTCGTCCATCCTCATCGCGGCCTGCATGGCCGGGAGCTCGCGCATCGCCTCGGAATAGTGGGCCATGGCCCAGTCCTCGTGTCCGGGCGCGGCCCCCGCCTCGATGCAGTTGAGCGCGTCGACGACTGCCCCCTCGCCGTACTCCTCGAGCATGAGCCTCGCCTCGCGCGCCACGCACCCGCCGATCCTCGGCGCAAATCTCTCCTCCGCCCGGACGAGCGCGCCGACGGCGTACCAGAGGTGCGAACGGTAGCCCGCCCTCACCTCGACGAGGTTTATGTAGGCGACGCACACGTCGACCATGTATGGGTCGGGGCGCAAGTCTTCGCCTCCGCCCACGAGGTGCGCCCTGTGGAACAGGGCGGCCGACAGGTGCTTCACCGCGCACTGCGGGCACCCCGGCGTCATCAGCTCGTCGTGGACCTCCAGCATCACTCGCTCCTCCCGCAGCCGTCGCTGTCCTCGATGTCAAAAGACCTACCCCAGCTCGCCGCCACCCACAGGACGAGGACGACGCACACGAGGACCACTACCACGAGCGCCTCGGCCGGTATGAGCGCCAGTGCCCATCCCCACGCTATGTGCCCCGTGAGCTTCGCCACGACGAGCACGACCTGCGCCAGCACGTCGATCCCGACGGCCCACGCCACGACCTTCATCATTTCGCACCTCCGTTGTACTTCTCGAGATAGCGGCCCGGCTTGAACGCGAGCCGCCAAGTCTCTATCATCGCCCCGGTCGGCAGGCGCCGGCGGTAGGGCTTCCACTCGAACACGCCGAACCCCACGAGCTTCGTGCGGCGGCGCGTGCTTATCACGGTCCACAGGCCGTCCAGAAGGAGGTCGACGCGCTCCTTCGTCTGCCTCGTGACCTGCCGGAGGACGCACCGGTCGTCGTAGCCGACGCGCCAGTACTTCGTTATCCCGGCCTGCTGGGGGTCACGGTTGCTCATTCATGCCTCCTTATGGGCGGAAGTCCTCCGCCGACTATCACGGCGACCAGGGGCTGCTTGCCCTCCGCCTTCTTTTTCTCCGGGTCCTCACCTTCGAGGTTGGCGACGGTGCCCGCCTCGGAGAGACCCGCGAGCGTGTGCTCGACCTTGGCCGCGGCGGCCCACGCCTCGGCCGCGGGCTTGACGCTCGTCTCGCCGCTGTGCAGCTTCTCGATCGCCTTGTCGCGCAGCTGCTTCGCCTGCTCGAGCTGCTCCTCGACGATCTGCGTCCGCCTCTCGGCCCGGACCTTGGCGAGCTCCATGACGCTCTGCGTCTGCCGGGCGGCGAGCTCCTGCTTGAGGAGCCGATCCCAGCCGAAGTTGTACGCCCAGATGGAGACGGTGCGCTCGGGGACGCCGACCAGCGCGGCCACGTCCTTTATGGCGAGGCCCTTCGTCACGTACGCGACCATCGCGCTCTTGCGCTTCTCCGCGTCGGCGTAGGACGGGTAGAGCTCCGCGACGGCCTTGTCGCCGTCCGGGTCTCCCGTGAGCTCCGCCGCCGTCGACTTGAGGAGCGCCTCCCTGTTCTCCGAGACGGAAGCCTCGGTCGGGGCGGGCGGCACGGACGAGTTGTCCGCGACGACGACCTCGCCGATCGGGGTGCCGTGATCCGTGAGGAGGATGGACTCGTTAGGGTTGTCCATTACGAATCCTCCTGGCGAACTCCGCGATCAAAAGAGCTTCGGCTTTGCCGTCGTGCGGCTTGCGGCAGAGCGGCGTCCGGCGGAGATCGACCTCCGGGAACAGCCGCTCGGCGACGGCGATCGAGGTGTTCTTGTCTGACGTGCAGCTGAACACCTTCTTCCACTTCTGCGGACGGGCAAGCTCGTACGGAATCTGCATCGCGTCGAGGACGCCCTGCAACCATCCGAACGACTCGCCGAACGAGAAGCAGCTCGTCACGCCCTGGCCGGGCATCGCGCCGACGTGCTCGACGACGGCGAACAGGTTGAACTGCTTCTTGAGGTCGGCCAGCTTCTCGACGTACACATGCTTGTCGAAGGCATGTGCAGACGGAATGAGGTGCGGCCCGATGATTGCCATCGCACCGTCGCGCCCAGGATCGAAGCCCAGGTATGCGTTGTCGAACTCGCTATTCATGCCTTTGCCCCGTATTGTATCATATCCCCGACCTCGGCGTCAAGTGCCGAAGTGGGCTTTTCGGAAGATTTTTTCGCCTCCGCTCCGAAGGCGCGAACTGCGTAGTCGCAGAAGTTCTCGAAGGGTGGCGGCATCACTTCTGCCTCCTCAATACGTACGGTATCGACCAGCGGTGCTTCGCCTCGTCGTACCTGATGTTGTAGCCCCCGCTCTTGTGGAGCGTCAGCAGGTTCTGGTGCAGGGTCCTGGAGTCGACCACTTCCCTCGCGAGGGAGTCGTCGACTTCCTTGATCCACTTGAATATCTTGACGGCCGGACCCTCGACGACGAAGCCCTCGGCGTCGCCCCTGTCCTTGTCGTCCTTCGCGCCGGTCGTCTCCTCGATGCACGCATCGAGGACGTCGACGAGAATCTGCGTGAGACCGTTCTCGGCGGACGCCTGCGCCATGTCGGAGTGCTGCACGGCCTTGACGCCGAAGCGCTCGTCTCGGATCTCGGCGGGTATCTTCCACCCGAGCAGGAACCGCGCGAACGCCGGGAGCTCCTCGGAGAGCCACGCCTGGTTCTCGTCCGTGGTGCCGAAGGAATACTTCGCCCCGCCGAGCCGCAGCATCGTGAACTTGTCCCGCGTCGACATGTCGAGGTCGGGCAGCACCGAGAGCGACTGCGAGTCGACGTTGGAAAGAATGACGACGCGTCCAGGCCACGGCAGTCCCTCGACCGCCGAGCCGAACTTCGCCTCGCACCGGACGCGTCCGTTCGCCGCGACGACCTTGAGCGCCTCGGTGAACTTCAGGCGGTCGCGGTGCGTCTTGCTTCCCAGCTTGTCGTCGATCACGTGGACGGGCTTCTTCACCGTCTCGGAGTTGAACCTCGACCCTTCGAGGTACATCTTGTCGGCGTAGTCCCATCCGCCCATGAGCCGCCCGAGGAGCTCGGTCGCGAAGAACGACTTGCCTATCCCGGTCGGCCCGGCAAGGATGAGAACCGTGCCCGGGGAGGGAACCTCGGACATCTTCGCCGCGTTCCAGTAGAAGTGCGAGAGCCACGAGATGAGGTGGACGAGCTGCGGATCCTTGAGGTGCTCGAACGGCTGGCCGTCGCTCGGACGGTGGAGCGGGAAGCCCTCGGCCGCCCACTGGTCGAACCTCTCCTGGCCGCGCATGAACATGGCCGTCATGTAGTGGTGGATGTGCGGGAACCCGGAGACGGCGAACGGGTTGTCCCACTCGCAGATCGACGGGTCCTTCTTGAAGCGCTCGGGGCAGCTCGTCTTCTCGATGTCCTCGGGCGTGACGAACGCGAGCCGGGGCGCGGGCTTGACGACCGTGATGAGCGACGTGTTGAGGACGGAGCCGACGCCGCTCACCCGTATCTTGCCGGCCGGGCGGTAGATGACCGGGGCGACGACGTCGACGACGTTCCGCCTCGTTATCATGTAGAGGGCCCGGTCGAGCTCCGACATGTCCTCGCCCTTCCCGGGCTTCGTGGCGAGCTTGGCCTCCATGATGAGGTCGCGCCGCAGCACCTTCTCGGTGCGCTTCTCGAAGTGGACGGGCGTGTCGTTCCTGAAGAAGCGCCAGAACTCGTCCTTCGTGTGGCAGTACCAGGTGTCCTCGAAGAACGGGGCCATCGACTTCGCCGTGTACTGCTCGCAGAACTCGGAGCCGAGGAGCCGCTTCCAGCTCACCCAGCCTCCGTCGTGCGGCGTGTACACGCGGAGCCCGTCCTTCGTGAACTGCGCGCCACTGTGGTTGTCGGCGCTCGCGTCCCAGAAGCGAACGCAGCGCGTGCCTATCTCGATGCGCTCCGGCGGAGGGAGGGGCCACTCGCGCTTGCGAATCTCCTCGACCACGACGTCGAAGGGAATGTCCACGACCTCGTCCACCATCTTCTTCGACTTGGTCTCGAAGAGGGCGGCGTCCCACGAGATGACCTCCTCGGTCGGGATGTGGCCGACCGGGTCGAACTCGTGCCACTCGCGGCCGATGTCCATGACCTGCGTCGGCTTCTCGGAATCGGGGTCGTACCCGACGCCCCAGCGCACGGCCTTGAGCTTCGTCGCGATGACGTGCAGGAGCTCGGAGGCGTGCGCGTTCCCGGCGACGGCGATCGGGCGGTCGAGCGTCCACACGAGGTGCAGGCCGCCCGACTGCGAGACGCTCCACCACCTCGGCTTGAACCGGGACGGCGACTTCTTCCTCACGGCGTCGATCACGTCCGGCGTGAACACGCCGTCGTAGTCGGCGAGGAACCCGTGTATCATCGCGCACTGGTTGCCCTGCGAGACGGTGTACGCCGGGTTCTGGCCCTCGCACAGCGAGACGAGGCAGTGCTTCGTGTCCGGCGAGAACCAGCGCTTCTTGTACTCCTCCTTCGGGAGGGCGAGTATCTCCTCGGGAACCGGGAACTCCTTCCACGGCTCCTCGCTCACGGACACGTGGTCCGTGGCGAGATTGGGCAGGCAGAAGAACTTCACGGCTCCACCTCCGCCCTGACAAGGATCCTGCCGTCCTCGTTCCAGACGCTCGATACCTGCGCGTGGATCGTCCGCTCCCCGTCGGTCAGCTCGATCCACAGCGGCGTCCGCATGACGTTCGGGCTTCCGAACGACGCCGTGGCGATAACTCCGCCCAACGTCACGGGGCTCACGATCCGCGGGTCCTTCCGCCTGCCGTCCGGCTTGACGACGAGGGGGAGGTTCATGCCTATTCTCTCACCTGGCATCGGTGGCCTCCTTTACAGTCAGCTGCAACGATCCGAACTTGGCCCAGATCGGCGGCTCGTAATATGCGAACTTGAACCCCTTGCCTGTCTGCCGCCGCCCGCTGCACACCCTCGCGATGTCCGTGCGGCACACGCCGGTGAACTCGGACGCGGCGGTGACGGACTCGAAGAACTTGTAGTTCGTCGTGGAGCCGCTGTTCGTCTTCCACTCGACGCAGACCCCGCGCCGCCTCGCCTGGAAGGCGCGATGGCGCACGGAGCCGAGCTGCTCGAGATTCCTCTTGCGCGTTATGGGGTTGCGCATGTTCCCCGACTTGGTGACGACGCGCAGGTTCTCGACCCGGTTGTCGTGAATATCGGTGTTGATGTGGTCGATCTCCATCTTGTCCGGTACGCGTTCGACGAACAGCTCGTACACGATACGATGGATGTACACCGAATGGTGCCCGACGGTGACACCATAGTAGCCCGACGGTCCACGAGGGTTGCCACAGCCGACACCGCGCCTCGGCAGGAGCAACATTCCGTCCGCCGATGCGCCTACACGCCTGCCCAATTCCTTCGAGAACCGGAACACGCGCCCTTCGACCTCGGCAGAGTCCCCTTCATAGGTGAAATGCAGAGTCATGGTTGCGCCTCACTTCAGATACCTGTCGGAGATCGTGCCCTCGACCTCGAGCGGGAGGCCCTCGGTGAACGGCGCTATCCTGTCGCCGTGGCACATGACGTGGCTCAACTCGGCGAGGCAGTCCTCGGCGTCCTCCTTCGGGCACTCGAGCACGACCTCGTCGTACACGGAGAACACGTACCGCCACTGCGGGTGCTTCTCGTGCATCTCGACGATGACGTTGCCGAGCAGCTGGCGTCCGAACCCCTGGACAATGTTCTCCGTGATGGCCCCGCCCGTTAGGAAGCGGGGCGGGTCGCCCCTGCGCATCTCCGCGCTCATGGCGATGCGGAACGACGGATGCTCCTTGCCGTTCTCGTCGACCTCGATGGTCGGCTCCTTGCGGAGGCACGGGTTGAAGTACCGCTTCACGTAGCCGTTCGGCATCCTGTACGCCACGGTGGTCTTGCCCGCCGCGACGCGCCGCTTGAACTCGTCCTCGAACCGGCGCCACATGGCGACGATCTTCGAGTTGGCCCTGCGCCAGTCGTCGACGACCTGGAGCGCCTTGAGCACCTGTCCGACCTTCTTCACGTTGCGCCCGGCGTACAGGTCGCCCTTCAGCCTCGCCACGTTGCGGAGGATGAACTGCTTGCGGCGGTCGATCTCCGGCCACTCCTCCATCGGCATCGACGGGAGCTCGAAGCCCATGCCCTTGCAGTAGTCGACGAACTTCACCGCACCGAGCCCGTACGTCGCGCCGATCGAGACGGCCTTCGCCATCTTGTAGAGGTCGGGGTTGCCGTGCTTCAGCCCGCACTGCGACTCGCACCAGCCCATCTCCACGGCGTTCGCCTGGTAGAGGTTGCCCTCGCGCTGCATGGCCTCGACCATGTGCGTGTCCCCGGCGAGCCACATGGTGATGCGCGGCTCGACCTGGCTCCAGTCCGCGATGACGAACGTCTTGCCGGGGTCGGCGATGTACATGCCGCGCACGTCCACGCCCTTGCCGCCGAACACGTGCTCGTCGCCCTCGAAGAGCGGCTTGCGCGGAAGGTTCAGAAGATTACCGGCTCCCTTGCCCGAGTCGCTCTTGCCGCTGAAGCGAAGCGTGTGACTTCCGCTATAGAGGAACACGGGGTGCGAATAGCCCTGCGGGTCGACCGTGTCAAGCATGGTCTGCAACCGCGCGAGGTGGACGGCGATCGACACGGCCTTCTGCCTCGCCTTGATGAACGGGATGTCGTCGTGCGACTCGAGCCACTCGAGGAAGCGCGGGTCGTCCTTCTTGAAGGTCGGCGGCGGCTCGATGCCCATCGCCGTCACGGCCTGGCGAAGGGCGGGCAGCGAGCCCGCCGACTTCTCCGGCGCCCACGGGATGTCGGCCATCACCTCGGCCTGGTAGCGCTTCAGCTCCTTCACGGCCTCGCGCACCCTCTCGACGTCGAGGCGCACGCCGTGTATCGTGGACTCTCTGTTCAGCTCGGAAAGCGTGCGCTCCATCTCGGGCCAGTCCTTCGCGTACCCGATCCAGATGTCGTGGCACTCGACCGCATCGCTTCCGCCGTACTCGACGAGGTCGCGGTACTCGCTCGGCGAAAGCTCGTAGTCGTGACGCCCGTCCATGCCGGTGCGGACGTCCTTGCTGATCTCCTTGTCGAGGAGGTACTTGCACGCGCCCTTCAGGTTGCGCGGAGCGAGGAGATACGCCGACAGGTCGGCGGTGCAGTCCCATTTGTTCTCGTGGAGGAACGACGGAAGGATTCCGCGCTTCACGAGCTCGAGGGTCACGGCTTCGTCGAAGCTGGCGTTTTGTGCCAGCAGCGTCCGGTTCTTCAGGTTCTCCCAATCGGGGAACCGCTCGGGCCTCCCGATGAAGAGCTGGCGCCCGTCGGGGAGCTTGCGGAAGATCGAGCCTTCCGCCGTCCGGCGAGACACGGTCTCGCCTTCCTTCCACTCCGGCTCGAAGATGCCGTCGTCGGTGATCTCCCATCCGCAGATGGCGACGAGGTACGCGTCGAACCTCGGGTCGGCGCAGTATTTCCATGTCGGCATCAGCGAAAGCGAGTAGTCCCTCGTCCCGGCCTTGTCGCAGTAGAACGATTCGTAGTCGATCGCCACTGCCTGCATGTCCCGCTCTTTCAAGTCTTGCGGGGAGACCGTATTCTCGTTCATTAGATGAACCTCCTTGTGTTTGCAAAACGCCGCGTATTGTATCATATCACCGAGGTCGGTGTCAAGTGGGCCTCGGAAACTTTTTTCATTTTTCCGACGAGCTCCCTCGCGCCCTCGACGAGGCGCTCGACGACGCGCCGCAGCGACCTCGCCTGCGCCGTCGTCAACCTCCTGTCGATGCGGTACGTCGAGAGCGTGTTCTGCAAGGCCCGCCTCGTCTCGGCGAAGTACCTCATCGCGTCCTCGACCGTCGGCCTCGAACCCTTCTTCGCGTTCTTCGCCCGCCACAGCATGTCCTCGGCGAAGGAGGCCATCGCGTACACGCCGAACACCGGGCGCGCCATCGGTCTCGCCGAGAGGAACCATTCCCTCGGATGGTGGACGAGGCCCTTCCTCGGGTACGTCCACCTGATGTCGGCGAGGCTCTCCCGGAACCTCCGCCGTATGCCGTCGCCCCGCTCGTGGACGACTACCAGCTTTCCGTCGACTTTCTCTTTTCTCATGGCGGCGCGTATTGTATCATATCGCCGTCCTCGGAGTCAAGCGCAAAAAGAAAAAATCTTTAGGCACGGATCAAAGCTGAATCAAAGTCATCGGACGAACATGTTCTGGTAGATCGTGACCCCCATCGCGACCGCCGCCCCGGAGAGGACGACTATCGCCGTCCACAGGACGACCTTGCGCAGCACGTCGCCCCACTTCTCCTTCTCGGCGACGATGCGCCGGTCGAAGTTGTTCATGCGGGCCCCGAAGTCGTGGGCGAGGTTCGTGAGCGAGACGTTCAGCAGCTTCATCGCCTCGGCCCCCTGCTTGAACCCATCCTGCGTCTCGCTGCGCAGCTTCCCCACGTCCGTCTCGACGACCGTGAGCCGCTTGTCGATCTCGCCGACCTGGCTCTTCAGCGCCTCCTGCTGCTCGCGCAGCACGCATCCTTCCTCGGAGCTCCTCATGCACATCGCCGCGGCCTCCTCAATCGAGGCCGTCCATGACCTTCGTCAGGACCGCGCCGTACATGAACTGCCTCTCGAACGCCTTGTTGGCGACGTACACCTTGCCGTCCCTGCCGTACCCGGCGCCCCACGAGTTCATCACGAGGACCCCGCCCGCGTCGTAGCCGCAGATGAGGACGGCGTGGCCGCCCTGGCACTCGTGGCCGGGGCCTCCCGCCACCACGGCCCTCTTCGGGCAGAACCACTCGTCCGTGATGTTGAACCCGGCGACGCAGCATCCGTACCGGTGCACCGCGAACTTCACCTCGTCGAGGCCGGACGCCTCGCCGTAGCCGAAGAACGAGTTGCCGAACGTGCGGACCTGGCAGTTCCTCGGGAACCAGCCCTTCGCCTTCAGCGCCTCGAGCGCGCACTCGAGGTACGTGCCCTCGCCGTCCGGGTCGCCGTCGAGCGTCTTCGCGTGCGCATAGAGCGGCGCGGGGTCGACCGAGACGGGCCGCCCGTTCACGCGCCAGAGGACGCTCTCGGCGAAGTTCGAGGCCGCGAAGGCCGCGCACCTCGGCGTCGCCCCCTGGTCCTCGGCGGGGGTGCAGTAGCCGTCGAGCAGCAGCTCCGGCGGGGCCGTGAAGCCCTTGGCGCAGAGCAGGGTCCGCTTCCTGGTGCAGGGGTTGCGCGGCGGTATCTTCAGGCCGCACGGGTTGAATCTCGATCGGAAGCTCGTCATGTCGCCCACCACCTTTCGTAGGTCGGATATTCGGGTTCCCTCTCCGGCGCGGACGAGCACCCCGCGGCTGCGAGGAGCAGGGACGCGAGGAGCAGGGCTGCGGCAAACGTGCGGATGGGGTGTCTCATGGCGCATATTATACCATATTCGGGTCGCGCGCGACAGCGCGAAATAAAAAAGCCCGCCAGATTCCGCTCGGGAACCTGGCAGGCTTTCGGTGGTGGAGTGCAGACTGCCGGCGCGCCCTACTTGGCGCGCGGCTGGCGGCGCGCGTCGCGCGCCTCGCGGCGGTCTGCCGCCGCTGCCGCCTTGGCGAGGCGGCTCTCGGACATGGCGCTCGCGCTCGCGGGCGTCTTCGTTGTCTCGTGCTTCATCTTTCGTCTCCTTCCTGTGTTTGTCGCATGGCGGGACGTCCGCCGGATCCTACCGGCGGACGTCCGCTGCCGGTTGAACCTGACGGTCAGAACTCCCCGTCGCCCTCCACGTCGTCCATGCTGGCGGCGCCAGCCCTGACCGACATGAGGAACGTGGTGAAGTCCGCCTTCTCCTCGTCCGTGAACTCCCACGGCCTCCCGTCGCGCATCGCGCGCTCGAAGGCGTGCGTCGTGTACGTGATGCCCTGCTTGTTCGTGGCCTCGCAGGAGTAGATGTGGCACACGAGGCCGTTCACCGACCAGCGGTGGCCGGCGAGCGCCTTCTTGTACCCCTCGGCGTCGATCTTCCCCTCGCGCAGCAGCTTCTTCTGCTCCTGCATGAACGCGAAGTCGGCGCGGGACTTGATGTTCCCGAGCGTCTGGTCGAGCGACTTGAAGTACTGCTTGTCGAACTCCATCCGCGCCGTCGTGTACAGGCGGTCGCCGATCGGGTAGACGCGCAGGTCGTCGCTCTCGAGGGTCTCGGGGACGGGCACCAGCATGAGGAGGTAGCAGAACCGCCCCAGGTTCGCCCGCATCTTCGGGCGGCCCGAGTCGGGCCACACCTCGCCCGTCGGCTTGAGCGCGAGGGAGAAGCCCTCCGCCGCGGCCGCCGTGAGGCACGCCTCCTCGGACATGGGCTTGCCGTCCGCGTCCGTCTGGCCGACGATCCAGCGGCGGGGCGCCACGTTGTTGCCGGGCGAGTACGGGCGGTCCTCCTTGAACCCGTCGACCTTGTCGAGGATGATGCCGTAGATGCCGCCGTCCTTGCCGGACTCGGCGATCTTCACGTTCTGGTCCTTCGAGCGGCCGACGTAGAAGGCGCCCTCCTCGGGCTTGCCGTTCTTCGTCTCCGTGGTGCGCCACTGGCTCATGCCCTGGCCGATGCGGATGAACGGGAAGTCCAGCTGGACACCCTGCACCTGCACCTCCGTCGAGACGGCGGTCGATTCCACCGTCGCGACCTGCGTGGACTTGGCGTCCACGACTTCGTCGTTGTCGTTCACGTTCGCCGCCTCGGCGGCATTTGCTTTCTTGTTCATCTTCTTTCCTTCGGTTTCTCTTTGTGTTTGGTCCCCGGGGCCACCCGGCCCCGGGAGACATGGATTGTCACAGCGGGTGCGGAAGCTCCTCGACCTCCATCTTGTCCCACTCCTTCTTCGTGACCTCGGCGCAGCCCTCCATCTGGCGGGAGAACTCCGTGACGTGGCGCCCCGTGGTGCTCGCCCACGTGACGTACTTGCCGTTCGGGTTCGTCCAGCCGGCGCACAGCCGGTGCAGGGTCTTCGTCTTGGCGTCCCACCACATGACGGGCGTCCCGTAGCTGATCAGGAACTTGTTCCCGTCGTCGTCCACGCGCACCCGCGCCTTCCCGTAGAAGGACTTGCGGGCGTCGTACTGCGGCATCAGTTCGTATTCGTTAGGCATCTTCCCTCTCCTCGATTCTCCGGCTACGCATTTCCAGAACGTCCTGTTCGCGAAGCACGGCATGTCAGAACTCCGACTCGATCTGCTTCGCCTTCGGCGGCTTCTGCGTCCAGCGGACGCTCGGCGCGCCGACGTTCATGAAGGGCTCGAGGCACTTCTTGATCTCCTCGTCGGCCTTCTTCTTCGTCCAGCCGTCGACGACCAGCTTCTCGGCGAGCATCTTCGTGTCGACGCTCGAGACCTCGAACACCTCCTCGATGTTCATGTGGAAGCGGGACATGACGGCCTCGCGGATGTCCGCGACGCGCGACGTGTCGACCGTGGAGCGGCCCTTCACCATGGAGATCGAGAAGCCCGGAACGAGCGTCGCGATCTGGTCCGCCGGGAACTGCCCGGCCCACGTGCGGTCGTCCTCCTTCGCGGCCTCGATGAAGACCTCGAGGAACTTCATGCACGCGCGGCGGAGTCCGCGCTGCGCCGGGGTCGGCGGGTTGAGGAACGTCTGCGCCGTCACCACCTCGCCCGCGTACGGGCCGTTCGGGCCGACCAGGTTGGCCAATGCCTGAACGATGGTCGTCTTGCCGGTCTTGGCGGAGACCGTCACCTGGTCCTCGTTCACGACTTCGGCCACGCACTGCGTCGCCGCTGCCTGATACCGACACCTCCCCGCCCAATGGCAGAAGGCACAGGAATCGCAGGGCACGCCGGGGATCGAGTCGTCGTTCGCCGAGCGGTCGGCGATGTCCTCGATCTCCTCGATGCGCTTGCGCCAGGCGGCGAGCTCGTCGACGCCGACCTCCATGCGCATCTGCGCCTCGTCATCGAGCCTCGGCGCGATGATCTGGCAGATGAACGCGACATGCGCCGGGCACAGCCGGTTCACGTCGCACGCATAGGCGGCGAGCTGGAGCGAGAAGTCCTTCTCCGCGCGATTCGATTTTAGGTCGATGATATAGACCAGCCCCTCGGCGGTGACGTACATGAGGTCTATGAATCCGTGAGCCCCGTCGCCGCGGTCCAGCTCGCACTCCGGGTAGAGGCCCGGGCGCAGCGGAGTCTTGCGGGGCTTGCCGCCGCGCATCCGCAGGCGGTAGTCCTTGAAGACCTCGACGTCTTCCGTGATGATCGTGCGGTACGTGGCCGCGATCTCCTCGAGCATGCCCTTCATGTCCGGGCTCGCGTCGCGGGTGGCGATCCAGCCGTCCCACTGGTCACGCGGAAGCGATACCATCTCCTCCGCGTACTCGTGCATCATGGTGCCGTCGATTGCGGCATCGTTCTCCTTGCCGTCCGGCCTGAACCGGGGGCAGTGTTCCGTCGCGGCCAGCGAGCTGGGCGACACGCGTCTCTTCTTGTATGCCATTTGGCTGTTCCTTTTCTCCTGTGATGAGGCGGAGAACCTCACGCGGGCTCTCCTTCACCTCGTAGTCGATGTCTTCGTTTATCAGCGTGACGTGCGTGACCTGCTGCTTCCCGTTCCAGTACGAGCCGACGGCGGCGATCATGCTCCTCTTCAGGAACAGGTCGCCGCCACCGCACTCGCGGCTCGTGAGCTTTACGAACTCAGGCGTCATTCTCCACCTCGAACACGACGCAGTCCGTGCCGTGCGTGCTGTACCGGATGTCCACGCGCTTCACTTCGCGCTCGTCCAGCAGGACGGGGACGTCGCAGAGCTCGCACGACGCGAACTGCGTCGTCCGGGCCCGGCGCCACTCGTCGGAGTCGTCCTCGCCGATCGCCGGCAGGAACATGTCCCAGGCCAGCCGCTTCGAGTTCACCATCGGGCAGTCGACCACGCGCACGAGGACCGCCCTGTTGGACGGCGTCGCCATGAGCGCCTGGCGGAGCGTCATCCCCTCGGGGCGTTCGCTCCCCCGCTTGATGTTCAGCGTCACCTTGCTTGTCCCCGCAGGGACCTCTATCGTCTTCTCTTCCATGTCTTCTCCTTCGTATTCGATTTCGATCTCCTCGCCGCACTCGCGCTCGGGGTCCAGTATTCTCTCGATGATCCAGTACACCCCGTCGGTGGCCGACGCGAAGACCGGGCTTTCGCCCCACGTCTCGTCCAGTATCCTGTCGCGGGGCATCGCCTCGTCGAGGACGAGCTGCGACCACGGGACGCCGTTCGCCACGAAGTCGAGGTATATCCCCCGGAACCGCTCGCCGGTCCAGAGGACGGGGACCGTGAAGCTCGGCTCGAAGAGCCCGAACTCCGTGTCCCGGAACTTGACTTTGACCTTCATCTCATCAGATCCTTGTCAGTAAGAGCGGAGAGGTTGTTCATCTTCCGCTCGATTGCCATGCCCACCTTCTCCTCGACGGAGTCGGCGGCGATGTCTATGAACTGCGTCACGGGCGTGCCGCCGACCCTCCGAATCCTCCCGAGGCCCTGCGAGAACTCGCTCGCGGAATAGCCCGGACTGATCCAGGAGACCCTCGGCCTCTCGTGGCGCTCGTCGTGCAGCGACAGGGCGACGGAGCAGGCGGCGGCCATGCCCACCATGACATGCACCTGGTTCGCCTGGAACTCGTCTATGCCCCTCTGCCGCTCGCTCTCCTTCTGCCCGCCGTAGATGTTCGCGAAGGGCACCTTCGCGTCCCGCAGGCAGTTCTCGAGCCTCGTCCTCGCGTCGGTGAAGTTCACCATGCGGAAGACCGAGTAGCCCGACCTCACCGCCTCGATGACCTCCTGCGCGACCGCCTCGGCCTTCAGGAACTCGGCTTGTTGGCGTAGCCGGAGCATCTTCACCATGTCGTCCTGCGACATGTGCTGGATGCGCTCGGGCATCTCCTCGTAGGCGCGGACGAGCGCGTCGTGGTCTCGCTTCGAGAGGTCGATGCGGACCACTTCGCGCGTCTCGTCCGGGAAGTCCGGTATCTCCTCGGGCGTTATCGACATGAAACGGTCTCCCATCTCGTGCCGTATGAGGCGCATGGTCTCCTCGGCCTTCTTCCTGTTCGTGGTGAACCGGAAGACGCGGCGCTTGCGGGCGCCCCAGCCGATGTCGACGAACCCGCAGTTCTTCGTTCTCATCCAGTCGTAGAAGCTGGACTTGACGAAGCGGTGGAACCCCATCAGGTAGCCGATGAGGCGCATCTTCTCCGGGGTCTCGAAGGGAGTCGCGGACATCAGCAGCTCCTTGTTGAGCGGGTGGAGCTTGTTGCACCACCGCGCGCACATGAGGGTTTGCTTCGAGTCAGGGCCGCTGCATCCGCGGTGGACCTCGTCCACCACCAGGAGGCACGGGCGGTTTCCGTCGAGCGACGCCCAGCCGGTGTCGTTGTTGTAGTACGGGTTCCTGCCCGCGACCAGCCTCTCGGGGTTCACGACGTCGATGACGTAGGGCCGGCAGCCCATGCCCTCGACGACGTGTTTCCACTGCGAGATCGCGACCTTGGGGCACACGACGAGCGTGGGCATCTTGAGATCCCTGATCGTCTGGCATGCGAGGTAGGTCTTGCCGCTCCCCGTGTGGCAGGCGGACAGCATCACCTTCCCTTCGCGCAGCACCTTCGTCTGGTGCTCGGCAAGCGGGACTTGCCATTCCTTCAGCGTAATCATGAGTGTTTCACTTGGTTTCCTTCCAGGCCCAACTTGGGCTAACGGGTTCCTATTATATCATAGCTCCGGGTCCGGCGTCAAGCCCTCGCCTCCGAGCTCCTTCGCGACGAAGTGGGCGTTCTCCCACTGGCCGTCCACGAGGACGCACGTGTCGTCCTCGACCTGGATGTCGCCGTCGTCGATCCAGCGCTCGTCGTCCTTCTCGCAGCGGCACACCTCGTCGAACGCCTTCGACTCCGCCTCGTCCTGCGTGGAGGCCTCGACCTCCACGTAGGTGTTCAGCATGAGGGTGAGCCGCACCTTGTACTTGTGCGCCATCTACTTCGCCTCCTCTATGCCCGCGGCCTTCAGGAGCGCCCTGTACTCCGCGAGGCCCTCTTCGCCCTCTCCGGCCCGGAGCCTCTCGAACATGCCGAGAAGCTCCTCGCCGTAGAAGCCGACGGTGTCGCGGAAGTGCGCGTACTCGCACCCGCACGCGTTCCAGTTCGGGCCCTTCACGTAGTCGCGGAGCCGCTTGGGATCCCGGACGTAGTCCGGGTTCACCTTCATGAGCCCGAAGGCCCACTTCCTGAACTGCTTCAGCAGTGCCTTGTTCATCTCACGGCTTCCCAGTGTGGGTCCCCGCGCTCCTCCGCCTCGAGCCTGCGCAGCACCTGCTCGAACCAGAGCTTCGCCTGGCCCGGCCTGTCGTACAGCGCGCGGTACTCGCCCTCGCCTCCCTTGCCGGGGTCGAGGAACCCGACGGCGAACAGAAGCGCGCCGTCGAGCGTGTCGAAGGATTCGCAGAACCCGTCCTTGTCGACGCCCACCCAGCGGGGCAGCCCCTCCCTGTCCCTCGAGACGAGGAGGCACGGCCCCTTGGCGCCGTCGTTCGACGCCGCCCACTCGGCCGGCGTCGTCGGTATAGTCAGTGTCATTCGTTCTCCTCGACCGGATCGACTTCCTTCGCGAAGGCAAGTACCTTCCGCGCCGTCTTGCGTACGAACGCCGCGAGCGCGTTCCAGTCCCTGTAGCCCTGCGGAGTCGTCCGCCCCTCCTTCAGCTCGAGAATCTCCCGCGTGTCGTAGACGTCGCCCTCGACGCAGCGGTTGTACTTGCCGTACTCGCCCTTCGCCTTGAGCTCCGCGTT